TTGCCAGTTTATAAGGATAAAAACGCTAAGTTAAATCCATGGTATTATGCTTTTGAGGTTAAAGATGACAATGGAAAACGCAAAACTATTAAGAAACGTGGATTTAAAACAAAAAGAGAAGCTGAAATTTTAGAAGTTGAAGCTAGGAATGAATGGAATAAAGGTTCTTATTATGAACCAATTAAATCAACTTTTGGAGAGTATATTTATCAGTGGATTGATAATAAGCAAAATCTTTCTGAGCAAGCGAGATACAATAATCTCAATCACATCAAACATCATATCATCCCACTCATTGGACATGTGCCTATGTCTAAACTAAATGTATTCATATTAGAGAAATTTGTATCTGATCTTCAGGACCGGAATCTGGCTGAGAGTACTATAAGAAAAATATACAATATCGTTAACACCTCGCTAAACGCTGCTGCTAAAAAAGAATTATTACCTAAGAATCCAATGACATTGCTTGAGTCTGCTCCTAGAGTATCTAAGAAGAAACTTGATTACTGGACAGTTGATGAAGTAAAACAATTCTTAAATGGTTTTGAGCATAGGCAGAAGATCGTATTCCAATTAGCAATTTATACGGGGATGCGCATGGGTGAAATTTTGGGATTGTCGATTTCTGATATAGATTTAGTGAATAAAAGAATACATGTTAGGCAAGTACTTACGTATGATGCAAAACTTAAAGCAGGTGCAAAAACTATTTCTGGCAATAGATCCATTGCAATTCCTGAAAGCTTATTAAATCCACTCTTGGAGCAGATTAGGTCTATGGAGATAGAGATTGAACAATACGGAGAAGAATACAATAAAGATAGATTATTGGTCTGCACCACAACAGGTAAGCCATTAACCAAGCCTAACTTGACTAGTACATGGTATTACTTACTGGGGCTAACAAAGGTTAGAAAGATTAGATTCCATGATTTAAGGCATACATGTGCGTCTCTATTGTTGCAACTTGGACAACATCCAAAAGTGGTTCAGGAGTTATTAGGTCATTCATCAATAAAGGTGACTATTGATTTGTATTCACATATGACACCAAACATGCAGACAGACGCAGTTAATGCTTTAGATAATCTATTAAAGTAAAAAAGCCCCTCAAAAGGAATTATCCTTAAGAGGGGCTTTTTTGTATCTCTATTTCTGTGCAATATTCAGACATTCAGCAATCACAATATTAATCAATTGCTGCTCTTGAATGCTTGGTTTTACTCCGTATTTCTCCAGAATGTTATCGACAATTTTTAAAGAAAGTGTCATTTTATCATCCTTGCTTTGAGCATTGTCTAATTTATCAACATAGTGTACAACGGTGCTTGCGATGTCCAGGGCGAATGTACTTTTCTGCTTATTTAAAGCATCAATATTGGAGACTTGAAGAATAAGATCTGCAACTTGCAATGCTTTTTCTACACCATCGATTCTTTTTTTTGTAAACCAGCCCTTTTTCTTAGCAAAGGGAATGACAAAGAAACCTGCTACAATTACAGCAAGCACTGCGACAATAATATATAGTTCATTCATTAAAATTCTCCTTTAACTGGCTTATGTATTTTTACTTATTAAAGATACCTGTGCGATCAAGTACAGTTGCCGCTTGGTAGAATGCCTCGCTTTTTCCATTCGGTGTATCAACCACGGGTTTACCATTCTTGTCTTTCATACAGGCTAGTTTATCTATGGCTTCCTTGGCATAAGCAGGAACATCCATACTCAATTTAGACTGAAGTTTGAGAATAGTTTGACCCTGCTCCATTATTGTGTTCTTAAGGATGTCTTTACTTTTACTCAAACTTTCTACCTGAGCACAAAGTTTATCAAATGCTAATTTTTCTTCTTTGGTCATTGGTTCATCATCCTTTACAATATTAGTATTTGTGCAATCTTCATACTCAGCAACAACATCCTTGAGCATTTGTTCGTAAGTCCGTTTACTATCAGCTAATCCAGTTCTAGGATCTGTCTTACGTTCTGGATCGAGTATAAAATGCCCTACAATTGATTTCTTGGGGTCAAGGTTGAACTTATAACAGATGTATGCCATTACCCATATGTAACGCTTATACGACTCATTAGAATTGATATTAGAACCATAACAATACTCAACTCCGATTGCTGCGTCATTGGCATCACAACCAAACATTTCATTATCCTTTGGTTTGTTATAAAGAACATGCCAAGCTTTCTCTGGCGTTCCAGTGAGAGCAGGAATACATTCATAAATGTTCTTATCATCCACAAAAAGGTGAGCAGATGCCGATTGCTCATTTTTAGTATTCTCATAATAAGTTACATTGTTTAGTGCGGTTGAACCCTTATTGCCTGTGTCGTGAGCAACAATAAACTTAATACTATGCGCTTTGATACCCGATCTACGTTTTGTACCCGAAGTTAAATACTTGGGCGTAATGTTGTATTTCATTTTAAATGACATTGCTTTAGATCTCCTTTCTTGACGTTGGAGTTTCTGCTATTTCTTATCTTCCTCTTTTGTTTCACTTTTTGCTTTTAACACACTAATAGCTCTTTTAAACTGCTCTGGCATTGGAAGTCCGAGACGGCCATAATTTTCCGCTAAACTAATAAGCTCGTTTGAAATATAGAAATACGTCGCGCCCACTGCTAAACTTAATGTTCCACTGAGACCAAGTAGATTATCGATTCTATATAGGACAGCAATCACAGTAAACATAAGAACTTTCTTGAATATACCTAAGAATCCCTTATTTGAATTCAGCCCCTTGGTTTTATCAGAGGGATTGGCAAATCCTTCACGGAGCGAAGCACTTACACCAGAAAACCAATCTAGAACAACTAAAATAGCGAGTAGGGCAAGCGCTTCATTCCAACCACCAAAGGCGTATGTAGTAATTACACCAAATGAAGCTATAATTGCATTTAAAATTTTGTCATACACAATCTTTCCTCCGATTTATGTTTAATTGTAAAAATAGAATAGGGGAGAGCTGAAAATATAAAAAAGAGAGTTTGAAAAACCCTTATAAAATAAGGACTTTTTAACTCTCTTTTCTTGATGAAATGTCCATTTTATAAGTAATTGCTGTGCAAAATAAAAGCGCCTATTAGCGCTTGTTCTTACTGCGTATTATCATCCTACTCTGTTACATCTGATTCGAGCATGGCCTGTACATCAGCACGCCAGCGAGTTGGAACATCTTCGATTTTTTTCATATTAATCTTGATCAAATCATAATAAATTTTAGCCAACTTGATCACCCCCTACTACGAGTTCAGCCAGTTCTGTAATCGCAAGTTGCATATTCAGTTTGTCGGATTCGTTTGTTTCCGCTAGTTCTGTCAACGCTAGTTTCAACTCAGTATTCTCTCGTTGTAAATTCTCGATTTGCTCAGTCAGCGGCTTTTGGTGCATAGGCGGTTGTTCTGGATCAGGTGTATTTGGATCGGGGTACGAAAATTCTAACTGCCTTGTACCGGGATTGACCCAGTATCCATTTGCTTGTGCGAAATCCTCATCATATTGTCCAAAATCAAGTTCCAAATGTCCGTAAGAATCTCGATCTCTATCGCGAAGCAGAGGGTACATCGAAATATATTCATCAATTGTTTTGGGTTTAAATGGCCCCCTCATCGATGGAATTATTTCAAGAATTTGTCCATTATTTACATCATAAAAAATAACTCTGCCTCGTTCGATGATTTGCTGTGTCTCCAATTAAATCACCTACCATTAAATAAGAATGTAATTCCAGTCACCAGGAAACTTGTTTGCAAGACAGCATACACTTCCTGGATAATAGCTGTTTGTTTGATTGTATAAAGTATCGGTACCTGTTGTACCACCAGTCCCCCAAAAGAGAGTCCCAGTATTAAAGCCATCAATTAGTTTTCCAAACACAACCCCGTTAGTGGTTCCAGAGATATTACTAGTACCTTTCCATAAAATCGCTACCTTTACGGGAAACGAAGTTGGGATAATTAAATTTTTATCTGCGTTCCCGGTAACAACACCCTGAACAGATGCTATTCCAGTATTGATCTGCCCTATCTTGGCCGCTAGTGCTGAAAACTCATCACTTCCTGAAGCCGAAATCCCCTTGCCGCTAATGGCGGAAGCGATACTATTTTTCCCATTAGCGACAGATGTAAAAAGCTCGTTTATTGCTGCGACAAGGTTACTCTTTGCGGATGTATTTAGATTTCCTTTAACTCCGATATCAGTTACTGCATTGTTCCAACTGGTTCGTTCCGCTGCTGTAATGTGCTTCGTGGTATCCGCCAAATGCGCAGTAACTGCGTCGTCCACTTGTTTCACCGTTTTCGTATTCCCAGCGCCACTAAGGGCATCTACTTTTGCTTGAGCCCCTGTTGTTGTTTCAAGATTGGAGGGAAGGGAGAGTTGAGAGGATGGGACATAGCCACTCGAATCAAGGCTTGCATATCCATTGGCTTTGCCCTTCTTTGAGATATCCTCAGGTGTAAATCCTAACGCATCTTGCTTTCCGTTCCATTTTGTACGTTCACCTGTTTGAAGGTGAATATTGGTGTCATTTGTATGAGCGGTTAAATTCGTAGAAGTAGCATACTTGCCATCGGATTCAGCTTTAGAATAAGCGCCTACTTGGGCAGCTGTAACTTTATGAGGATTACTCGTGTTATTAATATGACCATCAACATCTGGTTTACCGACAACACTATCCCACGTAACCGAAGTTGCCGTCTGCATCAAAAGTTGCCAGTAATTTGAGTTAGTAGGGAGAATTCCTTTACATTCTTGGGTGTTTTGATAAACTCCTGAACTGTACACTACAATATTTAAAGGTTTATATGTAATTGAGTTATCGTAGATACCCTTATTAGCTAGTGATGTTCCGATTTCAACCAGTTCATCAGTGCTAGTCTTAGCGTAGTCTCCTTGCTCTTGGGCGTAATTGGCTTTTTGATTCGCATTAGCTGCTGCATCAATAGCCAAGTCGTGAGCTGTATTTGCTGTGGTAGTCGCAAGATTCGCCTTATCTGTAGCTTGATTAGCATTTCCAGTTGCAATAACCGTATCCGAAGCGGACTTTTTCGCTGCATCTCCTTGAGTCTTAGCATAATCACCCTGGTCTTTAGCATACTTACCTTGACTATTTGCCCCTGTCGCAGCTTCGTTTGCTTTAGTTGCACCATCATGGGCTTCTTGAGTAGCTGTGTTAGCATCTACTATTGCCGTCTTTGCATTATTCATTAGCTCGGATAATTCCTGGATGTTGCCTATTGCATCTTTGCCGACTTCTAAAATATCTCCTAAAGTCTCAAGAACCTCACCATCATGCTCTTTAGTCCAAATTCTTGCCGCACTTACATAATGATTTCCTCGACCTTTATAATTCAAATCTAATGTTAATCCTTCGGCAGAAGGGTGAAAGGAGACAATACCTTCAGAGTAATCAACTCGATATTCCTTTTCTTTCAATGTATCAGTGTATGTACTGGGAACTTCAAACATATAATTGATTCTTACTTTATTTAATAAAATGGGTATTTCATTAAGTTGTATCTGACCATTAATAACTTTTTTAGTCTCGATTATATCGATAAATGGATCATCACTAGTACCAGTTCGATATTTTGTGATTGTACTATTCTGGTAATCAAACGATGACATAAGACTCCTCCTTTTCTTAATTCAAGAAAAACGAAAAAGTCGTTCAAAACAGAACGACTTTAAACATTGGTAAATGTATCAATTATTTCTTATAATTGACGATATATATTAGTACATAGTAACCACAAAAGGAAGTGAACAAATTTGAAAAAAGTAGGTTATTTAATCACAGGTTTAGCACTTGGCCTCACTATTTCAGTTGGATCACCTGTAGTAGCGAGTGCAGTGAAGACCATCTCTGCCAAAGTTAACAACACGGTATCTGTTATTCTGAATGGTGAGAAGGTGCAATTGAAAACTCAACCACTTGAATATAACAACCTCAACTATTTACCTGTTGGAGAGATAGGAAGGTCACTTGGACTAGATGTAAGTTATGATAAAACGAATGATGCAATTAATATTAAGAACCCTGAAAAATTTAATGATTCCTCTTCGTCTCAGGCAACAATTACACCATCAACTCCATCCGAGCAAGCTAAATCAGAAGTAGTTCAAAAGCTAAAGCTTGGTGAATCAATCACTAAAGACGGTTTAACTGTAAAAATTGATAAGGTTGAGTATATGCCAGATGGTGAAACAGTAGGGAATTTGAAATTCTCCAAAGGATTTAAAATTCATTTATCTATTTCTAACAACGCTGTAGATAGAGGAATATCTAATCTGGGAAGTTTGTTTACATTTAAAACAGACTCTATTCTAAGTGACAATATAATCAATACTTTAGGTAATACAGTAGTTATGGATGTTGACGGGAACCAATACAAAGGAAGTATTCTAAATAAATCAGAAACAGCTACAGGATACATCTATTATCAGTCAACTCAATCGTTTAAAATTAAAGAAATAGCTTATTATCCAAATGTCGGAACATCGCAAAGCAGTGATGCTTTGGGAAACTGGTTTGTTGATTAAACTATAAATGGTCACGCTTATATAAAAAAGTGTGACCATTTTTTAAGAACCAACAAATGTTCTTACAAACAAACTAGCATTGATTCTACCTAATTGATTAGAAGATAGTTCAATGGTATGCCATCCAGATGTTTGAATCCATTGAGTAATATCTACATTGCTATCGCTGTAGTAAATGGTGCCATTTCGAACAATACCATCTATTTTAATTTGAACACCTGATGCATAGGAACTCTCGAAAATACCATAATCTATGTCATGTGTGTGCGATGGTATGTTGACTTGATGTGTATGATTGGGGATAGAAAGGCCATGTCTATGCTGGGGCATTGAAATACTGTGTGAGTGAGATTGAAGAGAGATTGGGTGAGAATGATTACCAGAAGATACCCATGTCACATAGCCACCACTTGAAGTTGGATGCGTTGCCAACCGCGTTCCTTCGCTGATACCATGATTGTGTCCTCCAGTTCCAGTATAACTCCCCTCAGTTTGAGTGCTTCCAGAAATATTTTGTGGGCCAGTAGTAGTCAAGTTGATCTGTTCAAAATCTGTTGTTGTTAAATCTCCTCCGCCAGATGCCGATGTTGTTGATCCTCCACCGCCAGAGGCAACACTTTTACTATAAGCCCTGAAGCGCTCAAGACTAAAATTCAATTTTACCTTGTCAATTCGCATTGTATTATCATCAATATAGAATTTCAATTTTAGTGAATGAGTGGAATCAACATTATCCGCTAACTGAATAGTGTCAGTCTGTAAAATTCCATCCTCATCTAATACAACCTTTCCGCTCTTACCTACAATTTTTAGCCCATACTTATCTTTTTGATACTCGCCAAGCTGAATCCTAACAGTTCCAGTCTTATCTTTAATGGTTAATAGGTTGCCTTCAATAGTAAATGTCCCATCATCGTCAGAAATAATAAGTTTATTCCCCAATAAGATCTTGCCAACCAATCTCTCGGCAAATACCCCTTCGGGAGTAATGGCAGTTTTCCATGTGTTACCATTATCATTGGAGAGGGCAATTTGTCCATGCTGCATGATCAAAAGTTTTTTGGGGTCTTTTGGATCTCTTATAATGATTCCACGTCTGCTGATGCTTACATCCTCATTAACTCCTGCAGTAATATCCCTTTTAACAGCATCCCATGTGTTATTTAGAATTGTCGATACATCATCAGCAGTTGCTTTGGCATCATCCCATTTGTAATGATTCATGTTGACTGTATTAGATGTACTGATATTATTCTTATGGTCTTTCATAAATTGATCATCCAAAGACAATTCGGCAGCGTTCGAAATAGTTAAATTAATATCGGACTCAGCATAATTAGGATTAATCTCAGTAACATTTGCTTTAATATGTATTCCTAAATCTTCGTGTTCTACAGTAATTACGTCCCCAATGCTTAACTTATCCCAGTTATGTTTTTCAGTCATGATTTCATAAAAGTTAACCAGGGAAACAGTTACAATAATTTTAGGCTCACGTATCTTCTGAAACTTCTTTTTTCCATCTTCATATAAGTCCTTGGCATCTGTGTAATTCTCATCCGACAACTCTTTTTCAATAATGAACTGATTCAACTCGATCAATTGATTAGCGGTTAGATTATTCTCCATTTTCAATGTGTTACCCAATGCTTGAATAGTGGACATAAGAGAATTAATCTGATTATTGACCGAAGTGATTTCGGCTTGTTTAGCATCAATTTGAGCTTGTTTATTATTCTTCTGAGCAATCAAATCACCCGTTGGTTGGCCAGTTCCATTAGCTGTATCTAGCTTGTCAGAAATTATATTAAACTCGGTGTTCAAAGTAGATAGTTCAGTTTGTTTCGCAGCTAGAGTAGTATCTAACTGATTCTTTTGTGTCAATAGATTTGAGAACTCTCCTGATTTACTTTCAACTAGCTTATTATATTTTGTCAAGGCAACACACAATTCATCGCTCATATATAAGCTATGGGATTTGATTTTACCGCTGTTATCCATAGCAAAAGGATACATAAAATAAGAAAAATCCTGAATGAAATTGCTTCCTAAAGGATTGACTGCCTGAATTGACATTCCATCCTTACCGAACAGTTTAAGTCGAGTGCAAAATTCATCAAGATTTAGTTCCTGAGTTACGCCCTTCATAAGCTTGCCATACTTAGTTTTAAACCCTTTGTTCATACCGTATGTATCGGGATTATAAAAACTTACTTCTCTTTTGATGGTATCCCAAATAACTAATGCTTCAAACCTATCGGCTATTTCATAAATCGCTTCCTTAACATTTCCGTTGAAGTCAAAGGATCGGTATTTTAGGTCAAACTGTGCATCTACGTAGCCAATGTTCCAAATGGTTTCCTTCAACATATCCACTAACAATTGAGAGGTATTATACGAAACAACACTATAATTTTTGATCAGTTTAAAGGATAATTCATATGGCAAGCTGTAACATTCAACCGCTACAGAATCGGAATCATCCATTATTTTCGATACTTTATCAATAATGTAATATTCTGTGTCGTTTCCTTTTTCCACTCTAATCAAGAAGTGTTCCTTGATTAAATCAATATTCTTATTTCTCTTTTTGTTTCTCGTATTGTTCATAAAGATCGGAAGAGAAAAATCTAATTGATTCAATCCATTTAATGCAATCTTCTGTGAATCGTGCATCACTTCTTTCAAGTGCGCTATTGTAGTTCGATGCAAGTCAGGTTTACACAAATAATACTTAGGTTTAATTATTTCTCCACTTACAGTTGTAATCAATTAATCAGATCTCCTTTTATCCTATTGTGCAAATTGATAAGTCCATTGAATCTTGCAATTACCATAGACTCTAAGGAAGTTCATACCAGGAACAAAACTCGGATAGTTACCAGTAGCATTATCAAAGTGGTAAGTTAACGGGATATCTGAAGTAATATCTTCTTGCTCACAATCGATATCAACAATCTCACGTTCAACCAAATTGATAATTGAAAAAGTTTCTCCACGATTTGAGTAATTAACGATTTTGATTTCACCTAATCCAACTTTTTCTATTCTGATTAAGGGTTTACAATTAAGTGTTCCAGTATTGTTCAAAACAAACTCTGAACCTTCAGGTACATTGTTTGAATAATCAAAGACACCTGACTGATAAATTGGTGAGTATGTATAAGGGCTAATGTTTCTCATTTCAATTGTAATGTAGCCTTGTTTCAACGCATTATGAAGAAGCTTGGCTTCACCCGTATAAATGGTGTAATACCATTTGTTTAAATTGTCTGAGAAATAAAGTGGCTTATAATATGGCTGATTAGAAAGCCAGTTCACAATGCTCCTAATCTTATCCTCATCAAAAGTATCTTCAAAAGCGAAAGACAAACTAAGGGTAAATGGAGATCTCTTTGTTTCAATAAAATATGGTGTATCTCTTCCTCTAATAGTTACTTCGGTTATGGATTGTTCTGGTAGGAATATTTCCTCAAGCATTCCAGATTGCATGTTTACATTTAAAAGCCCCATCTCATCACTTCGAACTCCGTCATAAACAAAATATAGACTTTCAGCTATTGTCATATTTTCACCTCACAGTAAAAAGCGGCGAGACATAATCCCGCCGCAATACTTTAGTTTCTTTTCATATTCCTCGATACCTCTTTTGCGAATTTCTTATAAATGCTTTCTCCTGATTCTTTGTCATTCGCGTTGATAATAATTTGTTTAATTTCTACTCCACCTGCGAGAGCAGGGGATGGTGATTTTGGCAAAAGCAGAGATGTTAAATTTTTCAGACCGCTAACCATATTCCGTGTAATGTCTACAGCGGTAATTAGATTAGCAGTATCATTTTTGTTTAGCACTAGTTCCTTCTCATGTGCTAAAAGAAACTTTCCACCTGTAAATGCTGGAGTCATACCACCTGTTTCAGCCGAGAAAATATTCTTATTCTTCAATTCATTATAACTACCATCTGGAAACCCATATTGAGTCCGCATAGAATCGTTTTGCTGTTTTAATGTGTCTAACTGAGATTTTAACTTAGCAATTTCTGGTGAGTTAGGGTTAGTTCTATTTAAATTAATAACTTGTTGTGTTATTGATTCTGCTGATTGCTTATTACTCAGATAATTTTTCCATGCTTCTTTGGCTGTATTATTATTGTTGCTACCAGATGAAGGAGTGGAGGATGGGGGAGTATAACCGGATGGGAAGTCATTCTGTTCTGAGTAGTCTCCACCTGAATACTTTTTCAGCATCTCCAAGCTTTGTTGAAGAGTATAGTTGAGATTTTCAAACTCCTGGTTAGTATCAAATACATGATCTTTCAACTGCCCAAAATATGTATCATATCCTAGTTGCAATTCCGCAAGAGTAGAATTAACAACAGACGAATCATTACTTAGCAATCCTTGCTTAAGATCGTAATACTTCTTATCATTCTCAAGAATGTCTTTATATTTCTGCTCAACAGCCTTCTTTTCTTGATCAATGTTATCATTGATTTCTTTGTTTAATTTATCTTCATTGTCAGCAATTTGGTCTGACTGATTCTTATGATCATCTAATTGGTCTTGAAGACTTTGCTTCCGAAGTTCACGTTCACGATCAAGCTTAAACTTAGCGATTTCTTCATCTTTGGCATACAATTGTTCTTGAAGTTGTTTCTTTTTGGCTTTACCTTCAATGGACTCATCCAGTGAGTACTTGTTGATCTCGTCTTGTAACTTCTGACGATCTTTAAGCTTATTATTTAATTCTGATTCGTGATCATCCGAACTGTTCTGTCTGTCTAAAGCTTTTATTTGAGGATTGATGATATCTTCGTAGAGTTTATTTTCTTCTTCAAGATTTTTCTTAATCTGTTCATGACGCTTATCTTCGGCTTCTTTTTGCTGATCAAACGCAGACAATTCAAGGTCTCTCTGTTTTTCAATCATCGCTTTATAATCGCTTATGATTTTGTCAGCTGCGGATTTTCTAAGATCAGCAAGACGTTCGATATTAGACTTAATAGCTGATTCATTATCAAGCCATGCAGCCGTCTCTGTGTGTAGTTGAGTAATTAGTTCAGCTTTTTGTGCAGCGGTAAGCTTATCGCTACTTAGCTGTTTATTAATAAGATCAATTTTCTGTTGATGAAGTTGTTGCTCGTTTCGTAGTAAAGGAATTTGATCTTGAAGGGCATCATTATACTCTTTTGTCCCTTCGGTCATTAATCCCATCTTTGCACTAGCTTCATCAAACTGTGTTTTAACCTTATCAATCTTACCATCGTACTCTTTTAGGTAACTAGAAATAACATTGAATCGCTTCTCTTGAATTTGTTTTTCGTAATCCCACCATTTTTCACTATTGGCGGCTTTCTGTTTATCAAATTCTCCAGAAGTAATCGCGTTCTCTTTGACCAGCTTATCAAGTTGCTTATTCTGATTTTCAATTTCTTTCTGTTGCTCTTGGAGATAGGATGACTGTGAACTTTCTTCTTTTCTCCAGTTAGCCGAATCCTCAGAATATCTCGACTGTCTACCCTGGGATTGAGCTATGAGTGTACTGAATCGATCAATACGATTTTCTGATTCAGTTACAACGTCCTGAATTATATCAATAGTAAGTTGATATATTTTTGCGTTAGCTTCTTCCGTTTTTTGTTTAGCAGTTTCTGCAGCAGCATCCAAGTCGCTTTGAGAGGCGTTTTTGGTAGAAGTTTTAGGCGAAGAAGACGAAGAAGATTTCGGTGTTGTTGTAACTCCACCAGCCGATACACGTCTTGCACCATCGTACTTATACGTCTCTGTCCATGTTTTACTGTCTAAACTCTGTTCACTTAGCCCATGATTACCCATCTGAATAAACTTGCCGTTACCCGTATAAATACCAACATGAGAAGCGGTTTTACCTGTTGTATTAAAGAATACCAAGTCTCCTGCTTGCAGATCGGACTTTTCAACCTTGGTTCCTTTTTTAAACTGTTCAGCTGCTGTACGAGGGAGTTTTACATCTGCAAACTGTTTAAACATCTCTTGAACAAATTGAGAACAATCTGAGAGTGCTCTATTTACGAACTGATCATATGTACCTTTAAACTCTCCAGAGATTTGTTTGTATGTTAGCTTACCCTGAAGACTTTGCGCGTTAGCGATCAAATTGGAAACAGAAGTCGAAGAAGAGGAGGAGGAACCTGTTGAAGATTTAGAAGAAGTAGTGACTTTTGTAGATACTAATTTTTCTGGGTTATTAATACCGTCTTCGTATAAGTTCTTTTGTTCCTTCAGAAGCTTTATCTCTTCTTGCAAAGACTTTCGGTATTCTTCTGAACCCTTTTTAATTTTTGATCGTTTGTTGTTTAACTTTTCGAGTTCGGTTTGAATTTCGCGAAGTCTTTTTTGTGTTGCAGTTAAAATTTCATTTGTTTCGCTAAAGCTATCATTTAGCTCCTTGTTATTTTTTTTGGATTCTTCACCTATCCCGAAATCATCGTTCGACATAGATAATAACAAGTCGTTCATCTGTTTCTCAATTTTCTCTTGAGAATCAACATAGCCTTGCAATAAAGATTTTGCCTCAGAAGCAGACTGCTTTCTAGAATCATTAAGTTGCCTATTCCAATCTGAAAAAGGTGAGCCGTGTTTTGAATTGGCACCAATGTTTTCTAAGCCACCTAGATATGATTCATCTTTTAACAGAGGATTTGTCGTATCGTTTAGTTTGTTTATTTCTTTTTTTGCATCTTGTATATTATTAATTGTTTGTAATTCTAGACCGTATATCTTAATTCTTTTCAAGGATTCATTAAGTGTGTTTAAAGAATTCTTCTTTTGAGCTTCAATGTCTTCATTTGCAAACTTTATCTTATCTTTGCGTAAGTTCTTAATTGCATCAAGCTCAAGCTTCCAGCCTTCGGTTGTTTTCTTAACATGTCCAGCAAGTTCGGGATATTTCTTAACTAAATCGTAAACTTCTTCGCTATTTAAAGATTGGCCTTTGTTAAGCTTATCAATAGTTTGATTAAGCGTTTTGACATCATCAGCATAACCATCTATATTTTCAAATAGTGTATTTATGGCTTCAGCTGCATCGTCTGCATTTTCGGTTACTGTTCCTAATTTGGCGCTTAATTGATCGATTTGATCGCTATTTAATTGTAGTAATTGCTCGTCATAACCTTGCTGTTCTTTTTTTAGAGATGCATACTCGTTTTTTAACTTTTCAAGTTGTTCTTGGAGTTGACGAAATTCTACTCCTTCGCCTCTATATTTGTTTAGCTCTTTGTATTTTGTAAGCTCTTTTTCTTTCTTTAGTATTTCATCGTATTTCGATGCAATACTTTTTTCTCCTTCGGATTGCAGTCTGTTAATCTCTTCTTTGTTGGATTTTCTTTGAGCTTCAGTTTTTTGATTAAGTAAATCTATTTCATTTTCTATTGCTTTTTGATAGTCAACATCAGTTCTATTTAGTTGAGACTTCAGTCTTGATAAGTCCTGATCTGCTAATGTCTCGGTTAAAGCTTTTTCGACTTCAATTAGCTGCTTTTGAGCATCTGCTTGTTGTTTTGCATTAAGAGAACCTTTATTAATCATGTCGTTATAAGCTTTATAAGCCTTAGCAGCTTTAGGAACAAATTCGGATTGTCTTTTATATTGACTAATTAATTGATTGTTTGCAGCTATTTCATCTTTGATGGTCTGCACATTATCCCTATGTTGCTTTTCTGCTTTACCAGCGTTTAATGCAACTGTAACAAAAATACCAGCGAGTACAATAAGACCCCCAGTTAATATAGCCATTGTCGCAGTAGCCGCTGCTGCCGAAGCAGTAAATCCATTCGCGACGGTGGTCGCAGTCGCGGTTGCCGCAGTTTGCATTCCTATCGCAGCGGTTTCTGCTTCTGTCGCCACTGTTTTTTGTACGGTTGCTAAGATTTGTCCTTCAGCAGAGACAATATTGGTGGTGTTAGCAGTAGTTTCTGCAGCAGTTGCAGCGGCACTTGCTACTCTGGCAGTTCTATAGTAATCGATAGTCTTAATTAAATTTAGAACTGGTTGTTTAGCAAGAGCTGCAGCTCCAGCAACACCTGCAAATAAAGCTCCAAATTCAATCAGTCCAGGGGGCATTTTTGTAATGCCGATTAACAAGCGATCAATGATATCTAAAATATTTTTAAGACTACTTCTTAACCCATCGTTTCCAGCAGTGTTAAAAATTTCAAGGAACGATGTTTTTACCTGCGATGATTTTCGCTGAATTGTATCCATTTGAACTTTTAGGTACTCTAAAGTTTCACCTGAAGAGCTTATAGATGCAGCAGTACCACGTAAGATATCCCCAGCGTTCAGAGATGCTGCAAGTTTCGCATATTGATATACACCACGCGAGATGTCGGCATAGGACTTAGTAAGGTCATAGTTCTTGTCGGTGACTGCTATAGATAAATCCAATAGAATATCTTCAGCTTTACGCCATTGTTCAGTACCATCAACAACTTCTTTCGTAGCCACACCAAGTTTTTCAATTTCAGCTACAGCTTTACCGGTTCGAATAGTACCCAGAACGGTCTTCCACATGTTGCCGAGATTTTCGCCTGACAAAGCAGTGTTTCGCATACCCGAAGATACTAAACCATTCAAGAAGTCGAATGAAACGCCAGTTTCAGATGCGATTTTGCCAGTACGTTCAAATGCTGCTCCAAGGTCTCTGGCGGGAGCCATCGTATCGTGAGCCACTTTAGACCAGGAGTCTAGTATTCGGTTTCCGTATAACTGGGCGGCAGCAACGTTCTTCAACTGGACTCCGTATTGTGCGAGAACTGATTCCATTGATTTTGTTGCGTCCTCAAGTGATACAAGGTCAACAGTTGAGAGCATTGTGGATTGACGTACTAGTTCCTGAACTACACCAACGTCCTTATACATTCGCCCCCAGAGACGGGCAGACTCAGTAACTTCGCCAATTTCGGCACCAAGCTCATGAGCAGTCAAAATAAATTGCTGAGTTTGATCATTGATCTTTTTTTGATCCAATCCTTCGCCCGTCAGCGATTTAAAGTATGTTTCGTTGGTTTGGATGTAGCCAGCCATTTTAGCCTCAATGTCAATCATACCCCTGAAGCCTTCAGATATGGCATTAAACACACCATAAATAGCAGTGTGAACCGCCATGAAAACTGGCACATGAGCTGCTAGTTTTCCTGCGCTATCCACAAATGCCCTAAGCCTAGTAGAGCCTTCTTTTGCTGATGCGGATATATCTTTAAATCCATTAGATATATTCCTCATTTTAGAAGTGAGATTAGCATCATTCACATCAAGGCTTCTTACCTGAGCGATAGTGCCATCTAATTTTTGAGCATTGTCTATGGTTAATTTCTGAGAACCGATCTTTGCATATGTTTCTTCTGCTTTACGTTGAAATTCTCTTAATTGGCTTAGCTTTTTGTTATGGGCTTCACGATCTGCGTCTGCACTTTTTTGAATTGCTTTTTGTTGTGCCTCATTGACTTTACGTTCTTCATCGCGAACTCTTAGCTCTGATTTAATCCGAGCATCTTCAATTTTTTGAATATCTCCCATCTGAAGGAGATAATCGCGTGTCTGTGTAGACTTTTTAACGATGCCTTCTGCATCGGCATTGACAGTTAACTGTTGACCTGTTGGACTTACATATGTATTTCTATATCCAGCTATTTCCCCAGCGCCATTCTTTACGGTTTGAGTTTTAAGCTTGTTAAAACCAACAAGTTCTTTTTCAAATTGTTGAATAGTTTTTCTCTGGTCATCATATGCTTGGGTTTCTTGTTTAAGCTTTTGATTATGTTCGTCAATCTTTTTATTGGTTTGAGTGATTATTGTTCCATTTGCTAAATGTTTTTCTCGAACCTTTTCTATTGACCCATCAAGTTTTGCGTATGTAGTAATATTTTCTTTAACAATCTGATTTTGTTGCTGCAAGGCTTGATCTAATTTTTTTGTTACTTCAATGAAACTGTTGATTGACTTTGTAAAGCTTTCGTCAATATTTATCTTTACGTTTAGTTTTTGAAGAGAGGTGTCTTTAGCTAATTTTTCAAGTTCTTTATTAATATCCGTAACAGTAGTTGATTTCAGTCCTACAGATATGAGAATTCTCAAATCTTCATTCAATTGTAATCACTTCCCTTTATAAAATAAAAAAGAAGCGATACAAAATCGCTTCCGATGCATATAGTTAATAAGCAAAACAGCCAACACCTGTTAAGATGTTGACTGTTTTAATGACTAACTATAGAATGAAATTATTATTTGTGACATAATTTTCTAATTGTGGTCGTGCGGTAGATAAGACTCTATGATTAGATTGTTTTACGTGGAGGGGACTCATTGAAGAGCAATAATTTATCGATTGTATTATATCTAACTTTGATTGTTGTAATTTTATCTGGATGCAATAATGTTACTCCAGCGAAGAGTAAAGAGAATGCTCTTGAATATCTAAAGAAGCAAAAATATACAGATGTGATGAAAGTGTTGGATAAAGAAGTAGAAAAATATATCGAAATGTCAAAAGATCCAACGGTTTATAACTATAAACTCGATTTACCTGAAGATTTAAAACAAAAGATCGATTTGTATAACTATGCATCATCATTAAATTCGAAAGAAAATGAAGATTATACATCTGCATTGGATAGTTTAGAATATCTTGATCCAATTCCAGGTATTATTACCAAGGAAGAGTTGGCAAAGTATGAACAAGAACTTCATAAATTGAATCCAAAGTATTTATCTTTTAAGCAAAGAGCTAATGGGGAAGTATATGAAGATCCAATTGAGAAACAAAAGAAGATTGACGAACTGAAACTTAAAGAAGAGAAAGAGCGCGAGGAGAGAGTAAAGGCATCAAATGAAGCTGATAAAAACCCGTACAGTCCTCAAATTGGAATGACTAAAGATCAAGTTCTCGCATCTACCTGGGGCAAACCTAAGAACATCAACCGAACAAAAACGGCCACATTAACACATGAGCAATGGGTGTACGGCAGTAACAGATATCTATATTTCGATAACGGAATATTGACTACGATTCAAGACTAGAGTAGAGAAAGGGAAGGGGATACCCTTCCTTTTTTATGTTGTCTAAATTTTTTTGATGAAAGATGGATTTCACAGAAGTTATCCGAATATTTGATTCTTCTCTTCTTCAAAATCTCGAAGATCGTATATTTGCGTTGTTGAGATATCATTGTGATGAGCTACATATTTAGAGACCAAATGCATCGGAACTCCAGACTCTAGGAGGTAAGTTATACAAGAATTCTTAAAAATATGTACATTGATTCGACGTTCTAACATATCTGAAAGGGTATTTGTACAAAAATCATTTGCCCAGGCAGAAGACATTGCCTTAATATCATTGTCGTATCGAGTAGAGAATACAAATTCGCTTTCATATCCTCTGGATTCAATCCATTTTTTCCAATAAGGCAACACTTCAAGTGGTATCATATATTCCAATTTTTTTCCATCTGTTGATGGTCCCTTTCCACGAACAATATGAGAAAGAACATAGCTTTGACCTTCTGGAACGCTATACTCAAGGATCTCAGTCTTAAATTGAATAATTTCTGAGCGCCTTGCTCCAACTAGAAATGCTGTAGCTAACCAAGCCATTCCTAACAAGTTGCCGTCTTCTTCAAGGAGTTTCATCATCATGTCATATTCATCGCGAGTTACTTTTACTTTTTCGTATACTCGGTTCTTCGGAATAGGAGGGAGGCCACGAGTAAAGTTTCTAAACATCTTGTAATTTCCATCGTCCTCAGCAACTACATTTTCAATATAGTTACATAAACTTGAAACCACCGACTTACGAATGCCGATTGCAGACGAAGACATCTTTCTGTTGTCGCGAATATAACTAAGATATCTCATGAAGTCACGCTTAGATATTTTATAGAAGAATTTGTTGTTCATCGAATCATACATATACCAACCAAATTGACGCAAAACACTTTTGTACTGAGATTTAGAAGCCTTACTCAAGTCCTGGACAGTTAGGAATTCTTCGACAAGAGTTCTATAATCATCGTTTACTTTTAACCACATCTCTTCAGTGACATCTGCAAGTTTCTTTGCGGGTTCACGCAATGTGTTTTTCTTAACATCTTTCTTACTCAATTGAATCACCAACTTGTGTATTTTTATCTTTATGAAATAACTCTTTTATCTAACTTTAACATCAAGGCCCTGCTTCTTTAATCCGCTATATAACGCCGCTATGTGGCTGCCGGTATCTCTTAACTCTTCTCTGGTTGCTTCAGTAAAACGTCTTGGTCTTCCGTTATACTCGAAATCATATTGGTAGCCAACTCCAGATTCAACAATCTCACTAACATTTCGATCTCCGTCCATACGATGACTTTCAACAGATAGTGTGGTATCGCCTATTAATGAGATAAGAATATTCGCATCATCTGTAAGACCACCATTCTCTTTCTCACGTTCGTACATGGTGGGTGAGTAGACGGAATATACGCAGTCATCGATCTTTTCTTTCATGGTATTCTTTGCCCTGGGTGCAACATCAGTCATGAGCGCATTAGATACCTTTTTCTTAATTAATGACTCCAGTTGTTTCATATTCTGAGCCGCCATTAGTCTCAGCTCCTTTGATAAGTTTTTCAAGGGCTACGGATGCTTCCTGTGCTCTGGTGCCTAAATATTCTAACTGATCTTTGGGAAGAGATTCAGTTACTTCTGTTGTGATGCCTTTATTTTTCAACACTTTGGTAATTCTGATAAGCTCATCGATTTCATTAGATTCAGGAATTGGCAAGTCGGTAAAATGACGTAGAATCAGTGTTATATAGAGGGAGGCACTATTCTTCAAATTAGCTTCTGGTGATTTATTGAGTTCCTGTAAAATAGTCATGTAATTGAGAAGCATATCCTCAATATCACTATCCTTAAATACTTTGTGGATGTTGACTTCGTATTTGCCATCCAGAATCTTAATTGTCTCTTTCTGATTTAGTTCGTTTTCCATCTTGTCGAGTTCAGCAATTGTAAGCTTTTTTGTTTTTGCCATTGTAAAACTCACTCCCGTTTTTAAATAGTTGTGTCATAAGACACTTTTTTTGAAAAATCTCATTTTTACAAATGAGTAGAGTCTAAAAATGCCTTATAAATCAAAATAATATATCAAAACACAAAAAAGAGAGGGGGATACCCTCTCTTAATCCATTGAAACGAATTCAACTTTGTCTTCCCAAAATACTAAATCAGGTTCATAGCCACCTCTTCGGCCTGTCCATAATTCAATTGGTTGTATACCATCCCAATAGAAAGGAAGTTCTACCCAATTCCATTCAGTTTTCATCTGACTTGGAGAAAACATTACCTGTTCATTACTTGGCTCACCAGCGCCTTTATATCTCTCAAATATTGTCATTGTATTTAGATTTTGCATACTTAAAACAAAGATAGGAGTTGTAGAAGTTGTAGAAGTTACTTTGACTCTCGCTCTAACAGTATATTGACCTGCTTTGTTGCCCAATATCCCCTCAATCACTCCACCGCTGATTGTAGCTTTACCGTTTCCCTTGTCGCCATATTCAAATTTAACACATGATCCACCCGTTGTTCCTGCTTGCGTTGTATCCAAACTGGCTCCAAATCCAGTGTTCAGAACAAGATCAGTCCCCGCCTTCAATGTACCAAGAGTGCGAGGACTTATGGGTTTGGGATTAGAGCCTCGTCATAAATTGTCATTGTATACATCTCATTACCTTTGGCTGGTTTTAGCATTTCAAGTGGAATATCAAATACGGAAGGGTCACCATCGGCGCTAGTATCGATCTTCCAATTGTCCTCCATTTTTGCTTTGTTGATTACAATCTGGGCTGCATAATCTTCCTCATTTACAGTGTTACGAACCAAGCAATCGAGAACAACTTTATAAGAGCCAGCAAACTTATCTGTAGAAACGGTGATTGTTTTTGCCGTACTATCAGTGGCTACATTATAGTATGCAACGATATCAGATCCGTCTTCGAGATCACTTGCGAAGAATGACAGTACCTTTGCTGCTAGCGTATAGTTAGTTGTTGCTACAGTTCCTTTTGTAAAAGTAATCTCATCGCCATGTGTACCGTCTTCGTTGAGTTTGTATACACTAATCAATCCATTTGTAACATTCACAGGAGTATAATCAAGTGTTGCTTTGTTAGCTACCACTTTCAATTCTTGACGCTGAATTACATTAGTTGCACCTGTTTTAATATCGTTCCCTGTCATCATCGCGATAACTTCATTAGTAAATACACAGTCTTGAAGAGTTACTTTTCCTCCTCGGTTTCCTGAAAACCCTACAACCTTAGTGTTTCCACGACCACCTTGGGCATATTTCGTTTCCCCAGAATTTTCAATTCCCGCTGTTTTCAAGTTTCGAAGTTGAACCTTAGCTTTTTCTGTCTTTAGATCATAAAATGTTGCAAGTGCTACTTCTTTAATTGCCCATACATTTGGTGCACCCATTAATGTATCACTCCTATTAGTTAATTAGATTTATTTGCCCAATGCAAATCAGATATTTTAATATTTTTAGTTTCAATTGTTCCTGCATATATTCCATTTAGAGTATGATGGTAATTATCGATGTTATCGGTAACTTGTAGGCCATTGTAGATTTGATAAATAGACAAATCAAAAACATTTAGAATATTAAGTCCATTGCTTTTCCATGCAAGTCCAGAAATTATGCTATGTAAGTCCATCTTTTCTTTTGGTTTAGGCTGCTTCTTTCTATTCTTGAGAATCATATCTACCATTTCTTGGGCCTTTGAATTGCCGGGTTTAAACTCAGCTTCATTAGATGGTCGTATGTTGTGGGCGGTACTTATCATTTCTTGAAATTCATCGAAATTCGAATGATCTAAATGACCTTTGTCACCAATAGTTATAGAGATACTGTAATCGTCTTGTTCTAAAGAACACTCTGTTGCAAAATATAAACGCAGTAAGTCGAAACTATTAGATCTAAAAGATGTGTTGTGATAGCAGTTAGCGAAGAAGATATCGAAGTTGGAAATATTGTCGATACTCTCTTTTAGGTAGCTCTTGTCGATCAATAAATGGGAGAGTCGAATATTATACTCATTTAGTCCGATATCAATGATTGTTCTTACGGAGGGGATATTTATGATACCTGCGCCTGATAAATAGATAGGGGAATTGGATAGTAATTTAAGTTTCAGATCTTCATGATTCATTTCTTAATCGACCAATTTATAAGAGGTGTAATAACCAGTATAGCTATCATTTACATACATCTCATCCATCTTATAAAACCTCGTCTTACCAATCCCGATTCCGCGCTTTTCGTTCATCAACCTATCTATTTCGTTTAAAATGAAATCATTTCTTAGAAATCCATATTCGGTTCTTAGCAAATCCTTATGGATAATTACGTAGAAATAAACGTATCCTCGCCTAAAGACATTGTTAATGTATCCATAATTTCTAAGGGCCATAGTCACATAGGACATTCTGTCCTTGCTTAATTCAGGAACGGTACTAAACGGATAGATGTTCTTGTACAGTAACTCACTAGTATCCTCAATGTCGGATTGATCCAAAAAATCGCTATTGCGATAGTAAAGTGCCTTACATAAGTCGGGTGAGTCGATAAGTCTCAACATAATGGTTTCTTTGTCTTTACTTAGATTTTCAAGTCTGCTCATCACACTCACCTCCTTAGATAGCAGATTTTATTTGGATTTGTTTTGTCATAGTTACAGATCCATCAGCATTGGATACATGTAACAAAATATAACCGATGGAATCACCACGAATAATACACGAGTTGTTTGATTGAGTTGTGATAGTAGCCAGAGAAGTTGGTTTGTTATTTACATCAGTTAAACTGAAAACTCCATCCATCTGCACAGCTAGTTCGTTATCATAGAATTCACAACTGTAAGCCTTAGTCTTGGACTTTGTAATTGAAACATCGCCATTAATGACAACAGAATAATTGTGTGTTTGAAGTGGAACAACCACAACATCTAAAGTTGTACTTATGTCTTTATAGGAAACATTAATAGTCGCATTACCTTCGGATATAGCGGAAATAAGGCCGTAATCATCAATAGTGCAAATGTTAAAATCAGATGAGGTAAAGGAGAGTAGAGGGGAAGACATAAGTTTATTGTTGTTTGTGACTGACACCGACAATTGAAAAGAGTCATCTGGTTTTAATGAAATGCTTGTTTGATTAAGATTGATGACATAGTTTGGTTTGACATAGTCAGCAATTCTGAGCTCTACATTATCTTTAGAAGGATCGATATTATCAGCATCAAGAACCAGATAAATTAGGTTATCATCGAGCTTGTCTATTGAACTAATTCTCCATGCACGGTCATCAAATATAAATCTTTTACCTTTCTTGAACTCATAGGTATTTTCGTTATTTTGTATGGTCAATTGTCTTCTCTCGTTGTCGAGTGTAACTATCTTACCATTGTCGACTCCGAAGTTACCTAATGCAGTTGTTGTGTAAGTAAAGAAGGTTTCATTAACTTCGCCATTTGATTCTTGCCATTTTATAGTAGATAAGCATTTTCGCAATATCCCACTCTTGTAGATTTCACTATTTTCATCAAAATGAATAACAATCCACTTATCGTTTTTCCAATCGATCGTTATACCTAGTTCGATTAGTGAGCTGAAAGGAGTGATGAATTTTTTCGTATCTGTTGCGTTACTATTATCAGTAATTTGAAGATCGTATTTCTCATTCGAAATAATATCAGCTACTTGATAATAGACTGGCGAATCCTTAAAAATTGAAGATAGATTTAGATTGCTACTATGAACCCTAATGTCTCTAACATTCACTCCATACATTTTATCGCGGACTTTATACTTATCTTTGTAACTCATTTCAAGTTACCAAGGTTGCCGTTGTTGTATGTATAATCCAAGATCAATTTATCTGCTTCTTTACGCTTTATCTCTCTAATGTCTGATAATTGCTTAAGATGCGCTGCTTGAGAAGTCATAGAGAAATCCTTAGATGACATGAATTGTTTAAGATTCTCAATTGAAATGATTAGAGGATTTAAGTATTCAACAACCATTAAAGTCCCTAAAATTAAAATATCTTCATCGTTCAATGCTTCATCAAATGACTCTGAGTCACGCTTAGATAAATCTTGTCTACACTTTTTGAAACGGGGGATGCTGTTTAGCAAATAACGATATTTTAAATTATCATCAGAATCTTTCTCCAAAAAAATCGAGTCTGAAATCTGACTTAGAAATACATCGTAAATATCTTCAAATTGAGTTCCCACTAGCAACACCCCAATTAGTTATTAGGGTCTAGTTTTTGACCTAAACCTTCTTCAATCGCTTTAATAATATGTACATCTCTCAGTTCTCCGAGTACATATTTGTCCCTAGCGAAACCGAAAATTAATGACTTAGTGTTTGTGTTGGCTTCTTTAATTACTTGCTTGATTTGTTCTGGTGATTGTTCAAGAATATGATCAATATCATCTAGATCAACTACATTTTTCTGAAATCTAGCAAGATTCAAGTAGTCAATTGCTTCCTGATCCATAACTTTAAGCCAACCCTTTTCAAGAAAAGCTCGTTGAGAAGAAAGCATAGTTCTGAGTTCACTTAATTCCATAACGTCCTCATCGCCAAAGTCGGTAAATTTCCATACTTGACCGGAACGAGGAGATTTATAAATCAAACCACCTTTAACATTACTGGAAACAGGTACCAAAACATTCTCGTCTAACTTTTGACGTGTTTTTTTCTGTTCTTGAGATTGTTCTTTATTTTCTGATTTATTTATACTCATAGATTGCTTTGCCAATATATTTACTCCCTTCAAAGGTTAATTATTTTAGGAGGGGAGAGCCCTCCTAAAATTGAAAATTAAGCGAGGATATATACTCCGTATTTTGCAGCCGTCTCTACGCCTACGCCATATTTCTTACGCAGTTCATATTCCTTGGAATCATCTTTATTACCGATTGCCTCATCAATCAATGCTACGCCTTCCATAACAAATTTCACGATTTTCTCATTGCCATTTGGAAGAACAAGTAGGAAGTTATTATCAATTGCGAATTCATCAGTGCCAACTTTATGAGCTTGTGGCATAATACCGAATGTAATACCGTCAACCTCTTTAAAGTATCCATCAGCGTTACGAGAATTTTTCATATCTTCAGAAACGTATGCAGGGACTGCTTTTTGTACTGCAAGACGAGTACCAATTACCATTGGGTTCATCCCTGTTTGGGCACGAACATGCTCTACGAGTGTATTAAATTCATCTACATCCCAGGAGCCGGTGTGTTTGTATGGGGCCGTCAAACCGTTGTAAGCCGCTTTGACGGCATTGAAGATTTGTTCAGTAATTTTTGCCTTGAACGAAGTTTCAACTCTGTTCACAAGCTTAACCCAATCAACACGACCAGCAAGGAATCGTTCTAGCTCCTCGTAGATTGCTACTCCATACCAATCGGTATCAATTTGGTAAGGTTGTCCTTCAGCAATACGTTGGCGGCGAAGGTTATTAGTACCACCTGCAATTTTAGCAACTTCAAACAGTTCATCAGATTCAGGTGTAAAGGACAATTTATCGCCAAAAGCAGTCGAACGATAATCAACGAATTGATCGAATTGATCTTTGATACCTTCCTCTACACGAGCGTCAACAACTTCTTCGATAATCTCAAAGATTTCGTTTTTATTTCTACGGAACTTCTTAGCGTCAAACTTTCCATCTGCGGAACCAGTAAGTTTATTCAAAGCTTCACGAAGTTTTTCGTTTGCTTCTTCCTTCGAGTAAGTAGCTACAGAACCTTTTGCAAGGTCAATTGCCAAATCAATAATTGCATTTTGGTTTTCCATTATAATATTATTCCTCCTATATGTATGTTTATGTTATTAGGCTTGTACAACACGGAATGTGGTTGCTGGTTGACCGTAGACTTTACCTTTACCGATAACTACCGCAGCGAAGCGAGTTCCACCAGTAAGATCATTTGCATGGGCAAGTTTAGTTTTACCATTCACAGGAATAAGGAATTTATCAACTACACTAGTGCCATCAATCACATCATCAGTTACTGTTACATTATCACCAACAGTGAAATGATCTGCACGAGCTGGTTTACCTGCCTTATTAACGAAATCAAGAATCCCTTTTCCTGCCTCGTAAACAATTTCAGGAGAGGAGATGATTACAATTTCCTGAGTAACTACATCAGTGGGAGCTACACCATTTACCAGTTCACGCTCTCCTACTACTGGAGAACCCAGAGTAACAACTTGACCATTTTGAGTATCCGCAGCAAGAACTACACTTTCAATATTACCTGCTACAACAGACTGCATTTTATCTTTGCGAATCGCCATAATTTATAAAATCCTCCTTGTTTTTAAAAGAAAATAAAAAACACACCATTTTGGTGTATTTAATAATTGAGTAACGTTTTAAGATTTAGTCTTCAAACAGAACATCATAAGACTTCCCAGACTTTTTGACTTTTTCATTCTTTATTTCAATGTCGATAACTGGTTTAGTCTCGATGCTAAAATTAAGTTTTGCTTTTTTCTTACCAACTAGTGTGAAGAGTTTTTCTTCAATTTGTTCAAGTGTGAACTGTTCCTTTGATTCTTTAACAGGCTTCATCTCTTCTTCGGACAATTCATTTGCGAAAGAAGAGAAAAGGGCATTTTCAACATCCTCGCGTTCCTTTTGGAGTTTTGTGGAATACTCCGAAGAGACTTTAGAGAATTCTTCTTGCAATTGCTTATAGGTCTGGTTCAAAGATTCAATCTCTTGGTCTTTATCAGATAATTGCGATTCGAACCTATTCTTTGTTCTTTCTTCAGAGTGAGACTTAATTTGATTAGCAAAATTCTTAATAGACTCACTGAATAGGGTAGGGGATTCAGTAGATAGATCCATTGGAACATAATTAACTTTGAATCGCTGCATGGATGCTTGATCAATAGATACCTTATCACCTGTTACGGAGTAGGAGAAACCAACGGTATACCATTTTTCATAATCATAAGCAATTACATGGGATTTTTCGGTATCAATATCTACAAGAGCATACTTAGGATACTCGAATCCCCAATATTCATCGACAATGCTGCCGAAATTAGAAATTTCACGACTAACTTCTTCAAACAATTGAGAACCAGTAAGTGTAAAAGTATTAGGCGTTTTATTTTCAGATGGAGATCCTTCATCTGCAACTGTAAATTCAGTCTTTACCTTGTCTTCAAGTTCCTCAAGAGAGAAGTCTTCGTGGTTAATTCCTTTCGCTTGCAAGTCCTCCAATGTCAAACTGTAAGGCTCCAGCATTTTTAGAATTTCTTCCACTTTATTTCCTCCTTGCGAATCATTTATTTTAACCTCAGAAGAGGATGATTCATTTAACGAAAATTTGAGCTCTTTTAACATTCTTTGAAAATCATCTTTAAACTTATCTTTATCTAGTTGATATGCAACAATCGAAGCTGATTCAAAACATGGCTCAACGTGCCCACTGGGATCGGATTCCTTGTCGATGCCTAAAATACACAAAGCGGAGAAGAGGAATTTTTCTACTTCATACGTCTTTTGTCCATTAATATTTGAATAATTTCCTTTTTGGATTTCAATCTCCATTGATTGATTGAACTGCTGCCCGATCAACATTTGTGCTTCTGGGTAGCGACCAGTCCATAAAAACGCATTATCTACAACCAGATATTCATTAATGGAACCATCTTTTTCTTCGACTTCTTCCCAATATATGTTTGCACTTTCAGGAACTAATCCATAAGGAACGGTAGTATTGATCCATTTGGGCTTATCTCCTGACACATCGATTGCACCACCATGCCCACCAAAGTTTTCTGTTTCTTGCTCAAACTCGCCAACAATAGGGATATTAAACATAGATGGCAATGCCTCTTCAATTGATTTGCGAGATAAGTATGAATTATTTCTGTTGAGACCTGCATACAATACGCGGATCTTACATTTAGAAAAGAGAGGATTGATTTTTTCTACATCAGAGATATGAACATCAAAACGCAACATTTTTTCATACATATAATTTCACCTCCTTACCCTGCAGAGTTGCTTTCTAAATCTTTTGTTTGCAACCCTTTATCTGTAAGATCGGTCTCATTCTTTGTTGGAGCACCATTTTTCTTATTTGGATCTCCCGAGGTCGTATGGCTTGATTGCAACGGTACGAGTTTTAAAGGTAATTCTAATACTTCATTCTCAAGATATGTATTCAAATACATTGAACTTGGTTGAGACCCCATAACGGCAATAATCTCATTTTTGACAGGCATACCAAACTGAGCCGCCTTTAGTCTACTATCCAAATATGCATCCTTATTATGTCTGGTTGTTTCAAGAATTCTAACCCTAAACTTATATGCACCTGTTTGAGTTGCCTTTAGATGTTCATTTATCCATCTCTCAATATCCTTGATTAAAATGGAGGAATCGGACTCATCTGCTATGATTGAGGATTTTAATGCTGCGCTTGAGTTTGAATTTGAACTGAAAAGCAACTCGGAAACTCCAGCCTCATTCCAATATTGACTCGTTGCTTGTCCAACTTTGTTTTTATCAATAGAATCGCGATCAAAATTTATCGCCTGTATGTCCATCGGGGAGGTCATCAAACCAACTTGCGGAGGAAGGTTCTCTTCGATATTGTCATGAAAGACTTGTGCAAAGTCTTTATCAATTAAGAATGAGTTTATTTGAGCATCCTTGTCCGTTCTCATAGGTATCTTCTGAAATAGGAGTTTATAGTTGCCGATTTCCTCATTATTTTTATTTAATGCCTTGAAATCTGCTATATCAAGAAGGCCTTCAAACAATGAAACAAAGGGAGGGATAGAATAGATGTCAGAATTAGCTTTTAAACAAATCGCAAATGGAGATTCTATTCTCACTATTTTATCCTTATTACCTTTTTTGTTTTGTAAATCATTATAAATACGCTGGAACTCATCTGGATAAGATTCTATCTTATTGGTTGAGTTAATTGTTGAGAAATCAAACGAATATCCCAACAAGCCTGTGGTAGCATCTATAAATGACAAGCGGCAATAATCAGGATTCAATTCTTGTATATAAAAACCATCTTTAGATACTCTTGCATAGCCAAAAAATACTCCGTCTCGATAAGTAATCAACCTAGCTTTGGTAAATTCATTTTTGATGTTCATACGTTCTACGTAATCAACATTCTTGATATATAAATTTTTATACTTTGCTGGGTCTATCTTTTCTGGATTAGATCCAAACCCCTCAATGACGTAATCAAGATTATAGAGAGTTGCGTAGTAGTTGATTAATCTTCGATATTGTGATGAGGTATAATAGAGCTGCTTGCTGATTTCTCTGAGTTTTTTTTGATTTTCACTATTCGATTTATCTTTTAAGTATTTTTTTATATCCTCTTTGCTGAATGTACCCACTACTCGACTTGAGGCGTTTTCTGTATTTAGATTAATAAGTGCGATTTCCTTGAATGTTGCTAACATTTGTTGTCTTTCAGTAATCTCTTGGGACAATTTATCACCTCCTTAATGCTTTGAATAGATGTTAGGCTTACGCATTAAGAAAAAGTCATGAGGGTTAAGATTCACTTTTTCTCTTGTTTTATCCATAAAGGCTTTTATGTACCATAATCCCATACTTAAAGAACTATATCTATCCTTATCAACCCTTTTAGTTAATTGTTCTACAGTGAACTTACCACCGGGAAGTTGCTTGATTTTTAAGTTTGCTACTTCCTCAAGTAAAAGATCTGTCTGGGTGTGAGGATATATTTTTCGAACATGTTCCTTGTCATTTATATCGTAGTTATTATTAGTATTTTTAACTAATAGCTGCAGTTTCCCACTCTCCACCATATCTATGAAGTTAACAATTATGTCGTGGTTAATTCCTTGGGAGGTAAGAGCATATAATATTTTTTCTGATTCGCTTGACTCAGGATCATCATCGGTGTTAATTGTATTCCAACATCCCAAATTATCACCCGTAATTGGATCTACTGTATCTTTCAGGAGTTCATCCTTTAATCCAACGCCAACACCATTGGTATCTACCACTACTATTTTCGCATCGTATAATAATTTCAATCTTTTTACTTCAATAGCCTGGGCGCTAAAATTAAGACCATTTGGTAGGTTTATTAAGTTTACCAAATAAATTTTCAGAATTTTTCCATCTTTACTTCTTTTGATTTTTAATATCGAAATTGAAGTTTGGTTATTGTTTTGAGAAGATGATCTCGCCACGTCAACAGAAATTACATATTCTGATTTTCCATCACTTTTGAATTCAGGAGAGGACAATGTTCTTAAGTCGATGACCTTATTAATATTTACTATTGCTCCATCAGAGGCACCAACCCATTTACTCTCGTAATTCATAGCAAAGAAGGTAGGAGAGAGCTTGCTTTTTTTATCTAGTAGTGCTGATTTAGGTTCACCTCTACCATAATTAACTGCGAGCTGCCAATCTGAACCAATCACCATTTTACCCTTCAATTCTGCCATTTCATCGAGCATTCTTAAATTTCTTTCGAATTCATCTGAACCTCTAAAACCCGAAGTTGTGAAAAAATTGATTTGACCATTCAATTCCTCAGGATTGATTACTGCTTCTCTCCCGATGGTTCTTCTGGGTACATTGGGTATTGGTTCAAGACAGTCTTCAAATAGTGCATTATTGAGAAGTGCTGATTCTTCGATTTGCAGTCTCTTCCGTCGCTGCCCCTTGCTGCTTTGTGCATTAGCAAGAACATCAATTCTTCCTCCAGAAATAAAATTGACTTCTGCACTATCTTTTGAGAAAGAAGGATTGCCCGCAACTTCATTCTTTAATAATGGGTAAAACCTTATTAACTCTCGCCACTTATCTTCGAAAATACTGCTTGCATTTTGTAGAGTTTGAGCAGTCATAGAGATCTCAATGTCTGGATAAAAAATAGCAGCATGAACCATGCCCATTACTTCAATAAGCGTTTTTCCATATCCTCGTGGAAAAACTCCATAAGTAGAAAGAAATCTTGCTATTGATCGTAAGAACACTCTCTGATCTAAATCAAGTCTTATTCCTCCAGTTTCTGGAGTAATTAAGTCATACCATAGATCTGGATTCCATCTACACCAACTAACAAAATCTTTATATTTACTCAAGTTTCTTGTGAAATTATCAATCTGATTTTCAGTTTTCATTTCAACTGTGTTATTAAAATCGGGATTCCTTACATCTAATCGATTTTTTGTATGTTTAGCGCTATTAGATTGAAAGTTATTATAAGATGTCATCATCTTCACCTTCAGTCAATCTATCATATTCCTTTTTTCTCTGTTCGTAGAATGAATAAATTTCTTTATAGTCTGCAACTGGAAGACCCTTGAGATCACGAACGTAATTTACATAGCACCAAATAGTGAAATCTACGGAATCCTGAGGTCTTTCCTTGAAATAGGGAAGTATCTCAATGACATCGATGGCCTGTTCAACATTTCGCGTTAGTTGCGAGAAGCTATCTAAGCCATCTGAAAGATCAGCTTTGGAAAGTTGTGAGGGATTTATTTTAGCAGCCGTAGCAGCTTCCTTTGCCAGCTTTCCCCAGGCCTCGGCTTCCTTATAGAGACCCTTCGTTGTAGCTAACTCCTCTTTTACTCGATAGCGTACATAGATCTGCAAAGCTTCTGTATGCATAGCTGTTCTTTCAGGATAATTGACTTTAAGTTGTTTGTACTTTTTCTCAAATAAGACAACTTCCTCTGTGGGATAATCTCCCCATTTATCAATCAATTCTTTCAGTGTTTCCTCATTGGTTGTGAAATTTGGGGGTGTAGAGACAATGCACTCAGGTACTTGGTTAACGTATTGTTCACTATCTGAGAATGTTTTACCTTTGTAATTAGGTAAAGACGACAACTGAGGTATATACTTACCCCAATCTCTTTCGCTTCGTTCAAATGTTTCTTCAATAAAAGGTTTATTCATAAGTGCAAGAACTAGCTTAATTCTGTCTAAATAACCAGGTGAATCTTTTAATCCTATATAATCTACAATACAGTTTTTGCATACCGCTAGCTTATCTGATGAGAAGAGGGGATTGGTATTAACATAATAATTATTCAATGCTTTAGCCTTGTCACACTTAAGGCAAACGACCCTTTCAGGCTGTTTAAGTTTCATGATTTCACCTTCCTATAAACTCCCGAATAAAAAAAGTGAAAGGGCAGGAGGGAGTGGCCCGTTTTAGATATCTGCAAAGATAAATCCCTTTCAAAAATACAAACAACAAAAAAGACGATCATTAAAATCGTCTGACGAATTCTTTGTATTTTACTTTTAACCTTCATCTCCATCAATGAACTCTATTTCATAACCAGCCATTGACAGTAGATCGATTTGCAGCATTTCAACGTCATCCTGGAGTTTGTCCAAGCGTTCGGAAATTGCGCCGTGATACGCGGCGTGATTCCAAATTGACGAGAGAGCTTCTTTGAGCTGAACTTTATTTTTAACTTTGATAACCTGATCAACATAGTTGTCTAAAATAAGTTCAATATTTGGTTTATAACTTGGAATGATAACTACGTTTGTATTTGAAGGTAAATCTTCGTCAGATAAAAACGCAGAAGGGAGGTCGTTATCGGGTTCATTTTCTGGCTCGCCCTGAAGATACTCTGCCTCTGTCAATATTAATGCCTCCTATACATTTACATCTAAGCGGATATTGTATGTAGCTAATCGGCCTTCTTCGTTATCGAAGATAATTAGTTTTTGAGCTGGTTTACTTGTTTTTCTTATTTCTTTTGCATAGGCATCCACACCAGACAAACTTGAGTTTACAACAATTTCAATGCCATGCACTTCATTCTCTTCATGATGATGAATATGACCCATAAAGCAAAAATCTGGAATGCGTTTTGTCATCAAGGTAAGATTCTCAACAACATTTCCGACTCTATCCCTATGACCATGCACAGCAAATATAGTTTTACCACAAATTTCGGTTGTAATTATTTCGTCATCGTATGTATTTTGAATAAATTCGATATTAGATAAGTGCGATAGCCTTGCTTTTAGGAACCAAGGTACAATGTCAGCGAAACTCTCTTTTGCAATTTCATCGTTTTTGTTTGGAGTTACACGATCATGATTCCCACGACAGTTATAAAACTTGACCGATTCAAATTCATTGGAAAGAGTATGTAATACTTGCGCCATGGATTCAGACACTTCCATTGTCTGAGTTATTACATCTTCAACGCTATTAATCCGAGTTGTGGTGTGAATCCAACCGTTAATTAGGTCTCCCAATGAAAACACGTGAATAGTTTTTACGTTATGACGTTTAGCATCTTCAATTGTCCTATTTACAACTTTATTAACTCTTTTGTAAAACTCATTGTTATCAAACTTATTCCAGTAACTGTTTGCAAATAATCCTTTATGCCAGTCAGATAGAAGGAGTGCTGCTTCTTTATTTGAATCGTATGTATTCTTGGGTTTATTAGTTACTAACAGAGGATAATTCTCAGATAGTCTGTGGGCAGCCTCTACGACAATACCCCTAATTCCATCGATCTTACCTTGTTCATTAATTAATTTATTGTATTCTCTACGCTGGTCACGAAATTGAACAGTTTTCTTTTGAATTTCTATCTCTTTATCTGTCAATTTCTTATATACTTCATCTTCGAATAGAGTGGAGGAGGCATAATCATAACCCCTTTTAAATGATGAGAAGTCTTTTCTCCACTTCGATTCAGAAAAAGATTCTCCAGATTCTTCGTTCATGAGAATAGTTATTTCATCCCAGGTTACGCCATATGTATCCTTGTTTGAACCAAGACGATACAAATATGATTCAATACTCTCATCAGTATTCTTTTTTGTTTGCGGAGTATTGTTCATTTAATCACTCCTTTGGTTGCACTGGATTCTCTTCAACCAGCTGAAATGACAAATTCTTACCGTCAAAACGTTTTAATGCTTCCTTAATATCATAAATAAATACGCCTTCTTTTGTTTCTTCAGTCAGCTCCATAGTTTCGTATTCGAAAACACCTTTATATGATTCCGTTGTTTTACTTTTAGCCATATTAGATTCTCCCTTTCAGTATTCGATGTTTATTAATGGGGAAGAGGTATAGTCTAAATCGACTACACCACTTAAAAGGAATTGATTTTTCTATGTATATCTTAATGAAATTATAGTTTTACTGAGTCTTTGAGTGCTTTTGCTGGCTTGAAGGTAGGCTTTCTAGATGCGGCAATTGCAACAGCGGCTTGCTGTTTAGCGGTAACTTCATCTACGCCTTGTTCTTTAAGTTCTTTGAATAGTTTTGGATTCATTCCATTTCGAGCTTTCGTTTCACGTGATTCAAACTTACCGAATCCAGCAATATTAACATCCTCGCCATTTTTGAGTGCTTCTGCAATCTGATTAAATACATCAATCACTACATTTTCTACGTCTTTCTTTGCGTAATCGGTATTGTCTGCAACATTATTAATCAAATCTTGCTTATTCATGTAATATTTCTCCCTTAGAATTTATATTTATATGTTTTTTAATAGAGGATTTTTACCCCTATCATATGGAGACCTTTTAGATCTTCAAAAAATCCTTATTAAATATAGGTATTTTACGTATATTCATTTTAAAAGTGTGCAACTTTTGGGCAAAAACGACCTAAAAATAGGTCTTTTTGAGAAGAATACAAGACATTTAGCAGTCTCGAAGCGATCTTGTCTTTTTTGTTTTTTGAAATTTTAACGAGTAGAGAATGCATTGTTGACTCATTAATTTGAATCTTATCAATATAGAATCTATAGTACTTTATTACATCGTCAATCTTCCTGTCGCGTTCTTCTTCAGATAAATTGCTTGAATATGTATTATTTATTTTAGTTACCATTGTTTCTACGTAGCTTAATATCTTATTTTCTTGTCGTCTGTTGCTTTTTTTAATCTCCCCGGGTAATAGTAAATCTATTAACTGAACTTCTTCAATAGGACTTGCATAATTTAACTGAGCCATTTCTTCGAATAGGAAATCCATTGGACAATTATACATTGTCGTCTGAATGTCATTTGATTGACTGACGTATTTCCAAAATAGAGGCTTCTTATTGAGCAGTTCTTTTGTCTTAGATATTCGATCAATCTCTTTATTGATATCAATATCAAACATTTTTTTAGCAAGATCGATACATATACCTGATAGGACAGTAACAACGTCAATCTTTTTTAAGAGTTCCATGATTTCCTCTTCAGACTTCCCTTTATTCAACATATCCCAATAACGAGACATGCAGAGCTGTCCAACATTAACCGTACGCCCAATGTATCTTTGACTATTTGATAACTCATTATCGATAATAGCCATATCTCCATTGTTAACCTTATACTTTTTTTTGCTACTCGACACCTTGTTGATGCATACATTGTATTTCCCAAATACATGCTTTGTTAACTTAAGCAAGCAATCGTCCTTAATGAGAAGTACAGTATCACTATCGTAGTCACTGCCTGATAGAATGTCTTGTAAGGGGAACTTAATTGCATTCACACAGACAATATTGTCTGTAAGATTCAAATATTCGTCTATAAATTTACTTTTAACATTCTTGACCAACAAAACATTATTCGGACTAGTATGCGGATTTCTAAATCCGCTTAGTTCAGTTTCTTCAAAAAGCGTTGTGTGAACTTCGTTTTCGTTTAAATCTACGCATTGCGGTTCACTCGTATCTAACTTTCCAATAGCGTGATACAAAAACTCGATGGGATTGCCCAACATGACACAGTAGTCGCCATTAAGCCTTACTTTGCCGTTTTTAATATGGGTGACATAAGATGAGATGGTCTTCTTTCTAAAGTTCTTGAACAGTTTTGTTTTAACAATATCTTGATTGGTGCTATATAAATCCACAAACATCTTATTGGTATTCATGTCATTTTTGGTTTGTTCTAGGTATGAAATGAAAAATCCATCTTCGTTTTTAAGTCTATTTATGTATTCTTTTTCGAGAAACGTAAAATTCTTAATGTCTTCTCTTGTCATTGGTAGTGAATTAATCATTTGGTAACTAGTCTGCTGTAATACTCTTCCCATATCGTCATATCCGCGCTTAGATTTCTTTTCACTCTTACAAACGCCGAACAAACATTTATCTTTAATTACGATCTTTTTCCAGTACTCCCACATGTTCTTTTCAGATCCCTTGAGGCGGCTGAATTTTAGCGCTTTAAGGCTGCTCGGAGTAGTAATAAAATGAACATCTTTAGCAAAAATCTTCTCTGAATGCATACTTTCTAGTTCCCAATCGTCATAATTGGTTCCAAGTGGACAATGATTCCTTAAGAAGCGTTGTATATTACAGCTAAAGGCAGCACTCTTAAACATGTGATTACGTAACAGCATCATTGACTTTCCTTCTGGAAAGTAAGATGACTCCAACAGAGATTCGCCATCAAATAAACTGTTTGATATTAGCGATTCTTCAAGAAAGCTATCAAGATATCCATCTGAACCTGTTCTAACTACATTAGAAATTCTGTTGAAAGTACTTTTAACGTCGCTAATAATCAGAATGTTGTTTGGATCTACATGTATAGTATCCTCTAGAGATGAACCAACCAGACTTTCATAGGCGAGTAAGGAGGGGAAGTCGATATCAATATTATCATCCCGGAAATCTATGCCCATTCTACTCCATTTGATCATCGGTTCATAAAGCTTTTCTTTGATAAATAGACACTGACCAATTCTTGATTTAGCACTAGAACGTTTATAAACAACATATTTTACTCCGTTTAAGACGAAACCATCACTATAAAGCTTCTTTCTGAGGTCTGACTGAGAAACACCGATCCATTTTGGTTGATCTAGCTCTAATAATATTGATTGAACAAAATCGTTTAATTTTTCTCGGTACTCGGGCTTATCTTTCAGGTTTTCTATTTTAGACTCAATTTTTTTGATTGTCTGCTTACCTGAGTCAACTTTTTGCTTAAACTTCACGTTAATAATATCAGTTGATAATAGCTTTCCATTAGTTTTTTTTGCTGTAGTCTTCAATCCTAAGCTAATTACTTTATTTAACTCTAGACTAGATGGAACCATTCCTATGTATTTTAAATCTAAATCTCTACCCCTGAACATATGGTTGTATATGTCACTACCTTCAATGGAGGGTATGTATACGGGCTTGTGAAGTTCAGTCAATAATAAGTCCTCCTTAATTGTTTAATATTATTATAATTACTTAATAAGAGCAGACACAAATTCCGGATCTGATTTATAAGGTTCACGGTAATATTTCTTTTGTGCTTCTTGTTTTAACCATGTAGCTTCATTATCAATTACTTCTTCTATGTATTTGATACAATCTTTGGTTCCTTGCTTCATTTCTGGTGAAACATCTCTATCATCATAGTAGTCTTTGTCTCCATCGTAGTACATGTCCTGCATTTCTTTAAAGTGTTTTGTCATTAATTATTTATAAATCCTCTCTAATTTTGAATTCAGAGAGTAACATTCAAAAGGTACATTGCCATCTGTATTCCAGAGAATGTTTATCTCTGTGAATCAAATATATCAACAAATAAACTGTGTGTCAATCGATATTAATATTTTTATTTTATTGACTTTGTTTTCATTATAATGATAAAATGTAATTAATCGAAGGGAGGTTGCAAAGATGAATGCAGCTAAAAACAATATAGTAGGATTACATACAGGAACAGTATATGAAGACATAAGAACTTTTGTTTCCAAATTTGAAAGTAAGAACACTCAGAGCAACTATGAAAGAAGCATTAGATCTTTCTTCATGTGGTTTGCTCAGAAATCAATTGAGATGCTTCAGAAAGATGATTTGCATGTTCGAAATGCAGATGTAGTAAAATACCAGGTCTACTTAAGAAATCATGAAGCAGATTATACAAACACGACTATTAATAATATGATGGCTGCTATCCAAAGTTTGTATGAGTTCCTTGAAATAAATGAGTATGAAGTTAATTCTAAGTACTTGAAAGTCGATGTTCTCCCAGACGATTCTGAATCTGCGGGCAGTCTATTTTTTAATGAAGCAGAGCTTATGGCTAACCTGGTTAAGAAACAAACCAAGGGTCAGGAAAAATCATCTCTCATTAGGCTTGCTTACACCACAAGTTTTCGTAAGTCTTCACTCTTGAAACTTGGGTGGACAGATATCAAGAAGAATCCAGAAGCAGATCATTATTTAGTAACTACTATAGGTAAAGGAGGTAAGAAACATACTGTTCCCATATCCTCTGAATTGTATTCTGAATTACTGTTAATAAAAGAACAAAAGTATTATGAGAAATACAGCGATAATAAGATATTCCACTTAAGCAAGACAACGATACAAAGTATGATGGATTCACTTAAGAATGAAATGGGCATATCGGAAGAAAGAAACATTGTATTTCACAGTTTCCGAAACGTTGCTGCAAGCTATGGGTCTCTTGAAGAAGTGAAGGAACATTTGAATCATAGCGACATCAACACTACAAATAAATACTACAGACATAAGTTGAAGGATTACTCACAGAGCATTAGTCTAAGAATGGACGATAGGCTTGATGATGATGTGTTTGAATTGCTCAGTAAAGAAGAACTGATCCAACTCATCAAGCAGCAATCTGTAGGAACCATTATTCAAATGAAGAAAGAAGCGTTAGAAATGATTAGTCAAAAGGAGATGATTGGTTGAGCTTTATTGAACTAAAATTAACGCCTGTACGAATGATGTTTCCAAAAAAGGAAGCAGACAATAAGAACGACTTTCGGATATACGCATGTATTACGAATAGCAGCGAGGTTGAGAAGAATGAGTACGGAAATGTTTCAATAAAAGGCGTTATGCAACGTTTGGAGTTAGATACTGAGTATACAGCACAAATTGTTCTTGATAAAATTGATCCGAAATTTGGAGCAAGTTATAACATCATATCCATATATCAAGATGTACCGGAAACGTTAGATGGACAAAAAGAATTCCTGGCTACAATGATGACGGAAATACAGTTGGCTGAAGTATACCGAACTTATCCTGACGAGGATATTATAGAGCTGATAATGAAGGATAAGTTCGATTATAAAAAAGTAAAACACTTTGGAGAAAAAACATTGATAAAGATTAAAAATCGTATTGAAGAAAACATTGAGTTCAAAGATATTCTTAGTAAATATGCTAGGTTCGGAATTACATATGAGATTATCACAAAGTTGAAAACATTGCTTGGGTCTATCCAATTAGCAACGCAGAAACTCGATGAGTGTCCATACATACTTACCAAGCTAAACGGTTTTGGATTTAAACGCGCAGATAAGATAGCACGAGCAATGGGTGTGCAGTTTAATGATGAAAATAGAATTGAGTATGGAATCAGATATACACTCGAAGATAACGAACAGCAGGGTCATACCTTTATGTATCGTGATGAGTTGTTAAGATCTTCATCGGAAAAGTTAGAGGTTGAAGAATGCTTGGTTGAACAGATTCTTGAAAAAACAGGGGAATTGAAGTTTATTGATGATAAAGTATCACTCATTAAAGCGTATAATGCAGAAAAATACATAGCAAAACGATTGAAGATGATGTTAAGCGAGAGCAATGGTGAGGAGTTAAACTTTAATCCTGATGAGTTTATTAAACAAATTGAAAATAAATATAAGGATATTTTAGTTAATGGTCTAACGCATCAACAGAAAGACTTTTTTAGGATGATTAGACATTCAAAGGCGGGATTGCTTGCAGGATATGCTGGAACGGGAAAAAGCCAATTACAAAAATTCCTTATTGAATTATTAAGCCAGTTGAAATTAACTTATACACTTTTATCCCCTTCTGCACAGGCTGCCAAAGTAACAAAGCAATACACAGGATTTGACGCTCAAACAATACATCGGAAGATTGGCTATGGTGCTGGCAAGGATGAAGAAATGATGTATGAGATTAATGAGGATTTTGTAATAATCGATGAATCGGGTATGACTGACATTTACATCCTTTCCTCACTTTTAGCAAAGATTAAGAACCCTAAAGCGAGAATTCTCTTTGTAGGCGATGACTTTCAGTTCTTGTCAATCCAAGCTGGAAACGTTTTGCATGATTCAATTGAAAGTGGAGTTATACCTATGACTAAGTTAGATATTGTTTTTAGACAAGAAGAGGGTGGACTTCTGGATGTTGCTACAAAGATCCGAAAGGGAGAGTACTTCCTTAAAGACGATTTTGAAGGTAAGAAATTGTTTGGGAAGGATTTGCTGATTCATTGTCTATATCAAGCTGATATGGAGAATGGTTATAAGCATTATTACAATTACCTTCTTAATGAGTATGAGCCCGAAGAAATAATGGTGTTGACTCCAACTAAGAAGAATAAACTTGGTACAGTTCAAATAAATAAATATATTCAATCTATTGTAAATGCTAAGTCAGAAGATAAACTTGAATATGAATACGGTAAGGATAATGAAAATGTGATCCGAGTAGGAGATTATATCCTTAATACAACAAACATGTACAGAGTTAAAAACCTAGAAGAAACTATAGTGGATATTGTAAATGGTGATTCAGGAAAAGTAATTGACCTAAAGTTTGAAGACGCTAAAACAGATTCAGATGAATTGCTGGAACGTGATAAGAAGGGGATAATCATTGAGTTTGATACTGGAGCATTTAGAATTGACTATAAAGATGTATTTCAATTGTTAGCTGCCTGGTGTAGAACTGGACATAAAGCGCAGGGCGATAGTGCACCTGCAGTATTAAGTATTGTTGATCGATCTCATAAGTTCCAGGTATCAGCAAACATGCTTTATACAATGCTTACAAGAGCCAAGAAAAAGGGGATACTAATTACTCAAGCTGAGACAATTAATTTTGCAATCCGCAAAGTGGAGAGTAAACGCAGAAATACGCATCTTTGTGAATTACTAAGACTGGATAGTTTCAATGAGTAATACAGCTTTCATTCAAGTCCCAAACTATATTGTAAGAGATCCGAATATTAACCCACTGGACTTCTGCGTTCTAGCCAGTTTAAAGTATGCTCATTTCTTTTCTGGTAGTAAAAAGGATTTGTTCGAGGTAGACTTCAATGAGGTAAAACGGGTAATAGGAATACATGACAATAGAACCTTAAAGAAATCACTAACAAATCTATATGAGCAGGAATACATAATGGACGAAGTAGTTATACATAGAAAGCAGATGAGCGTTGTACGATTGAATAAAATATTATTCACAAAACCATTTACACAGCTCCCAACCAAACTGTTCACCAGGATAAACAACATAGGTTGCGTTGGGTTTAGGCTGCTATACTATTACGAAAGCTTTATTATTAGAGCTAACACAATAAATCAGTTTTGCTATGCATCTCAAGAGACAATTCAACGTGATACTGGAGTGTCGGTTAGATCAATTATTGAATACAATAAGCGATTAAAGAATGCAAAGTTGTTGAATATTACAGAGCACAAGGTTAGATCTGAATATGATGAAGATGGAATGATGAATTGGAACAGATACAATAACCATTATGATGTGAGACTAGAGAATCTTCTTTAGTCTCTTTTTTCTGTGAATATTACCCCTTGATATGACGCCATTTTTTGCTAAGTGCAAAAATTACCACTAGAGGTGCAAAATTTACTAGTTTGAAGTGCAGAAATTACTAGTTTGAAGTGCAATTTATGCTGCATATTTTGCACCTATATAAAGAGTATATATAGACTATAGAAATATAGACAATTAGAACCAGTATTTAAAGGGGGGCGAAAAACATTTTCCCCCTGTTTGGCAATGATCGCTTGCGCTTGGGTATTATATTTGAATTTGATTATATTTAAATTGTTAAAGGTTGAGTGATTATTATAGTTCTTGAATTAGCTAATAAATTAATCATGAATTTGAAATATAAATGTTCAGGTGAGGTGTTTGTACTTGTTTGGGGAGGTATGTTCTGATTCTATTGATTACTCTTTAGAATTTGAGCTTAAAATCGATGTTAGAGGTTTGACTATATAGAATTTAAACTTGAAGTATGGTGGAGGGAGATTCTTTGATTATTGTTGGAGGATCTTGCTAGTGCCTCATCTTGCTTATTCGCTATTAATTAAATCAATGAAATTGAAATTAATTACACAGGCAAGGTGTTTGTATTGGTGGAGGTAGTTATATGCTGAATTCATGATTAATTAATAAGAGATTAGAGCGTAGAATTGAAGTTGGGGTGTATCCTACGCTCATACATTTTATCGGGTTTGTTGCTACTTCGAGTTTAAAGGTATTTCCTCAATTAGTTCTGGATTTATATTCCTAACATTGCCGACAGACTTAGATACTGGATAAGAAATCATTATATCTGCAGGAAAAGGAACTAATAACTCTTGAAACACCCATCTTTCAATAAATCAAGTATCCCTACTCTAACAATTACCCGAAATGTTATCGCAAATTGAAAATGTGACGATTGACCATTTTATCGTGAGGAGAGAAAAGTGTAGATTTTATAAGGGAATAAGATGAAGAACAGGTCGAAAAGGGCTATATCGTTAACTCGACATCGTAAAACCCTATATAGAATAAGGGGGAAATGGTGATTTTGATGTTTAAAATGGGCAAAGAGAGGATAAGACGTAAAAAAGTAAGGTGAAAAAGTGTATATAAACAAAGGGGAAAATGGGGGTAATACGATTACGAATACGATGTCAAATTTGATGAAAATGACGTAAAACAGTGAGAAGGGAAAATTATGAATGGGTGTGGAAATGGATGTGCTGCCGAATTTTTTTGCATATCTGCCAGTTTTTGGGCTTTTAACTATCCCCCCATACCCTTCCTAGATGGTATATAAGATATATTGTGTACCATCTAGAGATAGGACAATCATTGCATGAGGTGATTTGAAAATGAGATGAAAATTTTCGAAAAATGTGGCCAAACTCAATTTTAAATTAGAAGCCTCATGCCTGGGGGTGCAGTTTTATCGAGCCTTAACATAAAATGGGCAAATTTTGTCTTATCTATGAGTGTACTATCTAACTAGTACACTCTATCTTGTTATATCTATCATTCTTTACACGATCATCTCTTATGTGTCCTATTTAACGGTTCTCATACACCAATAACATTCATCATTTTGGGGGGGAATGAATTATCGATACATCTAAATTAAAAAAAGGTCGACTATTTAAGAACTACAAGGAGTTATGCTTATTCTTGAATGAACCCATTAAGAATGGAACATCAAAAAGGAAGCAGCTCGAAGACTGGACAATGTATTTTGAATATACTAGGCTTGGCAATAAATATAATATTGAAAAGGTTTATAAGAAACCAAGACACAAACTTAGTAGATATGGATACATAAGTGACATAGAGGAGTTATTGCTTGATCTAATTATACAGGAAAGGAATGGGCAAGCCTTTCTTCCTAAGAGTTCATTATTTTTATTATTAAATATGGTTCATGATAATTATAATTTTGGACGTAAACATGTTCCAAAGTTAAGCTTGTTCACCGACATAAGCGAGAAAGAAATATATGAGTTCTATGATCTATCTAGGGATTCATTAACCAGGAGCTTAGAGAATGCACTAAACAGGCTTAAAGAGAAGTCTTTAGTAATGTGGTCTTATGCTATGACTGTGTGTATAATTGATGCTAATGTTGCTATAAATGATTCAGGAAAGATCAAGGCAGTTAAAGATTCATATAAGAAAGATAAGTATGGTAATAGGGTATATAGCTTTGGAATAAGTTCTAGTGTGAGAATGACCCATAGGGAAGCAACTAAGAATGAGGTTCAAATAATACTAGCAGCTGAACGCGATGTAATGGACGAATTAGAATGTCATGATAAACAAGAGGTTGTAAAAAAGGGATTGTGGGACACATTTAAAAGTAGAGTACAAGCTATTACTTTTGACAATCACAATATTTATTTTTACTATAATTCTTATAAGATTATTTTTAATGAAGAACATGCTTTAAACGCATTACAAGACATTCAGGACATTGATAATTTCACACTTACTGACGAAGAGAAAATGAGCAGATTTTTAAATGTAAACAATAATATTAAATCAAAGCTGCTGGAAAATGGGAAAACAAGGCACAATAGAGCTATAAAAAGCAAAGAGAATTATTATAGATCTGTGCTCACATACATAAAAAACAATAAGAAGTTAGTTAACACATTAATTGATCAAAATGCCACAAACATAAGGTCTGATATTGAAAAAATCCATTTAAATAAAGGAGAAAATACTTAAACATGATTAAAAAGTTGGCTATAACAGGCTTATTATATAAGTATATTAATAAGGTTGTTTTGTCCAACTTTTTATTGAAAATATAAGTATTCACAAGGATTTTTTCTTAATTATCGATTGAGTATTAATCTTAGTGCTTCGCACATTAAAGGCACGTCACAAAAATCCGCTGAAGCGTCTGTTTTGCTCCGTACAGCCTTACGGCTGTCGATATCAGATCACCTTTAACCGTCAAAAATAATTGGCGGTTTATTTGTATTTATAACAAAATAAACATACAAATACAGTATAAATATATTGACTAATCTCAAAGTTAAGCGTATAATTGACTTATAGATAAGTGAGGTGATATCATAATGAGTGACCAAGAAATCATATCTCTAATCAAGTCACTAGCTAAACAAGGTAAGTACTTCCTCAGACTTCATGCAAGGCAACGAATGACAGACCGCAATATTACGACTGCTGACATCGAGGACATACTAATCAATGTCAACCGCATCCTAAGAGTAGACACAGACAATCCTGACGGCATCACATCATACAAGGTTGAGGGTGGAATACATAGCCATAGACTGGCAATCAAGTTTGATGAAGAAAATGCAATCATAATCATAACGGTAATGGATAAGCGGTGAGAAATCACCGCAAGTCCATCTAAAAGGAGAATGTTACATGGGTACTTTAATGTCAAAATGTGTAGAGTGTGGCTCAAAAGATTTAACTGATATTCTTCATACAATGGAACACCAGGAATATGGTAAGACGTTTGTTATCGAACATATTCCAGCTATCCAGTGTAATCAATGCAAAGAAATTTACCTCAGTCCAAAAGCAAGTAAATACATTGATAAGCAACTAGCCATATTTAGAAACGAAGGTTTCGAGAATGCAGCGAAGGAAGTAGTTAAAAGCAAGGGAATTACTCAGGAAGAGTTAGGAGCAGCTTTAGGAGTTACTAAGCAAAGAGCTAATCAGATTCTTTCTGATGGCAATTTGGATGCTCAAACAATGATTAGGGTTTCAAATGTTGTGAATGAACCTGTAGAGGTGTTATTTAAGTTTAGACGTATCACAGAGAAGGAAAGCAAATACTATATAGTCTAACCGCTCATATGTAGCGGTTTTATTTTTGACATTCAATTCGAAAAGTAAAGAAATGACTTGACTTTATTAATAAAATCATTATAATTATAAATATAAGGTTAATCATTTAAAGAGGAGTTGTTATCAAGTGAGTCAATCTAAATTAGCAGTTTTAAAAAGTCAGTGGCAACGTAAGCAAGCATTAAAAGGTCAAACTGTATATGGGTCCTTAATCCTTCGCTAATAAAATAAATATAACTATATAAATTGTACTATAAGGAGATGTATTATAATGAACTTCAATCAACTTTCCCAAATGGAACAACTGGATTATCTTTCCGATCTTCTGGCCAACGAAATCTTTAACTTTGGTACTCACCCATACAACGAATTATTACCTGGTCAGCAACTGACAGTTAAACAGGGCTTTCATGAATCACTGAAAGATGAAAACATCCAAGTAACAGACTTTCTTATTCAAGCAGTCGAGAATGAGTTTACTGCATCTCCAATGACTTCATTCCTTCTTGAGTACGTAGCGCTCAATGACACTAATCACGAACGCACAGACGAAACGAAAGCTATAAATGCAGCATTGAAAATTGTGAAATTGTCCAATCAAAAATTTATAGTTCCAGGTGGCTATATCATTCCAAAAGGTTATACACTGTATCACCCTACATTCGGTTACTTTGGCTTCAAAGGGGATGGTAAACCTTATACACCAGCAGGAGGCAAAAAGGCTTTACAATCGATCCTGACCGAAGGCGGGCTGCTTGATTTCACTGACTCAGTCTGGTGGATGGAAAAGATTTAAATTAAACTAATGGAGGTGAAACCAATGAAACAAATCAAAGCGGGTTAAAATAAAAGTAAAACAAACGCTTGACTTTAAACAATAAAATAAATATAATAAAAATATAAAGTCAATACATAGGAGGCGATTGTATGAATAGAACGGGAAAAAGGAAGGCTTTAAAATCTTACAATGAAGAAGTAAAACACAAAAGGCAGTTTTAAAGGATAACGAAGTACAGAAGTTATTCAATCAGGAAAGAGAGGAAGAAGTCCGAAAGCTAATTTCTAAACGCTATCCTGAAGGAAATTACATAAACGTAAATAATAGAGGCTTGGAACTTATTAAAGAGATGACAAAAGGAATATCACAATGGAGAGACATCGATCCAATTGAGGCATATAGCAATCTAATAGTGTTTAATGAAATGTTAACGTTAGCAGCTAAGGTTTAATACTTGAATTAAATCAGATTGAAATCCTCATTTCATTATTACTGATGTTGCATATTAGTGGTATGATATGACTAAAAAATGGAGGTAATTACAATGAAAAATGATTTTGAAACTAATATTGAATTAGAGGTTAAATTAAAAGGTACTCCAGTAGAATTATATAGATTTATGATCGATATTAGCTTTGCGATACAAGAAATCCAAAACACCGAAGAAATTGCAAATAAAGAAGACCGAATCACTGGACTGAATACCTTTAAAGAACAGATCAAAAATTTAATTGAATCAAAGGGAATTGACCTTAATGAATTAGCAAGTTATAACTATCTGTTACTAAAACAGAATGTATAATAAACCGTCTAGGCGGTTCCCGACATATCGGGATTGAGCCTTAAGCCTAGAGCGTTAACCGCTGACATTGAGCGGTTAGGTGGCAAGACAAATATACAATGGTACAATTAGTAACATTGTATATTTGAACACTAAGTAAAATCTTTAATAAAAGGAGAGAATATTTTGATTCAAACATTACTCTCGAAAGATGATAATTCCATTCCAATGTTAGAAAGAAAGACTAAATTTCTCGCAAAGAAGATATGTAGTCTTGAATATAAAGGAAAAATATTCATTCCTAATAAAATGAAATATAGATATAGTTATGTGATTTTTGAAGAGGATACAATTTTTATAAATTTGAATAAGGTTTTACTTCATCCAAATCTAGAATTCTGCTTAGACGAGATATTAATTTATAATCTTGCTAAATACTATAACTATATAAATGGTTTATTGTTCAATGATGACTGTAACGATTTAAAATATTTATTGGAGGATATGAGAAATTGTGGATTTTATTCGAATAAGACATTCTTTATAAAAAACAACGTAGCTTATTATAAAGATCAAGGTAATTTAATATATTGGGAGCCGACAATAGAGCAAATTGAGCTAAATATTGAATTTGATTATCAATATTTTACTTGAATTTCGCTTTAAAAAAAGAAAACAAAGGCTTGACATTTTATTATAAAGTAAATATAATAATAATATAACTAAATCGTTAAAAGAAATACTCATTTTATCCGATTATGGAGGGTTGACAAAGTGAACAAACTTGAGGCAGCCGTTAAAAAGGTTGAAAGATATGAATCGAAAATCTTAGTACAAGTTGAAACTCTAAAAAATTTAGGAGCTGACCCTTTAGAGTGCTGGGCAACATTTCCTGCAGGTTCTGAAGAAAGAAAAGCAGCAGTTGAAATTGGCATACTGCAGCGTGATCTGAACAGAGCGAAACAAGATTTACTCAAACGTCAAAATATAGAAGCAAAAAAAGAAAATAAAAATACAAGTAAAGCAATTGAGGAATCTGCTGGACTTAAAAAGTGGATGCAATCAAAAACAGGAACGTGGCATAAAATTGGATTTGAAATCGAGAATAATAGATATCCATCTTGTCAAAGTTACAATCTTGATAGACCTAATTTGCTTCAAGGTGATCCATTAGATTTACCACCTGATGGTGCACATGTTTGCAAGAAATGTCAAAGTAAGAACTCGGGTAAGTTGTGGACACATATAAAATAGTATGTGTCCTTCTAAAACAGTAAGTGAAAGAGTGATTTCATAGAACACGGAGGAATAAGAAATGAAAAATAAAAAGATTATTGTGGATTTTAAAGATGTATTATCAGAATTAGAGCAGAAAAAAATCAAACTCTGCTTTATAGAAAAAAAAGGTCTACTTATCGAAGATGAGCATAAAGAATTTTATCAAATGGAGACATACAGACATTCTTCGTGCCTTGATAAACTCATTGAAGAAGGAGTTTCGGTTGAATTTAATAGAGTAGAGAATTTTGAAAGTGAAAATATAAAAGATTGGGGAAAAGAAGCTTGGGGTGTTTCAGAAGTTAAAGCTTTTATTACAAGAAATAATCTGCAAATGATCGACAATTGATAAAATTCTTGTTTCAACTAAACTGGAGGGGACAAAAGATGAAAAACATAACGGAGAAAGGTTTCATTTTTCATATCGCTGGGACAAAAATGGAAACAATAGGATTTCACAATAATACTATTTATGTATATTGCCACAGGAAGGAAAAAATCTATCCACTTAGATATAACATTTAATAAAGTAATTATACAAATTATAAGGAAGTGATACCGATGAAGAGCATTGAAAAACTGGTCAACTCAATCAGCGAGAAATTGAATACATATGGTTATGGTCACGAAGTAGCAGGAGACAGTACAACATTTGTAATTGCACCTACAGCAACAATACTTACAGAAAAATGCACAATTGAAGTATATAAAAATCAAATTAAAGTTAATGAAAAGTCTGTCTTGGACCTGGAAGAAATGATTGATAGAGTAATTGAGGTTGAAGGGATCTAGAGTAAAAAGTATCTAAGTAACGCTTGTTTCACCAACAAATTAGAGGGGGAATGAAAAAATGAAAACAAGAGAAGAGCTAATTAAGTATTATGAAAAACAATTGGAAAAGGTAGTTAGTGCTTATGGAAATGATTCTCGAAAAGAAGAATACATTAACCACGCAAAAGAAAATTTAGAAGCGGTCAGAAACGGTAGAGAATGGTAGTTATTAATTATAGGAGAAATAAAAATGAAATTATTTAAGATTTATGAAGGAACAATAAAAGCAATGCAAAATACACCTTGTAAAATTGCCATATTTACGGGCGAAGGAAACATAAAGGTATTCCAAAAAGCCTTTTATAAAAATAAATTAAATAGGCCGAATTGGGTAAGAAACATTATTTTAGAGAGAAACAATATAAATTCGATTGAAAGCATAATTCGTTCTTCTGGTTATAGCAGTAAATAAAATAAATGTAATAAGGTGTGGTTAACTTGGAGATAAAAACTGTTGAGCATTTAAGAACTCATCTAAAAGTATTAAAGATGAGACTCATGAAAGAAGGTTGTAGTGAATTGCAACTTTATCCTATGTTTGTAGTGCATTATGAGAAGAATAAAGAGCGATATCAGTTGTCGAAAGAAATTGTATTTGATAGTGCTTGTGAAATTCTAATAGAGAATTCCAACAGTGATACATAAGGTTTATAAAACACGATGAAATGCTTATTTTAAGTAAAAACAATAAAATAAATATAAACATATTATTGTGTAAATGCATAACCCGTGTTATAATTAGTTATAAGTTAAAACACGGAGGCGGTCAAAAATGGAAACAGGAATCATTTCTAATTGTACGAGATGTGGTCAAGGTATCAAGAACATTTTCGAGTATCAAGGTAAGCCATATGGTAGCGAATGTGTGCAGATTGTGTCAGGCATCAAAGTTTGGGAAATGGGAAACAAAAGAAATGTTGACGAATACATAAAGTTTAAGGCAGACAGACACGCACAAATTGAGGCAAGAGAAACAGAAGAACAGAAAACGCGCGAGTACTATTATGAGAAAAACGGATGGCTTATCGATTATCTGATGGATAAAGACAATAAGCGATATTATCCACCAAGTGGTATCGAAATAAGAATACAGGAAAAGGGATTTTGCTACAGCATAGCACAAGAGTTATTCATGAAAGAAATCGAAGACCTAACTGATAGACAATTTCAAATTGTAGCAGACATGTGGTCTAAAGAGTTTGGAGGTAGATCGGGAAGTAAGAAATATGATAAGGCATGGGATGAATTTTGTGATAAGTGCGGATTAGAATAGGGGATATAATTCTCCTATTCGTCTTTACTACAACTTTAAGAGATGGTATCCTGAAAATCGATTCATATTAAAAAGGAGTGGAAGTTTGATGAGTGAAATTACTGAAGAATATATAAATGAATTTAATCAAACGCTTAAAAACATGGGATCAATAATTAAGCTAAGACGAAACGGATTTAAAGTTGATATAGGCATAACTGATAATGCGTTTGTTAGCAGTTTCGTTCTTAATCCCTCAAATGAATTTTATAGTAAATTGGAGGCTTTCCTTAAAACAAAAGGAATTCATCAGGTAACATATAATAATACTGGATCATGTTTTTGGTAGAGTTTATGAGACCACAACAATGCATAGAGAGAGCGATATAAAATGTACATACGTTAATTATCAGGTAAGCGCAGGAAACCTCCAGTATATTGCTTCCTGCGCTTTTACCTGATGAGATCATGGATGCAATAGACCAGCAAATTGCATCCATTGAGGAGTTTATCTATTTAAATTTTTTACTCGATTTATATGTGAACGATATGAATTCTCTGTATGAAAGGTTACTTTCACATGATAAAGAACAGCAACGCTTTATAGATTAGGTGGAGGAAATCACATGAGAATTATGAAGCATCTAACGTTTGAAAATGCAATCTTGTATTCACTGTGCATCGGTTTATGGGGGCTTATCATTATTAAAACGGTTATTTAATAAAAATACATAATATAAGGAGTTAACTAAATGAATCGAGATCAATTGGAAAGCATTGAAAAAGAGATCCACTTTACAGGATATGCAAGAAATAAAGTGAAGGCAATGGGAAATGAGATTGCAGATATCACAAGTAAAATTGAGATGCTCTCCGGTCTGGTGGGAGAAGAACTATTAAAAGATGAATTGTACCGTAACTTTGTTCTACGACAAAGAAAAGAGATTAAAGATATTGTTGCACAGATTTATTCATATTTGCATTTAGTAGATGTTGAAGGAAATTATGACCAGGTATTTAAGGAATCTAAGTGAAACAACGATTTTATAAGGAGTGGTAAAGATGGAATGGGCAACTGAGAAACTTGATATAAAAAATTGTTCGCTGGAGTATTTAAGCAATAACAACTATAAAGCTCAGGCAGAAATAGTAGGGAAAGAAAATATATTTAATGAAAATCATAAGTTTTTTGGAGATTTTGATTTATCGGTAACGGTGTTTAATCAATTTGGTGCTCAAATTGATTCGTTGGAGTTGAAGGGTTTGAATGGATCATACCAACAAGCAAAAAATAATTTAGCGCGATTTAAACGTAAAATCGAGGAAATGTACTTCCAATAAAAACAGTATTTTATAAGAGGTGAGAAAGAGAAATGATCACAAGAAAAGATATTGAGAAATTGCAATCCATTGTTAATCAAAAGGCATGTATTGCAGGAACAACAAACAATAATCGAACTAGAGCTGAGTTTGATGAAGCTATTGAGAATCTTATAGCAGCAGAGAAAGCGTACAGCGAACAAAGAAAAATCAAGGAAGTCGAATATACAATTAGTGTCAGGCCAATTGGTACATATAACGGGAAGGTAACTGTTTGGGAGGATGCAACCAATAAAGAAATTGAAAAGGCCATTTTTGATGATTGTGAGTACTGCATGATTTTTGATCAAAATTAGTTGGAGTTATTAATTAGGAAGCTGTTAAAAGCAGAATTTTACAAAAAGGAGATATGGACAATGGAGAAATTATCTAAATGTAGACTTGTATTATTTGGTATCGCTTGTTTTGTTTTTGGAGTATTAGATACACAGTGTGTATTTCAAGAAGGATGGCACAATAGTTTTCCGTTTTTATTATTTACATTAACATTTTTAGTACTTACACACACAGTCTGTCAGGTAATAGAAGATAAAGTTGGATAAAACAGTTATTTCATGAAAAATAAGAAGAGTTGTGAAATGAATTAGATGTAATTAGTTCCAAATACCCTATTGCTTTTGAACTATTTTCCATTATAATCTACAAGATAAAAGGTATTTAAGACTAGGAGGTTTTCTTTTGAAAAAGTTAATAATTCTTATCAGCACTATGTTGCTCTTTAATGTTCTAATGGGGTGTAGCAAAACTGACCCGGTAACAGAAGAATTACTGTCTTATATTAACGAACAAATGGTTCCTCTGTTTACTGAAGAACAGGAGTTAGTTAATACCTATGAAAGTGTAACAGGAGCAAATTTTACGGATGACGAAACAACCTACAACGTTTTGGTGGACAAAGTAATACCTGGTTATAACGAGTTCACTGGAAAAGTTGAAAGTGTTAAAATTGAATCAAAAGAGTTACGAGAAGTACATAATATTTATATAGACGGATTAAATCGTCAGAATTCAGCTTTAACAACAATCGCTTATGCTCTAGAAGAACAGGATATAAAGACTATTACTGAAGCGAATGAGAAGCTTTCAGAGGCAAGGAAGATGATGCGAGAATATCAGGATAAAGTAAAAGAACTAGCTGAAAAATATAAGGTAAAACTAAAAAGTAACTCCTAACTTTATTTTTTTGATAACAATCTCTCGGCTAGTAAACTTTGACTCCGACAAGCGTAAAGATATAACAGGAAAATAATTACATATAGAGGGGCTGGCAATCATGACACTCGAAGTTGATTACATTCTATTTGTTGACAGAGTACAGCACAACAAAAGAGCAAGCATTTACGATGTTCCAAATGGAGAAGAGAGAGAAGTACATGATTATGTAAAAGAACAGATTGTGAGGTTAGAAAAAACCACTCCAAATCATGTGAAAATCATGTACTGGACTGAAACTGAATAATTTATATTGCAAAGACAATCTTATTTTCGGGGTTGTCTTTCTTAATGAAAGATTAATTTTATCAAACTCCAAGCGAGTTAGTTTTGTTGCTTGGAGTTATTTGTGTATGGAAATTATAATATTTTCAAGAAAAGGTTGTGTAGCACAACCTTGTGTGATATAATAAAACCAACAACAAGGAATCACGGAAAAATATATGAAGGAGGAATTAAGATGACAGTCGCAGAAATGTACGCGGAGGCTAAAGAAATCTACGTCGCCAATGAGAATGAATTCTATTTTATCGGACTTCGTTTTGAAAACAAGGAACGCGCGATCGGTGAGGAATGCGAATACAGCCGCCATAACGCTGATCGCGAAGATGAAAGGGAGTTCCCTAAATACGGGACAGAGGAATACGAGGAGATGGAACTTCTTAACGGTACATCCGCCTGGGACATGTCAATCAGCCAGACTTACGAATATTCTTCCTTCGCAGCTGAAAAGGCGCGCGACCAAATTTTTGGTACCGATCATTGTTACATAATCGCCAGTAAGCGCCTGGGACGCCATGACGATCCTGATCACGGAGAGATTGTAATAAAGGACGCTCTCGTGATTGCGCAACTATTTTAAATTAAGAGGGCATCATCGGGATGGTAACACAAAAGGCCCCGTAAAGGGCCTCCTGCTGAAATACTATAAGAATATTTCAATCCACGCACTCGCACGGGGTGCGACACTTACATTTTTAAATTAAATCATATTAAATATGATGTCAAGGAGGAAAAATTTAGTGAAAACTTTTAGCGATCTGAACGAGTTTAACTCGACGGTGATTGATTTTGAAGGGAAAACCTTGAAGACCACACAGGACCCATATATTGATGGAGTTTCCGGCGAACGCCCCCACTACAAAGCAACCGCTGTTGATGCAGAAAATAACGAATATATTCTGGTGTGGGATGTTTATGATGAGTACGAAGAAATCACTGATGAGTCAGAAATGTGTGACTGGTATAATCCAATAGGCGTGACACTGGTAAAGTAACACCGCCCCTTGAATACGTTGGAGCTGAGTGGGTTGCTGAACATATCGGTACCACTCAGCAAAATGTAAGTAAGACAGCTAAGGCGATGTTGAATCCATCTTACCGCGGTAAGGAAAAGCGGTTTTCACGGCCAGATGCTGTAATCAAGGGGCGGACAGGTAATTTAACTCCGCTTTGGTTCGCAAGCCGATTTGAGGTAGGAAAATGATAGATGATCACAAAGACGTTAGTTATGACAGCCGCAAAGGCAAGTATCGTGCTTATATATTTGTAAATAAAAAACGAAAATATTTAGGCTATTTCACTGATGTCGAGGACGCCGTACAAGCGCGAAAAGACGCTGAATTGGAATATGGCAGCCATAGGACCACATCAAGAATGAAAGACTTGTCTGACATGGATTTTGGTGATTTGAAGGTTATCCGACTAAGCGACAAAAGAGGGGCAAACGGAACAAGGCTTTGGGAATGTCGTTGCAAGTGTGGGGAAGTTATATATGTTCTCGGGGCCAGCCTGCGGGCTGGGTATTATAAGAGTTGTGGGTGTAATAGAGAGGAAAAACGTGATATAGGTGCAAGAGAGCATGAAAAAACTGACCGTGTGGATGGGACGAGGAAAACCGCTTTGAAGGCAAAGCTCCATAAAGGCAATAAAAGTGGACACAAGGGTGTACGATGGAATGAATCCCGTCAAAAATGGACGGCACACATTGGATTTAAGGGGAAACAAATATCTCTAGGGTATTTTTCCGAAAAGGAAGATGCTATAAAAGCTCGTAAACGAGCCGAGGAAAAATATTTCGATCCTATTTTGAATAGCGATACAGAATATAAAGGATGATGTTTATTCCTTTATATTTAACAAAATAAATATAGACATAATATAAAATCATATGGTATAATTTAACTAACAAAACAAAGAGGTGATATTGAAATGTATAAAATCGCTGTTGTTGAAAAGGTACTAGGTAAACTAGTAATGAATACATATACTTTTCCGAAATACGAACAAATGATATTGTTTAAACAGATGTGTGAGGAAGACGGTGATTTGGTTATTATTCCTGGAGAAAAAGCCAACATCCAACTTGTAGCAATTTAAGTTGATGAAACTATATTTTAATGAGGAGTGATTTTTTATGATATTGTTCGGTATTCATGTTTTAGAGTCTGATTGGATTGATGTTACCGAAGAAAGTACACAATATAATGAAGTAAAGTTTAAATTTGATTCGTTGACTAAATACTATGGAACTTCTGTTGAAATACTGCACGATTGGAAAATGAAAATCTGGGACGATCAAGGAAGTATCATTGACGAATTTTACCTAATCGAAAATGACGAGTTTAGAGAGGAACTATACACAAAGTTTCCTTTAAAATGATCTTTTACTAAGGAATTGAGAATCTTACTGCTATGAAAACCGTATTGATCCGCTGGATCAAGACTAAATCATAGGATCTTTTCATGAGGAGTTGTTTTTAAATGAAGCCTGAAAATTCAATAGGTAAACTGATTGAAATTATTGATAAAGAATCACCTTATTATGGATTCTGGGGTTTCGTTAGACAATGGAATGGAGAAGTATTTCATGTGTCTGGTGGCTCTATTCCGGAAGAACAAATGCCAATATTTGATCGTAATCAGTTTAAGATTCCGAGAAACTTGGAAGTTTATATTAGAGCTGGAGCGAAAATTGACAAAGATGGGAGAGAGAACAATTAAAAGGAGATAAATGGTGGGGAAAATGCACAGCAGCCACAGACAATCTGACACTTAATAAAGTGTATCAGATTGAGGAAGATACAAATGTAACTGCTCCAATGAGGGCTGTGTACGTAAATGATGACTTTAATAATCGTGTTTACATGTTCGCCGCACGGTTTGAAAAAACAGTTAAACCACAAAGAAGTACTTTAGAGCTGCAAAATGATCCAGAATACATAACAGTTTACACCGAGGAACGATATATTAAGGGAACTGCTGCTAGAATTATCAAAAGAAAAACTCTTCATAACATTGTTGAGAGACAGTGCGAGATTTTTAGAAACGGGCAGTGTGATATGTGTTTTACTGACAAACAAGAACTTGAAGAAGGATGTTTACTTGCATGGAAATTGACCATAGGCAAGGGAAAAGCATTGAAGTATTGATGAAATGATCCTTTCATGGGGAGTGATACATAGTGAGCAGATATGTAATCAAAGTTGGAGATAAATTTATTAAGTGGTGCAGCATCCAGAGTGTAGAAGGAAATGTATGGATTGGAAAAGTCGGTGAATATACTGACAACTTAATTGAATCAATGGTATTTAGTGAAACAGAAAAAGAAGAGGATCTGCTAGCTTGGGAAAAGTTCTATGATTCAAGACATGGTGATAAGTTTGAATATAAGGAAATAGAATTTGTAATTAAATAATCCTTTCATCCATAACCACTGAGAGGAGGTGAGGATATGCTATCGATGAGTGAAATCAACAACAATAAGGTTCAAGTCTCCATTGTAAATATTCAGGGAGATGATTACATTCTCTATTTGCATACTGTTGGTTTGTATAAGTGTATGCTGGAACAGATTGAGAGTCGTGAACGCGCGATATCAAAACAATACGATAATCCAGTTGATGCAGTAACGGATGCATATGAGCAATTATTCTTCCGTGAACAGAGTAAGAACTAATTAAAGTAATAATTAGATAGCCAGCTAGAGTCTTTGGTGATGACTACAAAAGCATAAATTGGTGCGATGACAGGTTCAATTCCTGTAGTTGGCATTAAAATGAATATTTTACGTAGAAATGAGGATTGAATAATATGGATGGAACTTGGGAATTAAAAGATCAAATTCGAAGCAGCTATATTGATATTAACAATATTGCTCCCGATGAAGCACAAATAACTGCCATTATTAACTTGATTCCAGATAGGATAAAAGATCTGGCAGATGAGTGGGGATGGGATGATACAGAAGTAAGGGATTTTATTTATGTCTTAATTAGAGATAGTAAGTTTGAATAAAAAGATTATTTTATGAGGATTTATTAAGTACAGTAGACAAAATACCGCAAAACAGGAGGTGGTGATTTTGAATGACATTCTGTATGCGAAAGCAAACTTTACAGAATTTAGTCTAAGAACCCATGAGGAACAATTAGAAGATGACTACATGGCAGAGCATGTTGAAGAAGCGTTTGAATTGCTTTGCCCTAAATGCAATGAAAACCTTACAAAACAAGAGTATCAAAACAACAAATTGAGTCAAACTCAGGATGGAAGAAAAGTTAAATGTTTAGGCATTCGATATAGATCAAGGTCAATGACAGGCGATCAAATTGTTATTTATAGCATGGAGCATAAGAGATGTTCGCTTAAATAGTAAAGTGTCGCAGAACGAAGATGCTATGATAATTGAAGTTTAAATATGAATATTTTATGAGGAGATTAGTTCAATGGAAAATATCAAACTGGGTGGCCGAATCATTGCAAGTAATGCTGATGGTGCTGAAGCAAGTTTAATCATTCCTGTTGGTAAATATAATATCATGGTTGTTTCTGATGACAATTGTGGTGAAGGAAAGGGGAAGATTGTAAGGGGTTTTTTATTTGTATACAGTGATTTACCAAGTAACAATGTGAATGAAAAAGTCTTTGGTTATCAGAATGTTACAGCAGACACAGAAACATTGTTCGAGGCGATGCAGTTTTGCCAAAGACAATTGAGAAAGTCTGTATAAAAGGATTCTTTTATAAAGAAAGGTGAGATCAATAAGACCTCACCCAAAATATTATTAAGTATAACTATTTATTGAATTGAAAAACTCAACTGATCTTGGTTTGTTCTGGACAAGAATCTCTACTGCTTTCTCGCTTGTTTGAATTACAACATATGATAAATTAAGTTTGTTTTTAATATCTACATTTGTAATCTTATTATAATTAATGGAAGTGAGTTGTTCGGAAGTAACTCCAACATAACAGGCTATAAATCGTTTGTTTGTCACAGCATAAACTACGTTTTTAAAGCCATCTTTTCCATAACCTGAGTGAATAATTTCTTCATCAGTCATAAGCACAGTCTTAATTTTCTCAATTCCCCTAATAGCTTCTGGAGCAAATTCAGATGTTCCGTTTCTTACATCATTTAGAGCTCCGGAGAAACTCCTGGTTTGGTCTTTTGATTGATTATTAGAATAATCGTTGATTTTTTCTTGACCTTTTGACCTCATTTTAATGAGTATCAGTGCACAAACTATGAATAATACAACAATAATTAATATGGCTTTCATCAAATGTCTACCCCAGTCTTATTAATTTTGATAAATAAACTATATAGCATAATTGGTTATATTGGAAGATTTTATTGGGACTTTAGGCAGGGTTATAGGATGAAAGAAGTAATTTATAAGGAGTTGAAAAGACAATGAAATTAATAGAGTTAAAGGAGATACTTGAAGAATTAATTTCTCATGGTCATGAAAATAAAGATGCTACATATACCAATGAAGGAATAAACTTCATTCTTGAAGGTTACTCGATTGAGGATGATAAGGTTAGATTCTGGTAACACAATAAGTATTTCATGAGGAGTTGAAAAAATGAGAATTTATTATGCTGAAACTAAAGCTTTAGGGGATACCAAGTATCATATCGTTACAGCTAACAACGAAATACATGCGAAAAAACTGATAGATGATTTCTGGTTTAATGATAAAGAAACTGAGATAATTGATATTGTAGAAGTTAGTTACCATGGTGTCCAAATGACGAAACATGAATCTGCATAAAATAAGTCTTTCAAATAAAATAAAATAAAAATATTAATTGGAGGTATTTATAATGGATACATATGATATTGTGGTAAATAATCAAGTGGTAGAAAGCATTGCACAACTGGGACGCTGCAAGGAGACTATGAGCTTTATTATCATGGATAGAGTGTACAAGCTCACTAGCGAGTTTAAAGCTTATGTAGAGGTTTACAGCCGTAGAACTGGGAGCGTATATAGATATGTATAGAGGGGGTAAAGTTGAGAAAGGCAAATTGTTTGTTCGCACATCGGGACACAACTGGATTGAATTGAAATTATTAATAAAATAAATATACAAATATAAATTTATGTGATACAATGCTTATATAACTGATAGATAAACAATGTACTGTTCTGAAGTAACTTTGTATTGTAAAATTATACAATAATAACCTTTGAGGTGACATCGATGACAACAAATGAATTGGTCGGATATAATCATGATACAGGATCGATTGAAGATTTCAAACTTGAAGATGTGAGTCATGTTTCAATAAAAATAATTAAGGGTCAAAAAGTACCCGTATATACAACCACAAACGGAGCCAGATATAGTCAGGTTGCTACGTTTCAAGATTTGGCAGAGTATTATTCCGCTGAAAAAGGGTTTCTACAGGCCGATAGAGATCTTATGATTAATCTTGAACAAGTGAAATATGTTGATGAGGCTAACGGAATGGTTATTTTTAAAGATGGCGAACAGCTCAATGTTGCTCGTTCAAAGATAAAAGAAATCACAGAAAGATTGAATAATAATTAAATTTTCTTGGCGATCAAACAGAAACGTTTAGGTCGCCATTTCAACTCTTGCGTACTGAATTCGACAGCTAGGAGGGCATTAATGATGGCAAAATCTAAGGTAGCAAAGAGACCAACAAGAGATGAGTTTGTACTTGAGGAGTTAGGAAATCAACTCACCGAAGCCTACCAAGAGGAATCAGAAATTGTATTAACCGTGTGGGGTTGGGAAGAGTCTGTTAGGGGGCAAATCGATCAAATGGACTCTCGGACGGGAAAGGTGCATATCAAGAAAGATGGTGTTATCACTAAGGTGCCATTTATGGACATAATGGAAGTTAACTATCCAAGGGACTAGAGTGTGTGAAAGGTTTATTTCATGGGGTTAGCGAAATCTAAATACATAGCAATCTTGATATGGAGGAATTAATGTGAAGTATAAATCTGGTTTTTCAAATGGTTTGGCATTGATTCAAGATGAAAAAAAATACGGATACATTAATAAATATGGAGAAGTCGCAATTGAGTCAAAGTTTGCTTACGCTGAAGACTTCTCTGAGGGATACGCCCCATTCCAAAATACCTCTAAAAAATGGGGGTTTATTAACGTAGATGGGGATATTATTATTGACTGCAAATTTGATAAAGGGATATATGCTTCATGGGGATTCTCCGAAGGGTTAGTTAATGTAGTTATTGACGGAAAAGCGGGTTTTATAGATGATTGTGGTGAATTTATAATTGAGCCTAAATATGAAGCCGCCAGTCCTTTTAGAAATGGATATTCGATTGTGAAGAAAAATGATAGATATGGAATGATAAACAAAAAAGGTGAATGGGTTGTGTTGCCGAGTTTTAATTCTTTAAGCCATCCTCAAGACGGATTGATTAGATTTGAACAAGACTATAAGGTTGGATTCATAAATATAAACAGTTCCGTTGTTATTAAAAATCAGTATCATCCTGTGTCGAGTGGTTTTAATAATGGTATAGCAGTGGTGTATGATTTCGATCAATCAAAATATTATGCAATCAATAGCAATGGAGAAAGAGTTTTCAAAGAGGATTATAGTAGTTTGGGATATGCCGGAGAAGGTTTGTATTCTTATTGCCCTTTGAATAATACGAGATCACAAGATAGAAGAGTTATTGGGTTGATGGATAAGTATGAGCATTCTATAGTAAAAGATATTGCAAGCGAGAATTTTTGGTTTAGTGAAGGGCTTGCCACAGTTAAAAACGGTAAGAAGAGGTATTTAGAATCGTTTGGTGTTCTTGACAAGTCTGGTAATTGGATTGTTGAGCCACAGTATGAAGACATTGATTCATTCAAAGAAGGTTTAGCCTTGGTTAGATTTTCAAGTAAAAAAGATGACACTGGATTTATTGATCATGCAGGAAACATTGTTCTAAAAGCTATTTAAAAAACTACGAGGTGTTAAGGTCATGAAGAAAGATAAGATCGTAAAGGGCTATAAGTGGAACGGTAACGAATGGATTGAAAAAAGAGATACTGAGGAAAAACTAAATAGGTATGGATTTTGCTTGAATAGATTGGTTTGGTTGAGAGAACAGATAATTTTAAATAAAGCACAGCGTGAAAATGGAGTACAGCCAGACAACACGGACGATGAAGTTAAGAAACTTGAGACTGAATTAGAAAGAATCAATAAGGCGCCTATTTCTCATCTAGAGGCACAACGGCAGTTAGATAATTATTTTAAACAAGCAGGAAAAGATTTCTAATAAATAATTCATGGTCAAATAACTATTTTATGTGAAGGAGAGCATACTAAATATGAAATTATTTTATGCTTATCATGAAAAACACATCGACGTTTGGGGTATTTATGTTGTTGAAAATACAGATGAGTTAATGCAGGTTCTTGCAACCGAAGTAGAGAAAGATAAGGACTATATAAGAAATAACTTTATTTATAGTGAACTGTCACATTTCACAAACAATGTTACTGGGAAAAAATATAAAGTTGTACTAGAAGAATTATGAGTAAATAGGAGATGAAATCATGTGGAAAGAGTATAGGGATCGAGAGACAGTAGGATATGTAAAAATGATAAATGAGGATTACTCAAAATATCAGGAGAACGCTGAAGTAATACTCTTAGACACCTTCAAAGAAGGAGAAAAGCTGCTATCAAGAAAAGTTATTCGCTTTACTGAATATTTTGGCTCAGATCCAGAAGAAGGAATGAGTGAACTGAAAGAGGATTTCAAACAACACTATGGTAAAGAACCTGAAAGCCTTTTAGATATCGCATATTATTGCGCTGATGGTTGGTCTAGATGGAGTACTGATGAACGTATTGATAATCCAAGCGAAGAAGTGATTCATGGATACTTCAAGAAACATAGGATCGATTCTTGATCAAATGACTGTTTTACCTATATTTAAGGAGGCTATTATTATATGGAGTTAATTGAACAGTATAAAAGATCACTTGAACGAAAAGAAAATCTTTTGAAACCCTACCACAATAAAAAGAAGGGAACAGAAGATTTATCAGTTAATGAAAGCATTACGATGTTGATTTTAGAAGCTGAGATCCGTTTAATTAAAGAGTTTCTTGAGGATTTAGATTACTTTATCATCGATAAACAAGATGGATAGTCGTTTTAGGGGGTTAAAACATGAAGTTCCAGGGCATTAAACCATACATACAGTGCAATAACTATTCTGTTGATGTAGCTCTAAGGTATCTTGAAAGCACTATAGGTGATTATATTGAAGAGATGGGATTAGAGTTAGAACCGGATTTTCAGAGAGGGCAGGTCTGGACTGAGCAACAACAAGAGCTTTATATCGAGCATTTGTTGCGTGAAGGTGTCTCAGGATTAGATATATACTTCAATCACACTAAATGGCAGAACACTGTGGGAAATGGTGATGGGTGGTTCGTGTGTGTCGATGGACTGCAACGCCTTACAGCATGCTTGAAATTCATTAGAAACCAAATTAAAGCATTTGGACATTTCTACAATGAATTTCAAGACAAGATCCCAATGATGATTCGTTTGAGTTTTCATGTTAACAACCTTCAGACTCGTAAAGAGGTACTTGAATGGTACTTACAGATGAATAGTGGTGGCACTGTTCACAGTCAAGAGGAACTGGCTCGTGTTGCTGGATTGCTTGCTGCGGAGTCTTAATCAAATGGCTATTTCACTTGAATCCTAAAATAAGGAGTGGTATAGAGTGACTAGAGGTTGGTATGGGTTATATCTTGGTGATAGAGTGAAATATGATTATGTTGGACAACAAATAGAAGGAACAATCGTTGAGCTATCTACCTCAGACAAAAATGGTGGAATAATTATTGACGACAAAGGCGAAAAGCATAAAGTTGTATGTGAATACTGCAAAAGAATACAACCTACTGATAATTTGTTTACATTTCGTCCTTTAAATGATGTTCAATATACGGTATTAATTTACTCCATTGATAATGTGTTAGATGTATACACTTTTCTAGGGAATGAAATTGATGAGAAAGTGAAACGGATCATAAAATATACAGGAGACGAAATCAGCAGATTGGAGATTTACGTTAGAGAAACGTCGTCTAATTTAAATGCATTGTATCAAGTATTAGAGCAATCTGATGTAATGTGGTATTTCAATGAGCAGTAAAAGACATAAAAGGCATGTTTCATCATTAGAGAGGGGGTTAGAAATGAGAATTGTAGACACTGACTGGTCTAAATTAGATGACTCGGTTAAAACAATTTTGGAGCGAGTTGACATTAACAAAAAAAGCTCCGATATTCCAATTGGTTCGCTAGTTGATATCCCATATTATAGAGGTGAAATGACCGAGGAGATGGCAGACGAAATTATCCATTATCAGTACTCCAGCGAAAATAAAGGATACTATGCTGCATCTTTGGAAAAAGGCATATTGAAGATTGCATTTTTAAAACAGGCCATCAATGACATTTAAGATGAAATGCAAGTTTTATGGGAAAGGAAGAACAAATGGATCAGAAAATAAACCTATATGTAGACGATCTACGTGATTGCCCAGAGGGTTTTGTAGTAGCGCGAACCTATCATGAGGCAATAAGTATCCTTGAGTCACAAAGGGTACATATACTGACCTTAGATCATGACTTGGGTGAGGATGAGAACGGACATGAGCTTCAAAATGGATATGATTTAGTTAAATATTTTTGCGAATACGGATTACAAGTCGATAAGATATATTTGCATACAGATAATCCAGTTGGACGTAAGAACATGTATGAAACGCTTTTAGCTGCACAACGCAGAGGGTTTATTAGTGAGGAAATAGAAATATTTTATTACCCAATTACTGCGAATAAGTATTCAGGTTAGAATGACTTACTTTTGAGAAGATTGGTGTTATTATATAATTACTACTATGAAATGGAAGGGGCATTCCCATGTTCTATAAACTTACAATTGTAGTTACTGACGATCCACAACTCGAAGTTCTTAATGTAAAATTGAGTATAGATGACAAGAATAAGGCTTTAGAACTTTTATCTTTGTTCGCAGAGCAGGGGTATAAAGTATTATTTGAAGAAACTGACGAAGACTGAATAAAATGTAGATTTTACTTAAACAAAGGAGAAATGTTTATTTGAATTGTAAAAAGTGCGGAAAGCACCTGGAAGATGTATTGGAACAAGTTAATCATATCTTATATGAGTGTAGACCCATATCTAATATAAAATTAAAAGAACCTGCCTAAATGGCAGGTTTTTCTTTGTTTGTGAGACCAAGTTTTTCTGCTCGTTTAATTATCTCTAGAAGATTTTTCATATCTTCATTAACTTCAACTGAAGGTTTAGATGCTAGCTGTTGTTCAAGTTCACTATTGCGATTTTGTAAATTCAATATTGTCATTCGCATCTCATCAAACTGCTCTTTAAATGCCTGTAGAGACCTAATTATGTTGTCAAAAGGAGTATCAGGCTGGTCATATGTAGAAAGCGTTCCAGACACCTTGCCGTGCATATGTGAAGGCTTTTGGGTATGAGATCTCTTTTTCAATTTGGCTTCTTTAATTTCATTTTCAAACTGATTTCTCAAGTTAGAATTCCACCTAAACCCACAAGCAGCTGCAGTTCTATTAGTTTTCTCCGCAACCATCTCAAAGGCTTGTAGTTGCGTATTACCATTTGAAATACAGTTTAATACCGTAGTAGTTAGACAGATATCGTCCTCTATTGTCCATCCGTCTTGTCTTGTCATATTAATAACCTCCAATAAATTGTGCTATTAACATGTTTATCCAAATTGTCAATACCTTATGCATTAAATATTCGTAGCTTGTGAAAAGTGCTTGACAAGAACAAATGTTCCTTATTGTAAGGCGAGGGCTTTTTAGGTATAATTATAAACATAAAGATAATAATAATAAAGAAATGAACATAGAATGATATTAGATGGAGAATCAATTACTTAGTGTCACATAAAATTGAATAGGAGTGTTAATAAAATGGCAGTAGCAATGAATAACACAGTACATAATGAAGAAGTAAAGCAATTTGAAATCTGGTTGGCTGATTTGGGAGAGATTCCTGAGAAATCATCTGTACAAGGAGGTGTGCGGCCAGTACTTATTATTTCAAATGATAAAAACAATAGATATTCTCCATTGGTAATGGTTTCTCCTATAACAAGCAGTTCCACAAAAGCAAGGATACCTACTCATGTTACCGTTAATGCCTCAGATGCAGGATTTAAGAAGGACAGCGTTATTTTGTTTGAACAGCACTTTACGATCGATAAAAAAAGCAAATTGATGTATAAACTATTTGAAATGCCACATAAGTACGAAAATCAATTGTTGAGAGCTTTGGAAATTAGTACAACTCGGATGTTTAGTAGATAGACGACAAGTAGAGGTGAATATAAATAAATCGGAGGTATGTTTATGAAGATTTATTTATTGTAAGCTCCAGTCTAATTAGATCTGGAGCTTTTATTATTTACTTCTTTAGAATGAGTAAGTCGGAGACATCGATTTCTAACTCATCACAAATTAACGCTATATTTTTTAGTGGCAGATGCTTTGAACTATTGTTGCACATTTCAGAAATTGTAGGATGACGAATACCAGTTCTTTTAGCCAGCTCTCTGGCACTAATATTCTTCTTATCTAATATGTATTGAAGATTGATAAATAAGTATGACATGTATTTCCCCCATATGAATACTAAAAACGGTTGACAATGTAAATAAATAAGTTTATATTGAATTTGTTACGAAAAACGTAACAAAAAGTAAACATGACAAAATAGCTCCCCTAAATTAAAGGCGGGAGCTTATTCCAGTTTATTCTAACAGATAATATTATAAATTGAAATATTTATACAGCGAGGTAAAGTCACAATGAATAATAAAAGATACTTATTGCAAAAATTAATTGAAAAAGACGAGAAAACTAAACTCGAAGTATGGATAAACACCTCTGTATCAAGTAACCAATTAGGTCCATTGATGAATTTTTTATCAATTGGTCATCGAATATTTGATACTGTCACAAATCGAGAGATTAAACGCAGAGAAGTTTGATTAGTTGAAATTGGCATTTCATCAAAGTTGATCCTGTTTAAATACGAAACATGAGGTATGATCTTTGTAGGATATACAAAGGTCTATTTTTTATTGTAAATTTATTTAAAGGAGATGAAATGTGGAGACTACTAATCGCATCGAGGATGATAAATTATTTATTATGACTTATACATTAAATAGCGGAATCAAAGGAACAGTTCCTCTGTCTAATAATCAAATATCTCGCTGGATAGAATGTTTTAAAATTAACATAAGGTTTGTCACTTCGATTGGAAATGAATTTTTTGGATTGAATCCAAGTTTAGTTGCAGATTTTAAAGTACATAACGAAAAAAGTGGGCAGCAAAATCAAAAAGAGACGAGCAAGAAGTTGGAGCACCTTGAGACATTGTCCGAAGCATATAAATCGAACGAAATCGCAATAAAAGTAGATTGTAAATGTGGAACTACATACACAACTACCTCTCAACACTATGTGACAAAATGGTACTGTTCTAAATGTAATGAAATAGTATTTTTAGATAAAAATAAAGGAAAGGTGCCTACAGACAAAGGAGAGGCGCTTTATTTAACTAATAAGTATTTTATTGATCGTAAAATATTGAATAATAATAACTTAAAATAAGATCAACACACTTCAAGCTGGATTTTTTTGGTCCTATGTGTATTAAGAATTATAAATATGTTATACTTATTAGTAGTACATAGTGGAGAGGTGTGAGCATTTGAAACGAGACAGAGAGGAACTTGAAGCTCAACTCAGAGATGTTATTGATGAGAATAAACATAGTACGAAATTCGCCGCGAAGATAAATAATTCTCTCGATCAGCAAGGAATTAATCTTGGTTTTTTTAATGATGTTGCGAGAGGAAATAATTCATTATCTGACATTGATTTAAACTTACTTATCGTGCTTTCTGATGCAGTCTATAAAGTAACTGAGGACAAAAGAATAATTACACAAGAATATGTTTCTGAAACGGAACTAGAAAAATCTAAAGAAAAAGTAAGAGATAATTCTGTGCGAAAGTCACTTAATTTACCACTAGATTTAGAGGAAGTAGTGAGTATAGATCATCAAACATTTTTAACTAAAGTAAGTATAAAATTACTTGTAGAGATGTTTCATGCTAAGCTTATCGTATATGATTATGAAACTCAACGTAGTGCTAAATATAAGATGGGGAAGAATGGCGTTGTACCAGTTCCTGACGTAAACAAGAAAAGCGTTGATGATATAGCAAAGAACATGCTAGAACAATCTTATTTACCTGATATGATTACAATAAATGTCTACTCTAATGAAGTTGAACCGCTCAGCTATGACGAAAAGAATAAATTGCTAACGATAAATGATGGAGCAACAGTTTCTATTCTTGATGGATTTCATCGTCTCCAGGGCGCTGTAAAAGCACTTGCAATTAACCCTGACTTAGATCTTGAACTGCTTCTATCTATAAGGTCATATGATACTGATATCGCAAAGAAGTACTTTGGACAGATAAATACAATTAATGTTGTTAAAAAGCAGAGATTGCGTGAACTTAAATCAGAAAATTGGTCAGATGCTGTAGTAAGAGATTTACAACAAAAATCAGAATTGAAAGGTAACAAAATTGCTTCAGCTGCTAATATTAGTGAAATTGCTGGACAATTGACTACTTTTGATATAATGGCGTATGGAATTGAAAAAGTTTTCTCACCAAATAATTTTTTAGAATATAAAGAAGTAGCTAATTATTTAACTGAATTCTTTAATTATTTAACTGGTAACTTCAATGATGAGTTTATTAATAATCCAAAACCGCATCGAAAATCTTATATTAACCATCCTTTAATGTTTTTAGGTTATATTCAAATAGCGAAGAACTTTAAAGACACTAGCACAGATACGTCAGAGATAAAAAATCTAAAGAAGCTAGTTGATTTTAACGATAGCAAATTGATTGAGCTTTTAAATAACAAAAGTGGAATTAATTCAAATCGAGTTAGAAATCAAGTAATTAATTACTTTAGAAATTAGTTTTTATTAGATTTAACTAGATGGGGTGAGTGGATTTGTCTAATGTAGTTTACAATGATTATCTCTATAACGAAGAACAAAAAACAAGGTTCTTAAAAGGACTTAATGAAAACACGTATACAACATACCTACGTGTACTCAAAAGAGCCAGCAAGCTTGAAGAAAGACTAGGTAAGGATTTGTATAACTTTAGTTTGTTTGAAATAGAAGATCTATTGAGTTATCTTGCTCCTAAAACATTGCAATCTGCCAATGGCAGTGGATCAATTATTCAAAACTACATTAGATGGGCTATAAGCCAGGATCTCAGAGATGATAATTTAAATCCTCTAGATATCATGGGAAGTTCGGGTTTTTATTTGAAATTTGTAGATAAGACTAATAAATTATTGATTACTAATGAAGAACTAAAAGATATAATTGGTGATTTAGAGAATTGGCAAGATTCAGTTATCCCTTTAGCTTTATTTGAGGGAATATTCGGAAGAGAGTATAGCGAATTATTAAACTTAACAATTAATGATTTGAATATTGACGAGAGTACAGCTACGCTTAAGAATGAATTGAAAAATGGTGAAATAGAGAAAAGAACTATTAAAATATCTGAACATCTGATGGCATTATTAATAAGAGCTGCAGAGCAAAAAGACTATAGTCAAGACAATGGACATAGTACCGCTAAAAGTCCTGTAGTGGAGTTAGCTGATAGCCCATATATTATTAGATCCGTTAAGCGTAGGGCTACAGCAAACGAGAAAGCAGATAAGCATCTGGTATTGAGAAGATTAAAGAATATTGGTGTATGGAAAGGGCTAAAACATCTCAGCGCAATCAATATTAGAAATTCTGGAATGTTATATATGGCAAAAGAATTATATGAATCCAAAGGCTCACTCGGAAGAGATGAGATAATAACCATTTGTGAGTACTATAATATTGGAAAACAAACACATGCGGATGAGTTTTATGCATATAGTAGGTACACGAAGGATTTTCTCAATGAAGAAACAATAAAAAAAGTTTACGAGATAGAATAAGTGCATAACTTATTCTATCTTTTTTTGTTTTATATATTGACAGTAAAAATAGCCCATGATATATTATAAACAAGTTATTAATATATTTACTTTAAAGGTGGGTAAACAATGAATGCGCTAGTATACATACTCTTTTCGATGATCGATGGAATGGCAATTTTCTTCTTTGCTTTTGGCTTCTTTAGAATAAAGATAGTTGATTATTGGAAAGAAATTATAATAACGAATATAGTAATATCAATTGGAACATACTTTTATTCAGAAAACATTATATTATCCAATCTCTCACCTCTATTAAACCTAATAATATTTATGGCGGCCTTACTGTTCTTTTTTAGGATTTCGCTGTTTTCTTCCTTTAGAATTGCTGGATTAGGATTTTTAGCACAAACATTAATATTGGGTTTAGTTATTTCAGTTTCATGTCTAGCGTTAAATATTAATCTTAATGAACTCAAAAGTAATGATTACATAAAATATCCTGTACAAGTGATTGGTGATATTGGGACGATTGCATTAAGTTTATTTCTGAGAAAGAAAAGAATCTGGATGACTAATCTACCCTATTCCTATTCATTTAAATTTAAGCCAAGTCGACCCAATATGCTGATATTTATTGCAACGATACTGGGAATTTTCGTAATTAGTAAAGCTTCATCGATAGATAACATTTACACTGGATTGTTGTTTTGGTTAATTTGTTTAATTAATCTATTGTTTATGGAAGTCAAAAAAGAAATGAGGGGCGAAATTGATTAATGATATAAGCGACAAACTGAGTGTTTATCTAAAAAAGAGATATCCAAATGAATTGCCATCAGTGTCTATAGTTAGATATTCAATTAAGTTTCTAATATCTAATATTACACCGATATTAGTTTTAATTGTTAGTTCAATGTTATTGCGAATATTTCCAGAAGTAATGATTGCATTATTAGGGTTTAGCATACTTAGAATGTTTTCTGGCGGATATCATATTAAATCAGCTGAAGTCTGCATAGTTGTTTCAGTTGTTCTAGTGTATACAATCGTAATGGTGAGCCCGTTAATACAAAACATCAAAACAATTATAGATATTGCAAGTCTTGTTCTTGTAGTGATATTTGCTCCTTCAAATATTAAGAAGCAAACTAGAATAAAAGAAGAGAATTTTATATATCTAAAGATAGTTTCATTAATGATTATTGCAGGAAATTTCATTGTACACAGCAACATCTTAACACTGGCCTTTTTTCTTCAGTCGCTTTCCCTAATTAGAATTGTATATTCTGAAAAGGAGGTGATGAGAAATGCAAAAGATGAATAAACTGGCACTGATGTTTGGAACAATTCTTTCCGCTATTGCGGTAACTGTTACAAGTACCGCAAGTTGGACAATTCTGGGCACCGAAGAAGTGCCAGAAGAACTTAAATAAAACAAAATAATATGTACTTGCGTCTTTTAACCAAAAGAAAATAGACGCAAGTAAATGTTAAATTGGGGGCAACAAAAGTGAGCAAGGAAATCAGAGTAGTGAAAAGAGAAGGAAAAAAGGTTTCAGAAGAAGCAATTTGGCTCAGTGTCAACGATATTGTTGGAGGTTACTCTGAAGGTAAACCAGGAAAATCTATTTTTGTTTTTCAGACCTTAGATGGTGAATACATAGATGCAAATGGAGTCGAACATACTCTTAAACTGTTTGAAAAGATAGACGGGTTTGTTAGAACCGATAGAGGTGCAATGGCGAATTTGAATAAGGTTAAAGCTATAGATGAGAAAAATATGTATCTCTATATAGATGAGATGAAAAGCCGTTTTATTACAATAGCTGCATCAAGACTGGAGCAAGTGAAGAAGTGTATTCTTTTGTTACGACAAAAGTAGTATCACTTCACCCAATTAAAATAAATATAGAGATATAAATAATAAATAAAAGTAATTGATTATACCTTTTGGCAATAGTATAATCATAACAGAACAAATGTTCCTAATAAGTTGTGATTCGACATTTGGCGACAAAAAATGACTGAGATTACCAGCTTACCTATGATGTCAACAATTATTCATCAGTTATGTAATTTGATTGCCTAATTCTAGCTGTGATTTATAATTATATTAAGATTTATTATCTCAAACAAGAAGGTGAGGTCTATCACCAGAAACATAACTTCAAAAGGAGAATGCTCTATGCTAGAAGAAATCATGATAACTTTAGGTATCGGCGGCGAGGCAATTAATCTGTTGAAAACTATATCTTTTCTGTGCGTAACACTCCAAGAGCAAGATGAGTTTATAAATGATTGCAGAGAAAGGGATGTTCAATATATAAATCGGTACTTAATTAAACTTAGAAAGAAAAAGATTTTAGAAGAAGGATATCAATCAGCAAGGGAATTTGAGACAGCGTTTCATTTAAACAAAATGGTAGCCCTGGAAAGGCTTCTGCAAGAGCCTATAAGCGATTTTAATCTGAAAAACCTAAGATGCGAAGATCCGCAGCACATTTATAATATACATAAGAAGCGGGGGCAATTTATTAGATTTAATGAATTAGCTTTGTACGCATAAATCATATGCCGGGCGAGAGTTCGGCTCCTATATTAATAATAAAATAAAAATAAAAATATCATTGACATAATAAATGATTGGGATTATATTGATTTCAGACACCTAGTAGACACTTTAAAATAATAATTTCATCAAGAAAGAGGGAGATTGAATAATGGTTAGAGCTTCACCAAATGATATGTATGAAGCAGGAATAATACATAGAGGCAGGAATACTAAATGAATTTGCAGCCTACATACGGATATTTTGAATTGATTGGTAAGGTTACTGGGCTAACAAACAGTAAGGCATTCGATGAAGGCAATAAGAATGATTTTGAGTGGAATCGAATGCAATTTGGTGTAAAGACCAGTGAGAATTCATTTGTCTATGTGGAGTTAATGGGCAATAAGGCAGGCACAATTAAGATGTACAAAAATAACTCATTTGATGGGCTAGAAGATATAGATAGATATGAACTAGTAAAATGGGATGACATATATAAGCAAAAATATAGTAGTTTGAGACTTCCAAATTGTGTTAAAACAAATGTTAAAAAAGATGACGGAGAAGAAGATGTTAGACTAACATCGTATGACGCAATATATAATTTTAAAGAGCATCTAACAGATGGAGAAACAGTTCTGATTAAAGGGTTGCTGCAGTTTAACTATTACAATCAAGTCGTTCAAGAGAGATTTATAATCAAAGAGATTTATTCGGTAGCTGACAAGCTGTTCGAAATTAATGATCCTCAAGCCTTTTTCAATCAGGAAGTTGTATTCATTGGAGTCGAGGATTCAATAATAAACACTAAAATTATAGTGGGAAGCAATAATGGGCCAGAAATTATTGATTATAGTTTCAGAACTAATAATATAGATGTGATATCAAATTTAAGGAAACTGAAAAAAGGATCTACTATTAGGCTTTATGGGAACATTAGAAATTATGTGCCAATAACAATAGTCAATGGATTAAAGGTTGTTACTAGTTCAGCGATTAAGGAACTAGAGGTAACAGGTGGCATAAACAAAACTATTAAAAATGGTAGATACAAACCAGAAGATTTGGTTTCTCAAATTGTCAATGGCTCACCATTTGAGGATGACGTACAGGCCGTAACAGATTATGGATTTTGAAAGGATGTGAGAGCATAGGTACTTATTTAATGCGAAGTCCACCTTGTAAACTATAATTAAATTAAAGTCTAGTTTAAAACAAAAAATACATATAATAAGGGAGATAATAAATTTAATGACTATTGAAAAAACACTTCGTGAAGGTATCAATGTTGCATTTATTGAAGGAACTGTTAAAGATGTTCGAATTGAAGAGAAAGAAATCAATGGAAAAGATGCAATCAGTGGAGAAATCGACATCCAAGTAGCTCCAGAGTTTGTTTATACGGTAAATGTGTTTTCATATAAGATGAACCAAAAGGGTGAAATTAGTGGACTTTATAAAAGCTACTGCACCGTTCGGGATGAATATAAAACAATTGACAGAGACGGCATTGAAGCTGCCGATAAGGTTCGTATTGATCATGGTAAGAATGGCAAAAACGAATATGTTGGACAAGACGGAGAATTTAAGTCGTACCCTCAGCTATCAACAACATTTATTAACCGAGTAAAAGAAAATGATGTATTTGAACCTAAAGCTAAATTCACTCTTGAAATGGTTGTTGCTGGTACATCCGAAGAAAAGCGCGGAGGAGAAGAAACCGGAAGGTTGATTCTAAGAGGATATGTTCCAGGTTATCAAGAAGGAAAAGATGACACTAAGAAGATATTCCCATTTGAGGTAATTGTAGCAGAACCACACTCCATTCAATATGTTGAAAATACATACGAAAAAGGCCAAACAGTAAAGGTCTTTGGTGACATTGTCAATCAAACCATTATTTCTAAAAAAACAATTGAAGTTGGATTCGGTGAACCACAGGAGCAAATTGATCGAAAATCTGTACGCGAATATATTGTAACAGGTGGCACTCCACCAATGGATGAAGATGATAAAAATGCTTTCGATACGACTCTAATTAAACAGGCTCTTAAGAAGCGTGAAGAGGCCATTGAGAAGAAAAAAGCGGAAAAGAAATCCAAAGAAAATCAACAACAATCTAGCAATGGCGGTTTCGGTGGAGGAGATCCGTTTACAGATAGCGGTGACCCGTTCGACCCATTTGCAAATTAATTAGAAAATTAAAGTGAAAAAGGGTGGTAGATGATATCTGCCACCATAACTAAAACAATTATAGGGAGAGATATATTTACATATGATATTTGACATTTTTAATCCGCAGGTTTCGGTTGTTTCTTATGGACTTGAAGGAAAGACAATTACTATTTACGGAAGTAATAACTTAGGAAAAACAAAACAAGCAACACGGATGAAAAAACCATTCTACTTAGGTTTTGAAAAAGGTATCAAAGCAATCGCTGGAGTTAATTTCTTGCCAGTTAATAACTGGGCAGATTTCAAAAAAATCAATAAGCAGCTCACAAGTAAAGCAAATTTAGAAAGAGCAAAAGAGATGTATCAAACAATCATCTTCGATGAGGTTGAAGCATCTGCTCGTTATTGTTCTAGATATGTGTGTGATAAATTCGAAGTTGAAACTATTGCTGAAGGTCGCGGTGGATATGGTCTTTGGAAAGAGTATGAGATGGAATACTGGGAAGAAATCGATAAACTGCTCAATGCGGGATATACTGTCGTATTTATTGCCCATGAAACATTTGATGAAAAGCGTGGAAAGATTGTTCCTAAAGGGGATAAACGTGCCATTGCACCTGTTATTGACAATAGTGAGATCGTTGTATATCTTCGCTCCAATGGCATTGATGAAAAAGGCAATGTAATTAAGTCGAGTGGATATATGGCTGAAACAAAAGACTTCTTCGCTCGTAGCAAGCTTGATTATATTAATCCATATCTTCAGGAGTTCACTGCTGAAAACCTTGAGAATGCTGTTATTGAAGCCATTAAAAAGCAAGAGGAAGCAGAGGGGATTAAGGCAGTATCTTATGAAGAGCAAAAAGAGACACTTGAATCTGAAAGTTTGGATTTCGATGAATTGAAAAAAGGTATTCTTAAAGCTGGGCAAACTTTGTATGGTCTTAATAAATCAGAAGAAGTTAATGAAATTATTGAGAAAAATCTTGGAAAAGGCAAGAAGGTTACTGATTTTGCTAAATCGCACGTTCAGATTATGTCAGTAGTGTTGGGCGAATTGAATGATATCCTCAAAGCAGTAGAGAAAACCGAAGCATAATACATAGTTTTAATGAAAGACAGAGTTTATCAAGAAGTATAGTAAATAGCCTCACTTGTAAGAGTGGGGCTTAAATTTAATTATCTAATCAACCAGGAGCGTGATTATGGGAAGTTTTATTCTCTTCTTGCTACTAACACTATCAGCAAATAAGACTGAATTAGAGAGTGTTATGAAGGCACAGGAGGCAGCAAACACTATACATAAGCAAAGTGTTCAAGTTGAGACGTTGGAGAAGTCAGAAATAGTGGTTAAGCAAGAACAGAAGGAAGAAGAGGTACAGAAGAACGTAAATAATTCCAGCAAATCTGAAACGGAATGGAAAACTTACATTGTTACCGCTTATGATAACGGATACAAGTCCACGCAAAAACGTCCAGGTGATAAGGATTACGGCATTACCAAAAGCGGAGAAAAGACCATTGAAGGACGCACAGTAAGCGCCGATCCGAGAGTTTTACCGTTGGGAACGGTTATTTACATAGAGAATGTTGGAGAGCGTGTAGTTACTGATACTGGGGGAGCAATTAAGGGCGCGCGGCTTGATTTGTATTTCGATAGTCATAAAAGGGCAATTCAATTTGGAAAACAAAAATTGAAAGTTAAAATAATTAAAATGGGTGTGAAGAAATGAAGAAAGTCTATTGTTTAATGGCTTACTCTGGAGCCGGTAAGACAGAGGTAGCCAAAGCACTTGAGCAAAAAGGATACAATGTGCTGCAATCCTATACAACAAGAAGTCCTCGAAGTGAAAATGAATGGGGTCACACTTTTTGCAGTTATGAAGAGTACGAGAAATTTAAAGAGAATGATGATATAGCAGCTTATACATATTTTGATGGAAATCATTATTTTAGTACGAAGAAGCAGTTAAATGAGACAGATATATATGTAATTGATCCTGACGGAATTACATATCTCAAGGAAAATGTTAAAGATATTGAGTTCGTAACTATTTATCTCAAGGTAGATAAGAAAGCCCGAATGAAGAGAATGTTCGTACGTGGAGATGATGTCGATCAGATGCTTTCGCGGATTAATGGAGATGGCCTTAAATTCCGGAAGAAGAGATTTGATTACCAAGTCATTAACTATGAGTTCGATAAAGCAGTAAACATTATCGAGTACATTATGAAAGTTGAAAATTCCAATTAAGGAGTGAGTAAATTGATGTCAGTAAACTTTGAGCGGTTCGCTGAGTTGTTCAGATACCTTGAAGATGGAGACTGCAGCTATAGTGAGTTGCAGGAACTGAGGGATAAGTTAGAGGATATCAAAGAAGTCGTTGAAAATGAGATGGAGAAATTTTAATGAAGCGTTTGAAAACCATCAAATACATATCCGAGACATCCATTGAAGACTTAGTTAGTGATGTATTGGAGAATAATCGAGACGTGAACCATGTGATACAGGCAGCACTAGAGGCAAGGAAGGAATTTGGTTTAAAGGTTCAGGAGTTTATAGACAAATTAGCGGGAAGTTGATATTTATGTTTCCAGAATTGTTATTTCTTAATAACACAGATAGGCACTTGATAATAAGCAAACTAGTAATTAATCACAAACTTCGCTTGAACGATTTGAGGTTGCTAAGTGATGTAGAACTTGTGGAACTATATCAGAGTAAAATAAAAACTAAGTAAAACCTGTATTTCATCGAGAAAGGAGTTATAGATAAGTTTTGGCTGAAATGGCTGAGTATTATTTAAATAAAGAATTAGAACGAATGGATTTTCGCTATAACAAGTCCAAGGTCAATGAATTGGTATGGGTAACTGCTGAAGGGAAAAGGCTTGTCATTTCCGATATGCGTGATTTGCATCTTTTAAACTGTATTCACTTGTGTGAAAGAAGAGAGGGGCACAAGGGAGAAAATTTTTTGAACAATGCTCCTACATATAAAGCTATGGTGTTTGAATTAATCGGAAGAAAGATGTTGAAATATGAATATTTAGACTTGTCTGTTCAGGATAGGCTACAGGTTAAGTTTTGATGAAACTAGGATTTTAAGAGGAGATGTTATTTTGGATTTAGATGTAAATGAGTTGAAGCTTATTCTTCTTTTACTGGATAGAGAACAGGTATCATTTGGACTATCTGATGAAGAATCAGAGCTAATGAATAAATTGGAAAAGAGATATAAAGAATTGGGCGGCTATGTAAAAGAAGATACATCAGAGGACAACTTTGCTCCGTGGGAGGATAAAAGTTTTGTTCGATGAAATAACAATTAAGAAAAATAAAGATGATACATACGCTTTAATAATGAGAGGCTATAAAGATACAAATACAGAGGGCACTTTTGATATAAGAATCAAGAGGTTAAAAGATTTTCCGATAGAGATAGATAAAAAATCAGATTGCTCTTATCGCAACCATCACATTCCAAGATCAATCACAACTGATTATATTATGAAGGTCGAAGCTCGTATGCTCCCAGATGAAAAAGGAAGAATTATTGAAATTCATAAGAGAAATAAAGTTAGAAGAATCCGTAATCGAAACTTTTGACTGAAATAGTGATTAAAATTGATACTTCATTAAGAAAAGGAGCGTGTAAATGAACGAAGATATTCAATTTTTGAAGGAACTGCAGCAGGAACTAAACACCCAAGAACATGATTTTCAGGCTGCACCGCGCTTCTGGGTGATTATGGATTATAGAAAAATCCCTGGACACGAAGATTACGATTGTGGAGAGTATGAATATTTCCATAACGATGGAGATCATGTGGTATTTAAGAGTTTTAATGATCTGAAAGAGTTTATTGAAGAATATTACGAAGAAGAAATTGATGATGAAGTAAGATGGTATTTGAGTGAAGACGACTTTGATTTCCTTTGGCAATACATCATAGACAACATGAACGATAATGGATACTTTGGTTCAGTCTTTGTTAAAGAAGAAGAATTTATTGTCCCTAACACTATGTTTCTAACAAAAGAAGAAGCAAAAACACACTTAAGATTTAATCACTATCACTATACAAGTAAGGCACATACATATGCAATGACGGCCTGGAGAGCACCAAAAGTTGAACGATTGTTAAATATATTGAGTCAGTTTGATTTTGACTTGATGAAAGGAGAATGATGTTTGAACGAGTTGATGGCATATGTCCGCATGATCAAGGAAGTGTTGGATAGGGATTACGGCAAAGAAGTAGTTTTCTATGATAATGGGGAATGGTATTCAAGAGATCATTCTAGGAAAATTTCACTAGAAGAATTAAAGGCGTATCTTTTAGAAAGAACAGACAGAGATGAATATTAAGTTTAACTTTTAACTAAATCAGCATTTCGTTTGAAGAGGTGGTTTATGAAATCTAATGATTACGAAGAAATAGTGGAGATTTTTATTAGAGAACATTTTACAAGGAATGATGCAGAGCAGTTAGCAAAATCGGTTTTAGCGTTTGTTAATGCAGCGGAACTTGATGATGGGCAAATGAGTAGTTGTAGTTGCTCTAGAGAAGGTTAGAGGAGGTAAATAAATGCAGATACTATCACCCTATCCGCAAAGAGGCGATTTAATAGCATTAGAAGATTTACAGCAATTCTCAATAGTTATCAAGGATGGCGAAGGAGTTAGATATTTAAATTCCACAGATGATTTGTTTTCTTCTGATACATATTTCGTTAATCAAGTATTTCCCATAGATACAAACGAGACAATCATTAAAAAGGGCAAGTATGTAAGGTTGAATAAAGTTGGAATGGTGTTTGTTTGAGGAGGGTTGATTATCTTGGATATTTATAGAGAGTTGTTGCTCCTCATAGGTTACAATCACCAAGAGTTGCTCCTGTTAAGCGACGAGGAATGCAAAAGCGAATGGGAAGATGTGTGTTCGAGGTCACCAATTATTTAAATTAAAATCCAGTATCAAGAAATGAGGATGATTAAAATGGAAACATCTCCTATTTTGCTTGGACTATCTAATTATTATGGCGAAGTAATTGCTTTAGAATCTGAAGGGAAGTATTACATGCAACTTGATGATTGGAATGTGGCCAGCCGTATTGAAATTAGTGAAGAATTCTTTAAAGCAATCCAGAATGAATTTAAGTAAAATGAAACTTTCATCTTAAAGGAGAAGAAGATGAGCATTGATGCAGCAAAAAGTTATATTCAACAACAACTAGAACATTATGACAATTTCCTACCACAATTAGTGAATGAGCGAGATAGTTTGGAATATAAGCTGTCGTTAATCCAAAATCGCATTGACATTTATAAAGAAAAGGTAAATGACCTTAAGGTAATATTGTCTCTGTTAAAAGAGGTGTGAAGGTAGTTTATGACTAAGAAAAGCATGAGTATGAACTAGTGGAAGTCAAACAAGTTGACTGGTTTACTCATGAAAAGGTTTGTAAAATTTGTGGTCACGTAAATAATCGATTGCGAATTGACTTAGATACCAATTAGGTGATGAAATTAAGATTTAGGGAGGATTTGTATGGCATTAGCTGAGGAAAGAGAAACACTTATTAGATCAGATGACGATTGTAAGACTTGGACAGTGTACACAATGCAGCCTACAATCATTACAAAATTGCGCAAAGTAGGAGCAGAGCCATACAAAGTGGGAGCTGAGGGAGGTCATTATTATAAAGACCTAAAGTTTAACCAGGTGTCTTTCCGCTCTGGTAAGGAACGCGAGATGACTGAAGAGCAACGTCAAGCAGCAAGCGAACGAGCTAAGAAAAACCTACATAGAAAATAAAAATACATATGTATCAATAAAATGAGAATTTCTTAGAGAAAGGAGGGAGCGGAATAGCAAAGACTGAGTTAACTCAAAAGATTGAGAAGGCTTTATATGAATACACTAATAAGCAGGGAACATTTGGTTGTTTTGAAGTAACAATAGGCTGGTTTGGAGCAGAAAGAGTTGACTATATTACTTATGACACAAAAGGGACTTGGCGCTGCTACGAAATTAAAGTGTCCAAATCGGATTTCTACAGCTCGGCTAAAAAGACTTTTGTAGGACATTTTAATTACTTTGTGATGCCAAAGGAGTTATACGAACAAGTAAAAGATGATATCCCCTCTCACATCGGAGTTATTCTGGATGGCAATTATTCAGCAAAGAAGGCAAAGAGACAAGGGTTAGGTGTTGAAGAGAAAACACTTAAAGATTCTCTTATTCGGTCATTATCTAGAGAAGCAGACAAACTTTATAAAAGCGCAGATCCTGAATATCTAAATGGAATTAAAAGAAGACTGAAGAAGACTGAGGAAGAAAGGGATAGGTGGCATAGAGAACACACGAAACTAATGAGCATCGATTATGCCAAATACGGCAGAAGGTGGTATGAGGAAGAGGAATAAGATTTTTGATAAATTCGTGATTTTATTCGAAAGTGAGGTGGTTATAGATTGTACGAAAATATTGTAATCAAATTTACGCTTAAGGAAATTGGTGAAATCGTTCAGAAGAAGATTTGTGAAGAGAATGGATATGGTGTGCATCGGAAACTAAGACCAACGTTCAACGAGAGTAATGGTGAATTGGAATTTGTGGCCGATTTTTACAGAGAGAAGAAGCATGACGAAGAGAAGATGAAATTGTAATTTCATAGGGAGTGAGTAATTTGCCAATTAGATACACAAGCAGAGGCTTTCCAGTTTTCACGGAATTTCATAGTAAATATAATGGTGATGTTTGTATAGTGGAAAGTAGTTTTGCTACAGAGCATTGCGTGTGGATTCAATTTGATGAGCATGCCAATGAACCTATTAGACGAGAGGCGTTACATGTAAATAAAGAAGAAGCAAGAAAGATAGTTGAAGCTTTACAAGAGTTTATCAAGAGCGAATGAAATAGAAATTTTAATTAGAAAGGGGAGTGTTGGAAATGATTAAATATAACATTAATACAGACAAGGAATTCCTCGAAAGGTTTGCTGAAGCATCTAATCAGATCCGACTTCTAGGTGGATTATTTCAAAATCTAGGAGTACAAGCAACAGCAGAAGAAGTTGCTGAGTGGGAGTCGAATGCCGACAACACTCTTGAAGAGATTAAACACTTACTTGATGAGGCAAGCCAAAGGATATGGTGATGAAAGAGGACTTTCATTAAGAAATGAGGAGGAGAAGAGTGAATCTAAGTAAAATTAAACCTAAGCTCAAAGGCGAATCTGATAAATATAGTTGGAACCTTTATAGGTTTTTAAACAAAATTGCTAAGGATAAATATATTAATAACCAATTGAGAATATATTGGAATCATCATAGCAGATGGGACGGAGAACACCTTCCTTTTACCAAAGATGTTTCAAACCTTATGCAATTAATCATCAGCCCTTACGGAGATAAATTCACGGGATACTTTATGAATACTGTTCTTCAAAAAGGAAATTGTGAATTTATCTCTTTATGTCCTTGGAAAGAAGAAGACTTACTAGACGTTACAGATTGGTTTTTTGATACATATGAGAAGATTGGTCGTTGCATTTTCGACCCCGAACATAATGGTTGGATGCTAGGGACAGACAGTAGATATACATACGTGAATAACACAAGAAAATGTAATTGGTGTGGACAATGGCACCAAAAGCAAATAGTTAAGAAAACTAGAATTGAACGTAAAGTCGAGTGGGTCTAAATCTGCATGAGATGTAAATTTTATTAAGAAAGAGAGATGTTAATTTGAATAGAGGAAAAGCACCGGCAAGCGAAAGTCTAAAATTGATTGCCATAAAAACTAAATCTAAAGTCTATGTTTCTGATAATATCAATAATGATTCATATTTTTATTCTAGAATTAAAGATCTAATTTTTGATGGATCAAAACCTGAAAATACATATAAGAGTGACTGGTTTGAGGTTCCTTGTGTGCCAACAACGATTCAAAGAAGTCTTCCAGCAGAACAAATCAATGTACGGTACGAACTTAAGGAAGTACACTACAATACGGGTTTGCCAAAGGTACTACAGTATTCTGATTTTGATGAGGATACTGGTCAATATGAGTCTGTATATGGGTTATATGAACGGAAATTCGATTTGACTGAACCAGGATTGGAAAATGTTGAATTTGAACTAAATGTAATTGCTGAGTTAGAAGATTTTGAAATCGTAAGAAGCGACTTTCAGTTGCAGCACTCAATCCTAGATCATATTACAACTCATCCTATTCTTCTCTCAACAAAACCTTGCAAATTATCCCGACAAGAGAGCTTTAATATCGTAAGAAAATATATAAAAGCTAATATAGATAGTAAGTATGCATCTGTTACAAGTGATTATGATTTTTGTCTTTCTGTTTCTAAGAAGATTGAACATGCTCCAGAATCATATCGAGTAGACGTTGGAAAGCGAAAACCGAAATACGAAACAAGATATAGCCGTTCTCGAACTGTTAAGGTTTATGAAACTGCCCCCAAATCATACCAGACATATCCGGTAATTGAGCCATTTGAAGGAAAGAATGAAGATGATTTAAAAGATATTATCCAAAAATTCTTGGATGAATTAATGATTGTAATCAATAAACCATTAGTTGAATGCGAACACTGTAAAGGATATGGAGTGATTTTAGATGAAGTTTAAAAAGAGTTATTTGAAAAATGAATTGGATTTGCCGTACAGTGCTATGGTCGATGAAATTACAGATACTTCAAGATGGAGCATTCATCATAAGATTGTATTTGAGCATGAAGGTAAATTCTATCAAACACATTATTCTGAAGGAGCTACTGAAATGCAAGATGAATCACCATGGGATGGGCAAACCGAAGTTGACTGTGTAGAGGTTGAGTTAAAGGATGTAGTGGTGAAAAAATGGGTTCCAAAAAAGATTTAGCAAATATAAGATTCTATAAGTTGGTTGCAATTCGACCAACTGAAGAAAGAGATAGTTCCAGAAATATAATGTGGTTATGTAAATGTGATTGCGGGAACGAAAAACTTGTCTCATCGAATGCATTGTTAAAAGAGAACACCGTATCGTGTGGATGCTATAAAAAAATTGTGAATATTACACATGGATTATCTGATAATAAGCTTTATAGCGTATGGTGTGATATAAAGTCAAAGTGTCTTAATAGTAAAAATAAAAATTATAAATATTACGGCGGGAAAGGAGTTAAGATATGCTCAACCTGGCTTGAGGATTTTATGATTTTTTATAATTGGGCAACTGAAAATGGCTATAGTGATGGTCTCACTATTGATAGAATTGATGTTAATGGTGACTATAAGCCTAGCAATTGCAGATGGGTCGATATGAAAACACAAGGCAACAACAGAACTACATGTACATATATCACACTTAACGATAAAACACAAACAATACAACAGTGGGCAGAAAGGTTCCAAGTATCTCGCTATCAAATCATTAATAATTTTGATGAAGTCGTACTGAAAAGTGGGTTCCAAAGTAATCTTAGTGAAACATAACTTTTATCCAAATACATATTAGAGGAGATTGAATAAATGAACGCTTATAATTTTCAAAATGAAATTGAGAACATTATTGATGAGCAAGACGATACATATCAGTTACATCAAGATCCAACCTGGAAAATTACCACTCTTGAGTTGGCTGTCTGGGCAGATGAGAAGATCCACGAAAAAGAAGTTAAAGCTGCAGAGGTTGAGAAAGTAGCGAATAGTAACATTGAGGTATTAAAGGCTAAGATTGAGAAGTTGGAACAATGGAAGCAGGAAGCAACTAAAAAAGATAAAGATGATATTACATTCTTCAAAGAACATTTGCACTTATGGCACAAGAAAACACTTGAACAAGAGAAGTCAGAGAACGAAGAGCTGAAGGCAAAAAATAAGAAAGAAAAGAAATTAAGCAAGACAATTAAATTACCGTATAGAAACTTGACCAGTAAAGTGCAATCCCCAGTAATTTTGATCAATGGCAAAGAACCGGCAAAGGCCAAAGACGATGAATTATTTGTCCAATATGTTAAAGAAAACAATCCAGATTGTATTAAAACGACAGAGGAAGTTAAGTGGTCTGAGTATAAAGATTTACTTAGAACGACAGAAGCCAATGGTAAGCTTATTTATGTAGATGACGCTGGTGCACCAATCGAATTCATTCAATTAACAGAGCGTGGTGAAAAATACGATTGGAAACTAAATGAGTAGTTTTATAAAATAAATATATACATATAAATATGTTGGTGGTATAATGACTTCAATGGAGTTATTTACCACCATTATTAATAAGGAGGGTTGAATACTGGAGAAACTTGATTACACCAAAGCAGAAAAAGAAGCACTGATTGATGCAATGCTGACGTTGATTAAGAACAACCTAATGAAATGCGATATTAGCAACATAAGCATCAATAAAGAACGGAAAGATAAAAAATTCAAAAGACTTAACGGAGAGTTGCTTACTCAAAAAGAAACAGGAGAATATACATATTGAATTAATTTTAAGTTTAAGGAAGAGTTCCTTTAAAAGAGTTTTTTGATTAAGAAAGGAGTTAAAGCAATTGGATGATCGAAATGGAATAATTGAGCTTTATGAGAAAGACGGAGATTTCTACGATCATGATAATCAAGATTTGTTAGTCGCATCGTTCTATGATAAAGAATGCGCAGATAAAGTCGCACAATTACTAAATGGACAAAAGTAAGGATAAAAGGGTTGTTTCATTTAGAAGGGGGAATTGAAGATTAATGGTGGACTTCGCCAAACTCAATACGCCAGAAGGAAGAGAAGATTTAAAGCGAAGAATAGAAGAACGGCACAAACAAGAACAACTAAAAGAAAAGCTTGAACGTAAGACGGTTTGCTTCACGGGTCATCGACCCAATAAACTCGGCAATTGCTACAGTCTATCAGATGTTCAGTCTAAATACATACATAGCAAACTTGAGCCTGTATTGATTGACTTGATTGAAGATGAAGGAATTGAGCGATTCATTTCAGGTGGCGCTATTGGTTTTGATCAAATAGCATTCTGGACTGTGCGAAGACTTAAAAAGACATATTACCCAAACATTAAAAATATCGTTGCCGTACCGTTCAAGAATCAGGCTTCTAAATGGAATGATCGTGAAACTCAGATATGGTACAAGAAGATGCTCGATATGGCTGATGAAGTTGTATATGTGGACGAGTTAGCAGATTATAAAGTGGATGGTGTTATTGTAGGTGAATACCATGTAGCTAAGATGCAGAAGCGCAATGAATATATGGTCGATCAAAGTCTGACAATTGTTGCTGCGTGGGATGGAACGAAGGGTGGCACGGGTAATTGTGTTCGTTATGCAAGACAGTCAGGTAAGAGACTGTATACGTTGAAACCACAGTACGATTATGAATTAGATGTATTGTTTGGAGTGTTGGGATGAAAGGTCTATTTTATTGAAACTAGAGAGGTGACGATGATGTTCTATATTGTAATACGGGAATTAGACTCTTTTGATGTAATTGAATCGAATTTTTATACTGAAGAGCTAAAGGACACCTTGAATTATTTTTATGGGGGAAATAAACAAACTACTTACGTTATAAAAGGTGAGCATATCTATTGTAATTCACTTTATACTGCAAAACTCCCAGATTTACTAAAAGAATGGTCGGAGGATGTTGTATATATATCAGAGGATAGACAAGAAGAGTATAATAAACATCTTGAAAAATTAAAAATCTTGATTCAGTAAAAGGCACGTTTCATAAAGAAATAGAAAGGGTGGATTATGATAAAACCAATGTCAGAAAAGCAAAGAAAGGCAATTGAAGGTGTCGAAGTGGCGCTAGGCATTAAGTATAGTGGAGAGCCGACTGCTCAAGGAGCGTTTCTATTTCTTCGAGATCACATCGAGGACGCTCAAAAAGAAGTGAATAGAATAATCAATGAAGAGCGTAGTGACTATGATCTATGTAGAAATGCTTCGTCTCCAATTTTGCTGAGTAATTCAACTCTTGATCAAATGGAATTTTACCGTTTCGATAATGCTGAACATCAACTTGGTGATGAAAATGATACATACGCAGAGACACCCACGATAGATTCCCTTCATATGGATGCTGTTTATTGGTCGAGATTACTATAGAGGAGATGAAAAAATGATTAAGATAATTAAAGGTAATTTACTTGATGCATCTGAAGATATCATAGGACATCAAGTAAATTGCCAAGGTGTTATGGGATCTGGTGTAGCCAAATTACTAAGAGACAAATATTCAAATCTATATCCATCCTATAAGCAGTTTTGCAATAACTACGATCCACACGATTTATTAGGTAAGTGTCACATTGTTAAAACTGGAGATAAATATATTTCCAACTTATTTGGTCAGTTGAACTATGGGAGACGGAAGCTTAGATATACAGATTATGAGGCACTTAAGGAATCTCTAACTACACTGAAAAATGAAGCTCAAAAGCGTGGTCTGAGTGTTGCATTACCATTTAATATCGGCTGCGGTTTAGCAAATGGGGATTGGGATGTAGTGAAAGGGATCATAGAAGAGACTTTCTGTGATTATAGGGTAACACTTTATAAATTGTGATGAAATGCGTGTTTGATGAAAAAGGGAGAGTGTTTAACCGTGATCGAGAAATTAGTTTACGATGGAGATACAAAAGATATTAATGAAAATGATTCATTACAGAAAATTCTGCTCCAGATTGATGATGAAGATTATTTTTATCATGTTGGTATCGATTTGGCTAAGAGAGGATATTCTGATTATTCTGCAATTACTAAATTTAAGAAAAATGATGACAATACATACGTTTACTATGGTACTGAATTAGTATGAAATACATATTTGATTTTCTGAATAAAAAAAAGGCTACAATTACTGTAGCCTTGTAGTTAATTTTTAGATACAGCAACGGTTGTTAATACGCTCTCTGTAATACTCTTTAAAAGTTTCAAACAAGAATTGATAATAAAGGTTGATGAATTTTCTAAAAATATTAATTCATGATAGGGACTGAGTCTTATCGTTCTATCATCAGACTCCTCCATTAAACTCAGAAGATTATAAAGTCTCTCTTGTTCAATAGGATGAACTTGCCCGACACTATGTGTCACTCTATTTCTGATATCAATTAAAAATCTTACTTCGTTCCATGAATCTAATTCAGAAATTAGCCCAATAGAAAGTTTATCGCAGAATATTTTTAGTGTTTTTTCGATAGAACTTCCCTTTTCTTCCTTGTTCTTTTTGGTAAAGTCTTCAGGATCTAAGATCGAATAATTTATTAGTTCTTGTTTGATTTTTTTAAGTACGTTTTCTAATTCAGAAATTGCAGATATTAATATAGAAGAACGTAGTAAGTTAGGATAATCAACGTGAAATTGAGTTAGGCGTTCTCTGTTATAATACCAGAAATCATCTTGTTCATCTTCACTGTATTTATTAGATAGTTCTTTTAAACGTTCCAGATATTTCGTGGATTTGGACTTGATTAATTCTTCCATTTCCTCTGCATAATCGTTTAACATTTCGAACTGAACAACAGAATTAGAATGGATTATTCGTATCATTAACATTGACTAATTAACTCCTTAAAAAAATGATATGTGAGAATAGATAAAAGGAATCTTTCATAAGAAACCAAATAAGAGACCACATATTTATGAGGTCTCTTATTAATTCGTTAAAACATCGATGTTATTGCACCAGATGATTTATCTACGTAATACCATCCATAAGTTGCAGTGTGACCTTCGCCAGACTTAACATCATCAATAACTACTTCATAAACATGGACTACATAAGAGTTGCCTTCAAGATGATCGACTTCAACATGAAGCTTAGGTGAACTAACTCCATATTTTTTCTTAACCAAACTAATTGCTTGAGATTCGGTTATTGTCATTTTGGGTTGCTTTCCAATATATAGGTCACCGTTAACCAACCCAATTTCTTTGCCTATTGCATTGCTAACTGATCGTGCTGGTACATAAGTCGTTCCATTATAAATTATTGCGTCAGCTGAAGTCTTTTTTGTTCCATCAACATAAATACCTAATTTCTGAATGGCAACTTTAATATTTGTGGTTCCATTTGCTGCAAATGCTGTTGCTCCTGTTAACATTGTCCCAATTGCCAAACCAAGCACTAATCCCTTTAATTTGTCCTTCATTTCTAAACTCCTTTTTATGTAATACGGATCAATTCGACAAGCTTATACATATACCCTCCTGTGAAGTAATAAAATACCTCTTGCATAAAGAACGTCTGTTCGGTATATAATATATACAAACGGATGTTCTTATTTTTGTTGAGGGGATGAATGATGGCATGTTGAAGAAACCAAGAACTGTTATGTTAATTGACATGCAAAGTTTCTATGCCAGTGTTGAAAAGGCAAAAGTGCCAAAATATAAAAATGAACCTCTGGTTGTTGCTGGAGATCCATCGAGAAGATCGGGTATTATTTTAGCTGCTTGTCCTATTGCAAAATCGTTCGGTGTGGAAACGGGAGAAGTATTATGGCAAGCTCTTCAGAAGTGTCCAGAAGCAGTTGTAGTCCAGCCACACATGCAAGAATACATTGAGGTATCTTCCCATATAACACAGATTGTTGAGTCATTTACAGACCTTGTAGAGTGCTACAGCATTGACGAAATGTTTGCAGACTTGACCAATTCAATGCATTTGTTTGCCGATAATGCGGTTGATATGGCTAAACAAATTCAACAGAAGATTTATAATGAAACAGGCATTTATGCGAGAGCAGGTATTGGAGAAAACAAGATATTGAGTAAGCTCTGCTGCGACATGATTGCGAAAAAAATTGATGGTGGAGTTTATTACCTCCGAAAAGATGAATTAAGTAATTTCATATGGAAACAGCCAATCCGTAAGATGTGGGGCATTGGCTCCAGGATGGAGAAGCATCTTTATAAAATGGGGATTATAACAATAGGTGACTTAGCAAATACTCCATTATCCAAACTAAGAAAGAAATGGGGAGTAAATGGTGAAGTTATATGGCGGGTTGCGAATGGCCTTGATGACTCTCCAGTAACATTAACTACACACAATCAACAACGTGAAATAGGAAACGGTATGACGCTTCCTCGTGACTATTCAGAAGCTAGGGATATAGAAGTTGTATTATTAGACATTAGTACGGAGGTTTGTCGTAGAGCTAGGCAAAAGGGGTATCACGGTTCTGTTGTATCTGTTGGTATATCGGGAGCTGACTTTGACATAAGAACAGGGTTTCACCGTCAAATGAAATTGCCAGATCCAACAAATATTACACAAGAAGTATTTGCGATAGCTAAGCGGCTCTTTTATCAGAATTGGAACGGACTACCTGTAAGGCGAGTAGGTGTATCACTATCTGATTTAAGTGATTCAAACACTTATCAGATATCTATTTTCGAGAACAGTAAGGAGCACTTACGGGCAGTCGACAGGGTTATGGACGAGATAAAAGATCGTTTCGGAGAAATATCCATTTTAAGAGCTAGTTCACTAACGAGTGCGGGGCAGGCGATGGATAGAGCAGCTAAAATAGGAGGTCATTACAGATGAGTAAAAAGCTGCAGGGGAACGGCATATGGGAGTCGAGTCGTATGATGTTACCTCAACATAGGGAGCGGATCATTGAGAATCAAAAGCTTCACAAAAAGAAAACTAAACCGATAATTCATGAAGATGAGTGGGAACTAATTTTTCAAAACATAAACCTTTCTTTGAGCGAACATGAAAGTATATCGGTGATTATTTTTGGAGAGTACGAGTATTCCGAAGTGAATGGAGTTGTAACAAGTGTAAGTCAAATCCAGAGGAAGTTTAAGGTTGAGAGTGATTGTGGGTTTGAATGGGTGGATTTCAACGAGATTATTTCAGTGAAAGTTCAATGAACGAGGTTAAAGGATGAGACAAACTGAGGAAGACTTGAAAATCGTAAAGAGGTATTTAGAATTGCCCTATCTTCTTGACGTATTGGAATTAGACAAGAAAAAGATGAAGGAAAGCAGTTTGAAAATGTCTCGTGTTTATAGTATTAAATTAGAAGAAATTCAGGATCTAGTAACGAAAGATATTTATGAGGTAAAAAACGAAATGCGAATCAAAGGTATTAAAATTATAGAACAAACAAAACATGATGATCGATTAATTGCAGATTATTCGTGTAGGAATTATAAGCACCAAATCACATTATTATGGAGCAAAGTGAAATTTGACACTGAGGTATCATTAGCAAATTATTTAGGGATTGTAATTGATAAACTTTTTGATAAATAAACCGCCTACTCACAAGACGGTTTATTTTTGTTTCTTATTCTTGATTCGACTTTTCCAGGAAGCTTAGTAATAAATCTTGAATATCCTCGGTCACATTTAACGTAGTTTATGGAATGATACCTTTTCAGATTCTTCAGATCCTCATCTGTAAAAGGGTAGAGTTCGCTTCTCAACTCATCAAAATTCTTTTTATCACAACCAGCCAATAACATGTATGATGTGTTTGCGCTGCGAAGTTCATCTCTCATGTGCTTCAATTGGTTTATGTAATGACAACTAATAATTGGTTTCATGATGAACTTTGCTATTTGAGATAGCTTTGACGTTACGAAGCGTTCAGTGTTCTCGACCTGGTACAGTTCATCAATGATGAGGTTAACTTTTGTACGTTTACTCTTATCTCGAATACGGTCAGCGCGAACCTGAAGCGAAAGCCAGATTTTCGTAATCCAGTACGTAGTGCAAATATCTTTTTCACTGTCAGTCGTAAACATGGACTGTGGCATCTTAATAACAATCAATTGGTTTTTCTGCATCTCTAAACTTAAATCAATATTATCCTTTGTGTCTTTTTTAAGCATTAACTCCATGTAGGTGTTCCTTTTTAAGATGTTTAAACGGTCAATGATTCCTGTGATCAAGTGAGTTTTTGTACCAACAATCAAAGCTTCTTTATCTGTTTCATCTAGTTCATGTAAGCTATCAATATATTCTTCAAGATTGTTTATCTGATTTCTGGGCACTTTATTCAAGAATTTCATTCTCGCATTATGATTCTGCAGAACAGCAAACACATCTTTAATACTACCCGTACTAATAAAAACGATGAGGCTAGCGCTTTCTAAATATCTTTCCATTTTGGGACTTAACTGACTATCGCTTGCATTAATGGAATTGATGAGGGTAAGCGTATTAGCAGTTTGACGTTTGGCATTCTCATACTGTTTGAATACATCATTACTTTGACCGACTTCATTAAATCCTAACCCTTGCATTGTTTCAAAGTCATCGCAACGTATTTCAAGAACCTTTTCTTTTGGGAATAACTTTGAAACGCTATCGCTCAGCTCACAGTTTTCAATGAAGTCAAAGATAATGACACATTCATCTGCCTCTATTGCATCTATTGATAAATTAGCAATTAGATTAGATTTACCTGCTCTTGTGGGGCCAATAAGTAGGAGAAGTAAATTTCTAAATTCGGTGTCATTACTTAAAAAAGCTTTTTGCTTTGATCCTTTGTAAACATTTTCTCCTATGCACATTGTTCCGGTGCGAAGATCCTCTGGTACTTCAGTTTCAAACGTCTCCACTTTCTCAATAAAATTATATTGCTCTAAAATATCTCTCCCAGCAAGGGAAAGAAAGTTCTGAGCTTCGCCATCGCCAACCATTATTTTCTCGGCTTTGATATTATAATCAGTGAATTTAAATTTTTTCCGGTATGGCTTGTAAATAAGTTCATTATCTTCGCTAATCGTATCAAAACTCTGCGCTAAGCTTTTGACTGTATTTCGCTGTCTAAGCGGATCTGAACTGCTTCCCATAACCACAATCTGTGTGGATAAGATGGAAGCAGTTCCTTTCCTGAGTGTACTGTCACTAACTTTCGCTTTATCTGTGCCTGAAAGTGAATTAATAAGACTTGATAAAAACCCACTTTCATCAGATTTTTTGTTTGCTGTGCCAGCTGCAGATATGGCATCAGATAAGGTATTTATTAATGAATCAATGATCGAGATACCCCATTTAAACATGTATCTCCATCCAGTCTTATCACGATCAACAGGTTTACCAGATTTTAATTTTTCAATTGTGGACTTATGTTTATATCTCCAACCATGTTGAGAAGAAGGAATGAAATTATAGAATACACCAAGTTTATCGCCTTCCTTAAGCATTTCGATAGCGTTTAGATTGGAGTGAAGGAGGTCGTTATTGCGTCTATCGGTGGCAAGACTCATTCCATCTTCGTTTTTATAGAGGATCTGGAACTTGGTTGATTCCTCATTGAAGGAAGGGAGTTCTGTTACTTCTTCAACCGTCAGCTGAGTCCATACATCATTTATTTTCTCCTTGATGTACATGATTTGATGGCTTGGAACAATGAAGTAAAACTCAATTTTCTTCTGTTCCATATAGATGAAGTAACTTACTTTTGAATTCGTATGGATTGTAATTTTAGTTGGTATGATGAAATCTTTACCTAAAAACTTGATCATCATCTCTTCTTTTTTGTCGATGTTCTCAATGACGTTTTTATATAGGCCAGATATGGCACGAGCAAGTTTGTGAGTTGAGTTGTTACGGATAGAATTGTTTGGCTTTAATTTTAAAAAGACGTATTCTGGTTTTGTGATCTCAATATATTCGCTTAATTTAAGAGCCATAAGCCATTCCTCCCATTAGAAGGAACTTAATCAGTACATTGGCTAGATATAATATTCCCGCCCATTTCTTGCCTTTATCCCATCCAACAACCCAGAAGAGAATACATAGTCCGCAGCCTACTAAAGCTACTGAATAACTGAAATCTATAAATACATTTCTAATAGAATCTAAGACTCCAAGTAATATATCTGTGGTTTTTTCTTCTGCCCAACTTCTAATTCCATTCGTTATTGGGTTTCCATTTGATGGGGGTATATTGGGGAAGGGAATGCTGTTAATTCTGATTATCATGTTATCATCCCTTTATAATTAGATGCTTTTAAACACAGAATCAATTTGATCAAGGCTCCACGGGAGAGCAAGAAGGATGATGTATATAATGAGGTATTGTAAGAAGGATTTTTTGGCATGGTCAAAGTCTCCCTTTATGGTGTTCTGAATTGTATCCCATCCTCCCTTGATCACGATCACCCATTTACCCAGGTTAACGAGTTTGTGATATATCTTTAGACCTCCAGCATCGATTCCTGTTCCTGAAGCGTAGAGAGTGGGATCAATTATACCTGATGCAAAGATGATGATTGTTACTCCAACAACTCTATACACAACCTTGTGACGTTTGAGATGTGATATTAGGACGTCTTTTAACTTTGAAGCTTCACAGCTGTAGTTTAAAAACTGGCTAAATGACATAGATTCAATTCTAGCCAACGTAACCAACTCCCAAGAATTTTATTAGAACAAGCATGAACAGGCATAAATTTTGAATGCGCCACATAAAATTAGGAGCAAAGCGTTCCTAATTTACATAGCCATAGTCTACCCATAAGGAGAAAAGGGAAGGGACATCTAATGACAACCCTCCCTGGACTATCTTTACACAGCCAACTCATTGGTAGTTGTAATCTCCTTGATCTCCCGATAGAACGTTTCCTCGTTGCTCATGAGAGCCACAAATACATTCCATCCTTCCTCAGTTAAGAAGATATGAACCCCTTCTTTTTGGACACCAACCAAAGTATTCAGCATTTCATTTTTAAACATTCCATTCATCTCCTCTTAGTGTTTGTATTTGCTTAAAATATCCAACACAGACTTCCTATCTGTGTTTTTTTGTTGTTGATTGAGCGAAGAAACTTTTGATTGAAAGCTTGAATCTAGGCCTGATGTTACCAATTGTTCTTGTCTTGTATTTATTGATTTTTCAATATCATACAAACGCTTTAAAGACCATGGAAGACCAGTGATGATAGAGACAATTTTCCCGGTATGCTCATGGTAATTTCCATCAAACAATTCCAGTGGCATCGGAGTGAATATTAAATCATGTCGTATATATTCCATCAGAGATTCTTGGCCGTCAAATATAATTGCAGCTTTAGAAATGTGATTTGATTCAATAGGAGTGAACACTGAGTTTGACCATGAGTGACGTACCTTCTCGGCAACACTTTCAGGAGTGAGTGTGAGACTTTGATTTAGGGCAGCGATGCAGACTTCACTAATTAGCCCAATACCAGGATTATTAAGTATGGTAAGCAGATCCTCTTTATCAAAGTTTCCATTTTTTGAATGCTTATCAGTATAAGAAGAAATTGTATCTAAGAGAGAGATTGCTGATTTATTGGTGATTTCGAGAAGCATATTCTTACCAATTGATGGATGGACGTTTCTGGTTTGCTGATTATCAATAGGGAATGTGGCTATGCTTAACTGTGATAACTCTTCAAATGCCTTTAGTGTATTGATTTGAGCTGAAACAGATTCTGCAACTTCGGGGATTATAGGTAATGCTATGAATGTGGAGTCTGGCATAGTGTTGAGGGCAACTTCTAACAGAATGGGGCTTATACCACTTCCTGAACCACCGGATAGCGAGAAGGTAAATGCAATGACTTGCGCGTTAGCAAAATTATCTTTAATGAAGCTTAATGCGTCTTCCCATTGTGCTTGAAATAGTTGTATTGCTTCATCTCTCTTTTTACCAACTCCTTCTGAGCCAAGTAAACGTAGTTTGTGACTAACATTTACTGAATCCAAATCCTTCTGAGAGTAATTAATTGCTCCAGATAGATATCCTTGCTTCTGAGCTTCCTCAGCAATATTAGATCCTGCCTGACCTAGCCCAATTACCGCAAACACTAGGCACCAACCCTTTCAAGTGATTTAGTTACAGCAGCAATACCATATTCGGTAAGATACAGTAAGTTCTGTTTTTTTACATTAATTGTTTCAACGAATTTATTAGCACATAGACGATTGATTGTTCTTCGATAAGTAGCTTCGGTAAAGGCGACTGTTTTCTGCAAATCTGCGTTGCTTACAGCTTTAAATCCAGCTGTCGCTTCTGCTTCTTGTAAAGCTCCTAAAATAAATACGTCATCAATGGTTAGGCTGCTTAGAACATATTCGAAGTAATTCTCCAAGATGATTACACCTCCTCATCAATATTCAAGCATCTTGCACTGTCTGGGATGATTTTGAAAGACGTTGTTTGATGGTTGATGATATAGCATATTGCGACACGCTTGCCCAATATAACCCATAAAATTGAAAATCCATGTATTAATTTTCGAAGATTTGTCCATCCTAGTCAGTAAAGGGGTGGATGGAATGGGAGTATTTGAATTTAAGAGAAGAACTAGGTTTGGCAAATGGATAGATCGTAATCGTATTAGCCAGGAATGGCTGATTAAGAATATAGGATTGAATCGAAAGACGGTATACTCTCTATGTAATGACACTGAACATAATCCCCAGGACAATACACAGCTTAAGATCATAAGTAAATTGAGAAGAGAAGGTTATGACGTATCGTTGAGTGATTTTTGGTAACACAAATTGACTGACCTCCATATACAGGAAGTCAGTCAATTTCGTATAATTGGCAGAAAGCCCTTGACATAATAAAGTAAATATAATAATATTGATTCAAGGGATTATCCGGAAGGTGAATACATAATTAATGTCGAATAATAACAGATGAGTCGCTGTTAAATGAAATCATATGAGGTGGGGAAGAGATGACAAAATATCGCACTCCAAAAGACTGGGATAAGAATAAGCGTACAGTTTTAGGGGTTATTTATGAATGTCCTAACTGTTCAAATCAAAATGCAAAACCTCTCTTCAATTCAAATAATCAGCCCTATTGTTCAAGTTGCTTAGTAAATTATAATAAGGTTTTTATCATGAAGAAAAGAGAAGTGATTGATTTTTTGAACAGAAATACACTAAGGAAACCATTTAGAGGATAAGTAAATCTGATGAAATAATACTTTTATAAGAAAGGGATAAATAATGAGCCTAATAACCGTAGTTGCTTGCAACCAATTTATTTCTGTAATGTCTGACGGAAGAATTGTAGACCGGTTTAATAATATTGAAGATGAAAATTTCAATAAAATAAAATCCTATGAGGACAATTTATTCTTTTCTGCATGGGGAAGCAAAGCGATATTCGATGATGTTGCCATGACCTTGGATCAAAAATATAAAACACTCAATAAATCAGATTATGTGGATGAAGCAAGTAAAATAATTCTGAGAACAGCCAATAAGATTATATATCAAAACCATCCATTTATATTGCTATGGGGAGGTAGAAGCAAAGGGATTCTTAAGATTTGTCAGCTAAGAACACCCAAAAAGCAACTTGAATCTCTCGAACTAATCAGTAACGATTGTATCTCTGCAATAGGATCAAATAAACCTTACGCTTTTAAATACATCGAATCAGAGTTATCTGATATGTATATTCCCAACTTGGACAAAGTTATTGAAGCGCAAAAGAATACTATTGAGCATGTTGCTACTATGGATGATACAGTAAACAATGTAATTTTCTCGAAAGTATTTATTTCTTAATCAAACAATTCTTTTATGAGGAGAGATCGTAGATGGCTAAATTTTTGGAGATTGAAGAACTAATTGGGGAAACTAAGGTTAAAAGTTTAATTGGTGTTGGAACAATTAACTATGTATTCAATTTTGAGGGTAAGGGAGTAGTTAATACATCTAAAAAATTCACAGTAATTACGAACAGTTATAAAGATGTATGTAAACTATTGATTCCTTTTCAATTCAATAAAACTGAATTAAATGGTACCTCAATAAGTGTACCTGGAGTGGATACTAAGGACAAGGGGATTGAAGCTATAATTAATTTAAACAGAGTAGCTTCGTTGTATGGAACTTGGCAAGGGGAGATTGACTTTGAAGATGGAACGACCGTAGAATCATACTTTTCACCCTATGGTTCCATTGAAAGTTTGAAATTGGAACAAGGTAGCTATATATTACGCAACAAAGGTGAAGAGTAATAGAAGGAACAATTCTATGGGGAGTTCATTTTTTGTTTACAAAATTCCCCATGGAATTTTAAACAAAGTTACATGAAATGAGTCTTTTATTCTGAGGGGAGAGAACATAATGAAAAAAGGCATTGAGATTAGTGGAGCAATTTTTGCTACTGAGGGAGACGTTAATCATGACGAGTTTCTCGATAAGTTTATTGAATTTGTAGAGGCTAATGGATGGGAGTTTGGAGGAGGCAGCAAACAAGTTGATGAAGATGGAAACGATATAAGAGGCTAACTGAATTGCAGATGTATTGTGAGGAGTATTTAGATGAAAGCGGGGAAGATACATGAAAACAAAAGTTCCAATAGAAATTAGGGATGCACTAAGAAAAGCAGCCAAGTATAGAAAGATGGCATCAAAACATGAAGATATTATTGAAAACTGGTTCAATGAGTTAGGTGTTGTTGAAGATGATGATTTTCGTGATACTTATGTTGACAATGTTCAGCAGCCTCCATATGAACCGGAAATCGCAATTAAGATTTTTGAAAGTTTGATTTACTCAAAAGGGATATCAAGTAAGATGCACAAAAGTAATTTTCTTTAAATAGTAGTGGTACATAAAATTAGCCTTTTATGCAGAGCGAGGTGATTATAATAGTAAAATATGCAGTGAGAGTGCTCGATGGAAAATACATAAAAAGAGGCTCAATCGGAGGCACTGTCATAAAATGTGCCCTAAGCGAAGCTATATTATTTGATTCAATTGATGAAGCGCTGAGTTGTTATTTTGACACGAGTGAAAGATATGGATGGATTAGCTGGGATAAAAGATCAGAAAACCTTAAAATTGTAAGAGTAAACGCCAATGACGATTTTTTTAGAACTAGAAGAATGAAAGATAGAGTAGATATTTTAATCAACCAGGTATATAGAATTGATTACAAATTAAGCAATAACGAGAACTACAGTACGACTGAAACAATTAGGATTAATAAGGTTATGAGTCATAAGGATATAATTCTAAAAGATGCAAAGGAGGATCGTTACAATAATATTGAATTGGTTAGACAATTAGCACAAACAGATCTAAAAAGAATGAAAGGATCACGACAGCTAGAGGATTTTATTGGTACGATACACGAGGGTGATATTGAACGCTTAAGCCTGGAGAAAGCTGGACAATTTGTGATAACGAATGTCGAGTTGATCGAGAATATTATAATCTGAGCTGATGATGGGGGGATAAATATTGAAGTTGCGGGATTGCAATGGGAGAGTAATTGGACTAGGGGTTACTGCAAGGCCGATAATGGGAACCTGGGCACATAAAGAAGGATTAGTTACTGAATTAGACGAGAATGTAGGCAATGTTACTCTAGAGTTTGAAGACGGGCAAATAGGAATTTATTTTGCAGAGCGAATTACAGTATGTTAAAACATCTGGAAGGTTGGCAATAATAATGGCAGGTAAAACAATTTACTTCACAGAAAAAGAGTTAGAGATGCTTAGAATCCACTTTGATTACGGCAATATTAACTTCGAAAGAGACGATAAAGATGAAGAAGAAGAGCTATATCAAATTGCTGAGAACATAAGAGAAAAAGTGTGGAAATAAAACGAATCTTTTATAAAGAAACAAGGTGGCGAAAGAAATGAGATTTCAATGTGAAGAGTGTTTTGATAATGAGTATGTTGATATTGTTGGTAGTGGGGAAGATGAGAAAGGCGAGTTTAATGATTATGAATGTGCAGAGTGTCATCATATAAACCGGATATATGATACAGAATGAAATGTGAGTTTGATTTAGAAAGGAGTGCAATATGGATTTATTCAGATCATCGGTAAAAGAAGAGGGAAGTTGTAATTTTTACAAAAGGGGGAAGTTAACTGAGGATCAAAAAAGACTTCAGTTTCCCTATGACGAGGTAATAGTCTTAGTTGGAACACAGGCTAAAGTTAACTTTTGCGATGAATGTTTTTTGCAATTAAAAAACAGCATAACCCTATAAAATATGACTTTCATTATTATGTTAGGAGAGGGATACATATGGATAAAATTATTTTTAATATCATAAAGAAATATCATGAAATTGAAAACGAACTATATTTTAAACTTGAAAAAGAATTAGGTGTTAACAAGGCCGATGAATTGCTAGGTAAATTTGTTGATTATAGAGAGCAACAATTAAAAATCGGAAAATACTTAGATGAAAATAAGAATCTAAATAAGGATGGATTTTTAAATAATAAAATAGAGGAACTTGAACGATACACCAGAGTTCATGTGATATATGAATACGATAATGGATTATCGTTGTGTGAAACTACGGCTGGTTTTCTTAAACTGGTTCCCAACGACTTAATAAGTTATGATACAGAGTAAATAGTGAGATATAAGGAGATACTTCATATGTTTTCTATAGTTGATGTCTACAAACAATTATTGCTGGGGGAATTGAAGAGGTTCCCTCCTTATACATGGGATTTAGAGAAAGAAGCAATTGATAATTTCAAAAAATGCTTTCGCTATCTAATCGTTGAGCATCTAGAACTGAGTAGAGAAAGTCTTCTAAATATACTTACGACTAGTTTTATCTGCAAATACAAATTAACAACTCCCTTAGAAAGATATTTATCCTCCAATGCTTATTATGCAGTTTCTATAACATTTCCGGAGTGGAATGTATATCCGTGGGAGTTGAAGGTTGTTCCATCCGGTTATTGGGAAAGTATCGGCAATATCGTAGATGGGGCCAGAACATATTGTACTATCAATAAAATAACTAGAACTGACTTGTTAAAAGGAGCAAAGGAAATAGGGTTAGAAAGGTTTACACTTGCTTACAGAAGACTGAATAAAGATAAAAACCAAACAGATTATTATTATGATTTTTTAAGAACAATATATCCAGAATACAATTTTAGAATATGGGAATTCAAAAGGGTCACTATAGACAATTGGACTGATCAAGATATACGTGATGGAGTAATTTGGTTTTTCGAAACTGTCCTCAAATGGAAGAAAAGTGAAATAATAAATAAAATCAATAGAGATGTGTTTGATAACTCGGGCTTTGCTTACATTTTTAAAAAGAAGTTTAATCGGGACTGCGCCTCTTTACTAGAATTTGTTTATGATGAGAAATTTGAGGAACTTAATAACCTCTCATCAATGAGGGCACACACAAGGAAACTCTCCCCTAAGGAAGTACGAGAAATTAGAGGATACTATAAGGATAACAAAAGTAAGGGAGCAATAGAGTTTCTAGCAGGTAAATATCAGGTATCATCTGATAACATAGTTAAAATTTGTAGGAGGGAAACATGGTCTAATATCTAGATATAATTGATACATGATGAAACAAATATTTTATAAGCTATGAGGTGTCTAATGGTGCAAGAAATGGTGTTTAATCAGCAATTCTCTATAGTTAATGAAGAGGGGAATGAAATTAAATTTGACTATTTTTTATTCAAAGAAACTCCAGTAATTAATTATAGTAAGCGAGGACACTCATTCTGTACGAATTTTGAAAATCAGGGTTATACATCAAAGGATAGACCGGATTTTGCTACTAAAGGATTAGTATTCTTATGTACTTCAAACAATTTGGTTTTGGACTGGTGTTCGCTTTATCATGAACTTGGTCATGTTATTAATAATCACCCATTTACCTCTGAGGGACGATTAGATAGAGTTAAGATAGGCCTAGTGAGTCCTTATGAGATGGAAGCGGATAAAAATGTTCTTGGAAATATGGGACGCAAAAACACAGAGTGCTGGCTTAATTCATTAGAGTCCAGATTAACGAAAGAGATAATACTTAGAGAAGATGCAAGGCAACAGGGATGGTTAAATAAAGATGGCGAGAAACTTCTTAATCATTTAAAACTAAGTAGAGAAGAAATCCTGCTTAGGATTGAATATCTGTGATTACATGAAACGTTCATCTTATCTTTACTGATTGGAGAAAAAAATGAATCTTATTACCGATATTTTCTTGAACCGCAAGAATTTAATAGTCAATCTTCTAATATTTTTGTCACTACCCATATATATAATCATTAGAGAACGGTTTATAGATTTCTCAAACGTGTATTATTGTATCTTTTTTACATGTCTTTATTTCTCTGTATTATTCCAGAAGGCTCATATTTATATTGGAAAGACAACAGCAAAACAAAAGTTATTTAACTATGTAATCATTCCTTTTTCTGTTCCTGTGCTATTTAATGTAATTGTTAACTTCGTTACCAGTTACATTATAAAAGATCAGAACCCTCAAGAACTGCCATCAGCAATAAATTCTAATGAGTTGTTTTTGGATTTAATTTCTGATTTTTTAGCCGGAAGTGAAGAGATCTGGAGGTTTGCTGCAATTAATGTTATTTGTCTAATGCTTTCAAGTCTAGCCTTAAAGAGAAATGTTATCTTGACTATAGCAGTTATTCTAAGCTCGTTCTTGTTTGGATGGCTACATACTTTTAACTATACTGTGGGCTGGTTTGATTATAATATCACTATAACTTTAATGATATTAGGACTATGTTTTGGATTGTTATTCATTATTACAAAAAATATATGGACAGTTATCATAACACATATTATGTTCGATGTAAGCACTTCTTTGAGTTTGTATAATATGAATTTAATACTTATTTGGAGATTAGCATCTCTATTGATTTTGGGAATAATCGGTTTCTATTATTTAGAAAAAACAGTCAAACGGTTATTTAAGAGGTAACATGGAGAACTGACGGCTCCAAAGAAATCTTAAATAATATCGAGAGAACTAAACGAAATTTTTTTATAAGATATGGAGGCAGTAGAGGTGTATCAAAAGCCAAATTGTGAATGTGGTTCTGACCTAGTTTTTACCCAGGAATATTTTTATCGTGAACAATTTAAAATCAGCAACGAAGGACACAGGGTTGAAAAGAGACTTAGAAAAACTGTCGAGGATAAATACATTCTCGAAGAGTATCTAAGATGTCCAGATTGCACAACTCGATATGAATTTGATTATGATAATCAAGGCAGGATCGTGCTTGTTGGCGAAATCATCGGGCATTTAAATGGTTCAGATAATGTTAACACAGTTAAGACTTAATGAAATCTTTCTTTTATGAAGAATTGGAGGTATACGATGAAAATCAATAAAAAGTACAAGTATTGGGAATTTTATTATGACGAAGAAATGAGCGACATTACATATCCAACTCCTGAAGACCGTCAATGTATTGGCTCAATCTGGTCTGATGAATGGAGTGGATTAGAGCTTTTTGAAATGACAGACGAACAACTCAAGGAACATCTTCTAGGTGACATAAAATACTATCATGAAGATGTAGATAAACGAAAGATTAAATCTGCCATCAAAGAGCTTCGTGAGATCCACGATGGATTAAAAGCGTCAAAATAAACTAAATAAAAGTTTACTTTGATCAAGAAAGGGGTTGTGGAGTTGAATAACGATATGATTGATCAGTGCGTTAAAAAGCTATTTGGAGACGATGTTGTTAAAAAAGCCTACAGTGATAACTTAACTGAATACATAGAAAACCATGACCTAGTCGATGAGGTTGAAATAAATCTCTCAAAACTCATAGTGCGAAGCCGTACCAAGAAATGAATATTTATATTTCAATCAAAAAGAAGAAATTGATAGATCGGATTACTGGAAAAATGGTTCTCTGTTAGAAGTTAAGATTTCATTTGATGATTTTTGTATCAAAGAAAAGGAAAAAGTACTTGCAAAAAAATGCGTAGTGCTACGCGAAGTGCCAAGAGATGAATACATAAAGTGGACGTAAATCAGATGAAAGTTCAGTTTCATCAAGAAAGCATACATAACTTACCTCTAAACAGCAGTACCTACCTTTGATAAACTTGTCTTAAGGTAGGTGAAGAAGATGTTTATATCCCCAATGTTGCTGGAACACGCTGCAGATAACAAGCCATTTGATAATGACAGCTACATAACCGAATTGAAATTGGATGGCATTAGGTTGATCGTTAGCAATATGGATAGGGTTAGATTGTATACACGTCATAATAACGAGATAACGGCCAACTTTCCTGAGCTGGTCGATAATATAGATACTCCAAAAGGAACTATACTTGATGGAGAATTGATTGTTACTGGGGATGATGGTAAGCCTGACTTTCAGGCGATGATGGAACGATTCAAGTCAAAAAAGAGCAAGCATAAAGTTACATTCTGTGCATTCGACATCATAAAATATGAACATAAAGATATGAATATATTACCATTGATTGAGCGTAAGGAAGCCTTGGAATCCTCCTTTTCAGATAATCAGTTTTATACAAAGACTAAATACATTTATGGCAATGGAATCAACTACTTTGACTTAGTTAAGGAGCAGAAGTTAGAAGGAGTAGTCCTAAAACAAGCAAGTTCAAAGTATGAAATCGGCAAGAGATCTTCTGTGTGGCAAAAGGTTGTAGCGTATGAAATGGACGAGCTTTATATAGCAGGATACAGAAAGGATGAGTTTGGCTGGTTGCTTTCAAATGGAGAACGAATTGTAGGCGTAATGGAATTGGGAGTTGGGCCAACCGAACGCAAAGCAGGATACAAGATATTTCAACAACTAAAAGCAGGTGAGACGAAGGATACTGTATATCTCCAACCACTTATTAAGTGTGTTGTTAAACATAGAGGATACACAAAGAACAATCTCTTGAGATTGCCCGTATTTGATAAATTCGTTGTTTAAGGAGGTGATTTAGCTGACAAGACCAAGACCAGTAAAATGTCCAGTATGTGAGCAATACGGCGACAAAGAAATTATGGTTTATGAAGACAAGAGGTTTTATCACAAAGAAACATGTCACTTGGAGCATCTAAAAGCAAAAGCTGCAACTCAAAAAGAGAATGAAGAGTGGGACGACCTATATCAGTACATTATTAAACTGCATGATTTAGTCGTATTACCAAAGGGGAACATAACTCGATTAAAAGATCTTAGATCTGGGTTTGTCATGAAGAATGGTAAGAAGGTTAAACAATGGCGAACTGGCCCAGATTTCAATTTGATGCTTGATGCCTATAAATTGTCCGAAGACAGTATCAGATGGTGTATTAAGAATAAACTTGATGGTAGCAATGATGTTAAAGCAGTTAACTACGGGATCAGTATTATGATCGACAAACTTAATGAAGCAAATGAAAGAAAAAAGAACAGACAAAGACAGTTGGAACAGATACAATTAGAAAGTAAAAATACTAAAGGGATTACAAATTATGAAGTGATTTATAAGCCTAAATCTGAAAATGATAATGATATTTCCGAGTTTCTTTAGGGGGAATTAAATGACTGAGTGGAAAGAAAAATTAAGCAGAGAAGTTGTTGCGGCAGAGGGTTATCTGACAGGATTGTTTTGGAGAAATCCAGATAACTATAACTTTTATCCTGAAGAAAAGATCAACTATAAATCTTTTTTGAATCCTGTTTATGGTTTTTATTTCTCGCTGGGAAGAAAATTGAGCGAAAAAGGCATCAAGGTTTTTGATGATATTTCCGTATCCCAGGTAGTCAATGAAACTAATACAGGGAACGCATATGGCAAATATGGCGGATATCAAACAATGAATGAATTGTCGTCTGAGGTCAAGGATAAAGACGAAAATCTGGATGCTTATTATAGCGAAATTAAAAAGTACAATCTTATAGTTGGACTTATTGGATACCTAGGAGAGCGAGTCATAACTAATGAAGGTAAGTACAACTACAAGAAGATGTCTAAAGAACAGTTACATACATATTGGAATGATAAAATACTTCAATTGGGGATTGATGGTGATAACAAATATGATGAGCATTATCTCTTAGAAGGCTTAGATGACGAGATAAACGATTGGGATGAGAATCCAACAGTAGGTTTGCCATTTTATGAAAGCAAGCGAATGACCAAGATAACAACTGGTTGGGATTATGGTCACGTTTATATGTATGGAGGATTCGGTGGATCAGGTAAAACAAGCTTTACTGTTAATAAGGTAATAATGTCTTGTATTGCAAACAAAGAAAAATTGCTGGTTATTGCAAATGAACAATCAATCGGTGAGTTCAAAAAGATGTTAATGATTACTGCAATGGGTGTGGGAACAAAAGAATATGTGGATAGACAGAAGTTAAATGAGGGTGGCTTCTCCGATCAAGATAAAGCTAAACTACATAAAGCAAAACAATGGATATATGATCTATGCGAAGGTAATGAGAAACTAATTACTTTTGTATTTATGGAAAACTACATTATGGAAGACGTTAAAAAGCTAGTAAAACACTACGCTGCTCGTGGAATCAAAAGAATGATTATTGATACAGGAAAACCGTCTGAAGGTGATGCCAGCATGGCAAGATGGGAACGATTTGTTGAAGACATGAAAGAAGTCTACAAGCTTGCACGTCCCAATGGAGGCGGTCTCAACCTAGCTGTATGGGTAAACGTTCAGCTTGCCGATACGGCTCTAAAAATGAGGTTTCTGAATGAGTATGCGCTAGGCGATGGTAAAAAGATTAAGAATGAGGCATCAGTATTAATCTTGGGTAGATTTATGTGGGATGATGAGTATGAAGGCGGGAAGCACGAATTACTTGTTAACCAGTGGGATGACTTTACTGGTGATTACATTGACAAACCAATGAAACGAGAGAAAGGGCATCAGTACTATTTGCTATTTTACAGTAAGAACAGGAGAGGAGCTGACAATAAAACGGGACAAAAAGTACTTGTATTAAAGCCTTACTTTGGGATCAACACTTGGTATGAAGTCGGGTTCACTACCGTCTACGATGATCATAATTACTAAAATGGAGGAGGTCATTTGTCCGACTCACTAAAGCAACTTAAAGAACGCATTTATAATGAAGGAACAATTGGATTATTACTTGAAGAATTAGGCTGCACAGATATTAAGATAAAGTCTGGTCGTAGTACTGATGATTTGGTTACAGCAAGACTTCCAGGATCGAGCAATTCAAGAGGAGCACAAATTTACTTAAACCCGTCTCTTCATACTGAACTTGTCGGAGAGGGAATAAGTGGAGATATTTACAGTCTAGTTGGGTTCATTATTTACGACTGCAGGAATTTTGATGATGTGAAAACGAAGCTGTATCAACTAAAAACATTTATTTGTAATGCTTTGGGGTATGAAAATGTTGGAAATCTTGCTGACGATAAGCCTAAAACCGATTGGAACTGGTGGCTAAGAGACATACAAAAACAGCGACCTAGGGAATATGAAATTACAGAAAATCCTGTTTTGTCACAGGAGATACTAAATGAATTTGTGCCTTATGGTTGGCTTGAATGGCACAACGAAGGCATTGATATTTTAACTCAAAAAGAGTTTGGGATAGGATATCACATCCTTACAGATCGAGTAACGATTCCAATACATAATGCTAAAGGTGAATTAATCGGAATAAAAGGAAGATATACTGGCTCAAACATAGAAACAAAAAATCATAAAAAGTATAATTACATATTCTCTTGCAGCAAGGCTATTGAACTATTTAATTTGCATAGAGCGATTCCCTATATTCGAGAAACTAAAACTGTTTATATTCTTGAAGGTGCAAAATCATGTATGAAGCTGTGGGCCTGGGGTATTAAGAACTCTGTGTCGATAGAAGGGGACAAACTATCTCCAGTACAGGTAAAAATACTTAAAGAACTGGGAATAGAGATTGAGTATATATTCGCTTGGGATAAGGGTAAAGATGAGGGCTTTGTGAAGAATCAAATTAGGCAGATGAAGGGGAGACGGGTTTATTATCTGTACGACACAAATGATCTGCTTGAGGATAAGCAATCCCCGGTTGACAAGGGAATATATGTGTGGGAAGACTTATTGGATAAGGATAAACACGCCTTCAAACCTGAATAAATTCTAGTTTTTATCAGAACATGAAATTAATAGAAACAATCTATTGACAGAATTTAATAAAATAAATATAATGATAATATGAAACAAGAAAGGATTGATGACACTTGTCTAATCCGCAGCACATTGAAAATCTTATAGAAACTGAAAAGGAGAGTGAGGCTAAGTATATAAGAGTTGATAGGGTACTGTTCAATTCTGGGGTAACCGAAGGAAGAGTATACGAGCTGCACCACAATTATAACGTAGATCGAGATGTGTTCACAAATGGCGAAGCTTTTGTTATTGACGATGTTGGGAGAAATAATTATTCAATTTTTATGCTTTGTAAAACAACGCTTTTAAAATAAAAATAGTAATACATAATATTATAATAGAGGTCATATTCACAGTAGTCTGGACGTTACAAGTGGCCTCTAATCGTAATGAAAGTTGGATTTTATCAAAAAAGGAGAGATTAAAGTATGAAAGCAGATAATGAGTTTTTGACTGCCTTGATGAATAGACTCGCAAAGATTGCAGACAACACCAATGACGTAGACACTCAGAACGAACTGAATGAATTTATTGATGCTATTAGACAATCACTGGATTTGAGTCTAAATAAAATTTGAATTTCATTAGAAAGGATTTGATATGGTTGGCTTCAGTTAACTTCTCTGATCTTAAAATTAAATTGACCAAGGATGAAGTCGCAGACGAAATAATCAAACTTTTAACCAGTAAGATAGGATGGGAATCAAGTCCACTAGTGTTAAACGACTGTGATATTTATCATGATTCTGTTTGGAAAAGAAACCCCGTATCATTGTCGAAACAAGTTACTGATGATCCTGAAATGGTTAAACTATTCCACGCAGCAGAAAAGATTGCGAGATTATAAAAGAAGAGTTTCAGAAAAATAAAAATAAATAGGGAGGAATACATAAAATGAATGAAATGAATAAGTATATGGATATTGTTAGATTGGGACATAAAACGACCGTTGGAGTACTAAATGAAGGCGATCATATTGTTATCCAAGAGAAACTGGATGGTGCAAATGCTTCATTTAAGCGTGAAGGCAATGACATTATTGCTTTCTCAAGAAACACACAACTTTCATCAGAGAATAATCTTAGAGGATTTTATGAATGGACACAAACACTAGACGCTACTAATCTACTTGAAGGTGTGATTTATTTTGGTGAATGGCTAGTAAAACACAAACTTGATTATGGTAACAACATGAATCAGTTTTATCTGTTCGATATCTATAACGAGTATAGTCAGGATTATGAGAAATTTTCAATCGTAAAATTTGAGAGTGTAAGACTTAATCTTAATCTTATTCCAGTTTTTTATGAGGGTGAATATAAATCATTTGAACACTTGGAATCTTTCATTGGTAAGACAGAGCTTGGGGTGAATGAGGGTGAAGGTATCGTTGTAAAGAATATTAACTATCAAGATAGATATGGAAAACAACTTTTTGTGAAACTAGTATCCGATTCATTTAGAGAAGTACAAAAACAGAAAGCTCCGAAAGATCCCAACTATACATCTGAGGAACAAGCAGCCGTAAAATCTGTTCTTACAAAAGCTAGGGTTGAAAAAATGATTTATAAACTTGTTGATGAAAATGTGCTTGATGAGAGATTTGGCATTGAGGATATGGGTACAATTCTTAAGCAACTTGGGAATCGACTCTACGATGATATTGTAAAAGAAGAATATGAAGCCATTAAAAACTATGAAGAAAAAGAAGTTCGCCGTGTAATTGGCAAATCGCTTCCTCCAATTGTTAAGTCAGTCATTCAAGAAAAAGAGGCGGCTTAAAAATATTATAAACAAAGGGTTTTTTGCAGGAAAATGTTGATAAAAACATACTTTTATCAAGAAGGGGAGAGGGTTATGTGTTAACCAATGACCAGATTGCAACTAAGATAACAAACTTAATGTGGGGAAATTACGAGATAGAATCAGCAGGTTTTGCAGTTCAATTATTTATGGAGCACTTGTTGTTAGAAGATAAACAAGAGTCATGGACGCGAGATGAAATGTATCAGTTAATTAAGGAAAAACTTCGTGAATTGGATAAAGTTAAAGGCACTATCTTTGAGAATGCAACAGTTTAATCTTTATGAAATTGCTCTTTCATTTAAATATCGAGGAGATGATAGATATGAAGCGAAACGTAAATATCAGAATCATTGACAAGCAAACAGGAAGAGAAAACACCAATCTTACATACAAGTTTATGAAAGCAATCAACAACTATGAGAATATTAAACTACCTGAAAAATTCAAAATAAGAGCAGGATGAAAATCAGAAAAAGGAGGTATAACACATCGCCTGGAAAAAGAAAATACCCAAAATTCCGTTTGAAGAATACGATAATTTGTATTTAAAGCTTGCCAAGATAAATGGCATCGAAAATATTGATGCCTTCTTAAATCCACTTAGTAATGTAGTTCATAGTCCATATTTATTGAAGAATATCGATCAACTGGTTGAGAAAATTATTAGAGCTATAAAGAATGGCGAAAAAATCATCATTTTTGTTGACGTGGATTATGATGGGATTTCCTCAGCTGTAATTCTCTATAAATATCTTAGACACTTTACTGATAACATTGAACTGCGGTACGTTGAACGCTCCGAAGGGCACGGAACCAGATTTGTGATTGATCAAATACCATTGGATACTGATTTATACATAGCTGTAGATAGTAGTAGTAACGATGTCGACGAGATGAAGTATCTAGCTGAGAATGGAATTGAATGCTTAGTAATTGATCATCACGCAATCACGAATGATAATCCTTATGCAATTATAGTAAATCCTCAACAGAAAGATTGTAAGTATCCAAATAAAAGCTCTTGTGGAGCATTGCTTGTATATAAAGTATGTCAGGTGCTCGATGATTACATGAATACATATTACTCGAATAAATACATGGATATGGCTGGATTCGCACTAGCTGCAGACGTAATGTCAATGATGGAACCTGAGAACCGATACTTTGTTAAAAATTCATTGAAGAACATCAGACATGCTGGACTTAGAGCATTGTTCGAAGCAATGAATTCCGACATCAACAACTTAACCGCAAATGATTTTCTGTTTGGAGTGTCGCCGGCAGTAACAGCTGCTACAAGGTTAGATAATATCAAACTTGGCATTGATTTCTTGATGTGTGATACCCATTGTCCTGAAATTAAAGGGTTTGTGAAAGAGCTAATCAAAGCCAATGAGTACCGTAAAGAAGTTCAGGCTGAAGCATTGACAAGACATAAACCCTTTGTAAATCCTCTTGATAAAGTAGTAATCATTTTTGATCCAACGCTGGGGAAAGGGATGAATGGATTGGTGGCACAAGAGCTATCCAAGACTTTCAATAAGCCAGCTATTGTATTAGGACTTGGCGATGAAGAAGATACTTATGCAGGAAGTTTTAGAGGTTTAGATGAGTTCTCAATGTTGGATTTGCTTGGTGAATGTAAAAGTGTAATCCATACTGGAGGTCATCCAGGAGCGGGCGGTCTATCATTATTCAAAACAGATATTGATGTCTTAAGACAGGAACTGAACGACAAACTCAAATCATTTGAAGCGGATGATTCGCTATTATATGATCTGGAATTTGATATTGGAGAAATCAACGAGAAATTTATCGATTATCTTAATGAGTTTTACCGGATTACTGGCAATGGATTTAAGCAAGGAAAGTTTCTTATCAAAGGGTTATTCGTCTCAGACAAAAAACTAATGGGTAAATCAGAGAATACAGTTAAAATCGATTGTGGAGACCTACGGCTGATGAAATTTAAGACAGATAAAGAATATTACGATAACGTTCCTGTGTTTGCTGAGATTGAGGCTGTTGGATCTTTAAATATTAATGTATGGAAGCAGTATAAGCCTAAATTCAAAGTGGTAAAGACAAATCAACTTTTCATTGATGACTATATGGTACCTAACTAAATAAACATACATTGGAGGATTATAAATGAATAAACATCATCTGAATTTAAAACGTAAGAAAGGCAGAGTGGAAACTCGTTCCACCGAACGGTAACAATATGAGAATCAAATTCAGCGAACATGCTCTACAAAGGTGCTCTGAGAGTAATATAGATTGGCACTGCCTATATCGCGAAATCAAAGATCTCCCAGTTAAAGGGAAGGTAAGATGGGTCACTAAATATGGAGTGCTCATCCTAGAGCAAGTAAACAATAAATTGATTATTGTGAAGACGTTTATCGCCCGATACAAATATAAAGGACAGCAGTTCCATAAAGGATGTAAAACTTTCTAATACATAGTCTTAATGAAATGAGTTTTTATCGAGAATATATTAAACACTAGGGGATTGATAATTTGACTAAAAAACTATTGGGCAACATCGAACTAAATCGTATCTATCAGCACGATACCATCATGGCAATGAAGAAAATTCCTGCTGCAAGCATCGATCTTACTGTAACTGATCCACCGTATCTTATGAATTATCGTAGCAACAGACGAGTGAAACAGGAAAAGTTCGATTATATTGAAAACGACAAAAACGCAAATGACATGATTTCAGATTATGTAGAGCAATTATATAGAATTCATAAAGATAACACTGCTGTATATATGTTCTGTAGCTGGCATCATATTGATTTCTTTAAACAGGAGTTTGAAAAGTATTTTCAACTGAAGAATATCATTGTCTGGAATAAAAATAATCATGGATCAGGTGATTTGAAGGGTTCCTACGCACCAAAACATGAATTCATCTTGTATGGACACAAAGGAAGATCATTGTTCCGCGATAAGCGAATTCCCGATGTTATTGATTGTGCTAAGATTTCGAGTACCAAACTACAACATCCAACAGAGAAGCCTGTTCCGCTAATTGAAATATTCATCCGCAATAATAGTGATGTTGGTGATCTGGTATTTGATGGGTTTATGGGTTCAGGAACAACTGCTGTAGCCGCAAAGAAACAAGGTAGAGATTACTTAGGGTTTGAAATCGTACCACAATACATAGAAGTGTCCAATATTAGATTAGAAAGCACATACAATGAAGAGGATGATTTTAAAATTCTAAACACAATCTAGGGGTGTTACCTTTCAGATAGAGGGAAATTATAGTATATGATCGAATTATGATTATATAACTCTGTTTGCAAAGGTGTGAAGAAATGTCAGTAAGGATGCTCCATTGTGGTAGTTCAATGGATAATTTAATATTGTGTATTAAGTATGAGGTTGCCGGATTTAAGAAGAATTTTAAATTTCAAATAAACGATCAAATTTATTTTGTGATCCGATTGGAAAAGGTTACTTATTGTGTCGCGCGCGCTAAAATAGCAGATACTACCGACAGGAAGCCATGGGATAATTCCGAAATTTATAAATACGCCTTTAGTTTAAAACTGATGGAATTCTGTATGCCCTTTGACCTGAGTGTATTAGCACAGGACTTTAGAAAATGGACTATTAGTTATCTTAGAGATCCGAATTCAATAAAAGAGCCAGAGACAATTGCCTTGCTTGAGGCAGAGTTTTTAAAGCATCGTCAAAATAACTTTAGCTTCTTTGGCGATGATCAAGAACAAATGAAACCCGAGAACTCTAAGAGGCTAGAACAGGAAACCCAAATAACCTTCGCTAATCAAGCCGATATGAATATAGTGGGAACTATGTCAGTTGAAGAATTCGTCGGGGAGAAGGATCGTAATGAAATTAGGGGATTCGAGTCAATTGTTACAGAATGGTTTTATGACTTATTTGAGGACTACAAGCGTGATAACACCATACTTATCAGTAAAAACAGTCTATTCAAGACTTCGAATAAAGACAACACTAACAACAAAATTAAGGGGACCAGTTCGAAGCCTGATGCAGTCATGGTGAGATTTACTGAAGGAATGAAGCAGCCAATTCAAATCAGTCTAATTGAATATGAATGTTATGGAAACATAACTTCGAAAAGTAAATTCAATAAACTCACAGAGCATATTATTCCACAATTAACTCGTTTTGCCTCTGCGTTTAGTGTAATCACTGACAATCTTATTAGAAGTGAGAACATTAAAGAATTTTCAAAGAAGATTGAAGACTATATTAAAGTAAACGAACGCGATAAAATATTCGAGTGGGTTAAAAAAATGGTTCCTGATGTGCAAGGGGGGTACGAAGGACAGGAGTTTCACGATGCTCTATTAAAAGCATTTAATAATAATGTCCAAATAATTTTAATTATTGATGAATTGACACAAGAGCAAAGAGATACAATAGGAAACATGTTAAAGTCTTTTAAACTTGATAATGGAAATTATATTAATTTTGTCGGATATGTTGTAAAGCTTCAAAAAGTTATTCATTTAAAAGAGGGAAATATATCAGTCTCGGATTATGCGCTATCTATAGAGAAATGATAGATAATATTTAGAAGTGATAGTATTATGAACTATTGCTTCTAAATAGGTTTTTTAAAATAAAAATAATAAATATACGTTATGAAAGTGATGATCATTTGAAAAAAGAACTCCTTCGTGACATTGAGCTAAATCGTATTTATCACATGGATTGCTTAGAAGGAATGAATCTGATTCCAAACAAATCAATTGACATGGTGCTATGTGATTTGCCCTACGGAACAACTCAAAATAAATGGGATACCGTTATCGATCTAGAGAAGTTATGGGAGCAATACAGCAGGATCATCAAAGATAATGGAGCAATTGTCTTAACAGCTCAGACTCCCTTTGATAAGGTTTTGGGATGCAGCAATCTAACAATGTTGAGATACGAGTGGATTTGGGAAAAAACATTGGCAACTGGTCACTTAAATGCCAAGAAAATGCCTATGAAATCTCATGAGAATATTTTAGTCTTCTACAAGAATTTACCAGTCTATAATCCTCAGAAAACAGATGGACATAAGCCTATGAATTCTTACACAAAAAGACATGATGGAACGAATTATGGGCAGACAAAGGCGGGAGTTAGTGGAGGGGGAAGCACGGAGCGATATCCAAGAAGTGTTCAAGTGTTTGCGACAGATAAACAAAAAGAAGCTTATCATCCCACACAGAAACCAGTTGCTTTATTCGAGTATTTAATCAAAACATATACAAATGAAGGAAATACTGTTCTTGATAATTGTATAGGTTCAGGAACAACTGCAGTAGCGGCACTCAAGAACAATCGTAGATTTATTGGATTTGAAACAGATTCAAAATACATAGAAGTAGCAAGGAAAAGAATCAACTCTTTAGAAAGCTTCAAATAATTAAATTTTAATAAAAAAGGAGAATAAAAAATGGACAAAACGGTGTTTTTGCATGTGTATGGTGGAGATTACTCAGCTATGGTATTTGATCAAAGCTATAAAGCACAAGAGATGTATGTATGAGGATATGTTCAAAAAGGGGAGAAATACATCGAGTTATTGATGAAGAAGATTACATTGAGATTAGAATTAAAGAATTCAATAAAGTCGATGAGGAGTTCCTGAGCTGGGTTAAAAATACGCTTTGTGATTATGATGACCTCAAAAAAGAAGATATTTTCGAGGTCAGTCCAATTTAGAATGAAAGAACTGTTTCATCAAGAAATGAGGAGATTTTTAGCATGAAAGAAAAATTGATGAACTTACTTGAGCAGCTAGAATTTTGTGTTTACGATGGCCCCAACTATGATCGCTATAGTTGTCCAAGTTGCTATATGCCAGAATCAAACGGACACTCAGAAGATTGTCTATTAGCAAGTTGTTTGGTTGAGTTAAAACAACGCACAGAGTTCTGATAAATTACAAGTTTTATTAAGAAAGGAGAGATGGAAATGTTGCTATCTCAAAAAGAAGTCAATGAGAAATTGCAGAAGCTGCGCGAACAAAGAGCACAGATTAATGAAATGATTGACTATTATGAGCATATGAAGCAACAAGCAATCTCTGAGCATTATAAGGGCGTATATACGTTGGATAGTGAAAAATCACATAAGCGACCAATTGTAAGATATTAAATTAAATATACAATAAAAAGGAGAATTTGAATGACAGTTATTTTTGCTTCAATGGGTATCATTATGCTTCTAATCAATCTTAATGGTTATAAATCTATCTTTAGGAATCAGAAACAAAAACAAGCGGATTTGAACGAAAATATGAATGTGATTGATAGATCAGGTGTAGGAATGGGAGGAGTAAGAGTTGCTTTACTGATTATTGGTCTAATTCCTTTATCATTCTACTTTTTTGCTGCGAAAGTGTTTATCTCAGACAGTTTGTTGCTTGCATATGCAGTCCTTCAGTTTCTACTTAGTTTCATAAACATAGTTAGAGGATGGATTTATACATACGACAGGAAAGTACATAAGACCGAAAAGTTAACCATAATGCTTCATCCAGTCAATACAGTATTTATTATGTATTTTCTGTATACAATCTTTAATCAGTAACTTTATGAAAGATATATTTTAAAGAGAAAAGAAGGATAGTCTATGGCACAAAGACCGTATCAACTAGTTTGGGAAGAGGATTGGAAACATTGTGTAACTGAAGGGGGGGCATTAAATCTTGACCAAATCCAACGTGAGTTAGCAGACTATTCGTTTTTGTTAAGCCAAGTTCCAAAGGTATATGAAGAGGTAGCAGGGTTAAGTAAGACGCATTATTTTGCGAGAAGTGTTATTGATAAATATGAAGAACGAGTCGAAGAAAGGTTTCTTGATTATGTAAATGATTTCATCGAAAGTATCGTGCCAGATTATGAACTTCACAAGGACAGCGATTCAACTTTTGACAATTGGTATGCAGATGGGATTAAGTTTGCGATTGATGAACTGAAGAAATATGCGGGAATTAAAGAGAATTCATAAAAGTGAGATTTTATTAAGAAAGGAGCTATGTCATGTTCAATGTAGATATTGAACTTAAAAATGGGAGTATATTGTGTGATTGCTCAATTTTCAAAGAAGTTGTAGAGGAAAATCGAATTGAAATGAAATACATAGATAACGAAGATGAGGCAAGAAGTCAATTTTCAAAAATGCCTTGGGGAAATGAACATAGGTATGTGTATTTTCAAAATGAAAGCATGAATGGGAAGGTCAATGTTATGCAAGTTAGGTATTACAACTTCAAATGAAAGGCGTATTTGATCAAGAAAGGAGTAGTGAAATGAATCTATACAAAATCATGTTTGAGCATTATTCACAAAAAGATAGTAAAGTTGGCACAATTACTCATCTTGTCGCAAGGTCAGATGAGGAAGTATATGAGTGGTTAAAAAACGAACCAAGGCTTTCTGATGGCTCTGTTATCTACAACTCATATAAGTATAGCGAAGAAGATGATGAAACTTTTGAGATATATGATGCTGATTATAATGTCATTGGAACTGAATCTTTTAAGGAAAGAATGATTCGATTACATGGTGAGATGTTCGATGAGGATAAGGAGTTAAATGATCTGTACTATGGTTTGACACTGTATGGATGGCAGAAAGTAAAAGAAGATATCTTACCAGAAGCAGTTGATACTATGAAGAGTAATGGAATTATAATTTCAGAAGTAGGAGGCCTTTGAGTGGGGAATAAGTATCTATTTAAGTTCGGTTGGGACTGTGGTCGCCAAGGTGATGTTGAAGGATTGTTTGTTGCTACAGAAAAAGAAGTGGAGTATGCAATTGGTAGAAAAGCATATTTCGGTGAGATTTTAGGCAAGCATAGTGAGGTTTATGGGGACATCGAGGAAGGAGATATTGCAAAGGTAGATATTGATCCAGTAGCAGTTGAAGAGGTGGCGAAGCATTTAGGGTCAACGTGGTCTGGATATAACCCACTTCATTACCTTAGGTATGACTGTAAAGAGTGCGGAGACAGTCTTCCAGGAGAAGAAATGCATTCGATTGTAGAAGACAATATGGTTTGCGATTATTGCCATAGAAAAGAAGATTAATATAAAAGCCGCATTTTATGTGGAGAGGAGTGTCACAATGGGTCTTAAGGACACAATGCAATACATAGAAGAAAATAAAAAAGAGTATATTAAAAAGAAGAAAATGTTTGTTTGTGATCAATGTTTAAAAGAAAGAGACATTGATTTAAAAGCGCCATATACTTCTGAAGATGAAGATTTGGTTTTCTGCCAATTGTGTATCAAGGAATATCATGAAACTGGTAAATGGTAATGGTTGATGAAAGTCAAATTTTATGAAGATTGGAGAAATAAATTAAATGTTGAAATGCATTGATTATTACTCGGGGAACCAAATTGGGGAAGTAGAGGATTGGGTCGCTCAGGCAATCGAAAATGAATACGACATTGTACACAACGATTACGTCTATAGTTTAAAGTATGTAGTTAACAATGTTGCCTTCTTTGTTAAAAACCAATACGACTATACAATTGAAAACAACTTTTCTTATCATCCTCCAAAAGAAGGACAACCGGAGAAGTATGAATTGATTAGAATGAAAGCTAAAGAACTTGCTTACCTCCTAGAAGATCAAGTACCAAAGAGCCGAGAAAAGTCCCTGGCATTGACAAACCTCGAACAAGTTGTGTTCTGGGCAAATGCAGGTATTGCTCGTAACTAATGAACATGAAATGCACATTTTAAGAGGTATTAAGGAGGAAGAAAGATAATGGAGAGTAAAGTTAAAGAATTGGTTAGTGAACTTGATCGGTTGCAAGATACTTATTACGTAGAGTATGAAGAGGCACTTTATTATAGAAATAAATATCATGAAAAGCAAAGCAAGTATGAAAAAACGCAAAATAAGATTGAGGGAAAATTAAAAGAGTTGTATAATGTTGATCCCAATTATGAATATGAGGTTGACGTTTACTGATGGGAAACAATATTAAACTGTTGTGTATTCACAATGTCGTTTTAAATGATGGAACATTGGCATTTAGTGAAGGCAAAGAATATAGAGGCTACAAAACAAGTTTGCGTGATATGTACACATTCAAGAGAGTGATTCGCGCTAAGAGTAATCAAGGCGATAGACATATCATTAAAGAAATTGATTCTGATAGGCTTGATATCTTTTATGGTAAGCACTTCATTGAGATTCAATGAAATGTACCTTTCATCATCCCAATAGTTGTTGGCTTATCGTTATAAAGTAAATATAATAAAAAATTCGGTTGAATGGAAGGTGATGAATATCAGAACTGTCTACGAGTTGACTGATGTGTTGACCGAATGTTTTGAAAGAGATGTTGGAACTGAATTGGAAGAGATGCTGCATGACGACAAGTTCGTTACAAGTAAATTAAAAAAGCACCTTGGAACAAAGGTATTCAAAGAATACGATACCTTGAGTGAAGAGGTATGGAGAGAAGCTTGGATGGATTTTGGGTTGAAGATATGGAAGAAACAGAATACATAAAATACGTGAAAAGGTTGTTGATAGATTGACACTTGTACTAAAAGACAGAAAGTCATACATTCAGAAGACTGAATTTAACTTGGAAAGATTTGATCGTTTCTTTAATGAGATTGTTCAAGATAGTGGGAAAAAGTATCCAGCGGATGAACTAAAAACAATTAAAGTCAAAGTAGTTGATGAAGCTACATGTCGGGATGAGATTTATGCAGACAGATTATTTGATCTAATTATTCGTGAAGCAAACGAATTGATTAGTGCAGATTCACCACAATATACATATTTATCAGCATCGACATTACGGAGAAAGCTTTATAAGCAAGCTTCAAAAGAGCGTGGATTTAATTACAAATCAGGTTATGGTGACTATCCAACCTTTGTCAGAATGATGGTCGAGAAAGGGCTATATTCTACCGACCTTATTGAACAGTACAGTGAGAATGAATTGCAGCAAATCGGCAAAATGATTGATGTTAACAAAGATAAGCTTTTTAGTTATGCGGGACTCTTTCTGTTAAATAGTATCTACCTTGTTAAAGGTTATGATGGCGAAGTGCTAGAACTTCCACAAGAACGTTTCCTTACAGCGGTTATTTATCTCTTGAAAGACGAGAAAAAATCACATCGTATGGGGCTGATTAAAGAAGCGTATTGGGCAGTAAGCAATCATTATATCGGGCTTGCAACTCCAACACTCAAATCATCAGGGTTGCCGCATGGTTCCCTTTCATCTTGTCACGAGATTACCTGGAATGATGATTTATATAATATTTATGACGTACAACAACAAACCGCACGTTTTAGTCAGAATGGAGCCGGGATTGGGATTGCAGCTCATTACCTTAGAGCGCGAGGAAGTTGGATTAGAGGCATTAAAAATCGAGCAACAGGCATCACTCACCCTTCACGTTCAATGAGTGTACTTGCTGAGTACGTGAATCAATTAGGTACGAGGGTTGCTGGTATTGCTATTTACTTGCCTGTGTATCATCTAGACATCTTTGACTTCCTAGAATTACGTCTCAAGACAGGCTCACAAGAAAAACGTGCACATTCAATTAAGACAGCAGTTTGCCTACCAGATGAGTTTATGAGACGGCTTCAAAACAAACAAACCTGGACCATTGTAGATCCATATGAAGTCAAAAAGAAACTCGGTATTGATATAAATAGACTTTATGACAGAAGGAAACTTCAAGAAAATGAAGAGCCAAATGAAGACGATCATGCTTTTACTTATTACTACCGAATTATCGAGAAAGCAGATCTTGAACTGAAACGAACTGTTAATGCTTCTGAAATTCACAAAGCAATGTTCATGTCTCGCAAAACAGGCGGCACTCCGTACATGTATTTTAGTGATACAGCAGCTCGGATGAATCCAAATAGTCATATTGGAATGCCACTTGGATCAAATTTATGTTCTGAAATTATCATGAACCAATCTTATGATGAGTTAATCACTGAGGAAATTGACCACGAAACAGGGCTTATTACCACAAGAATCAAAAGTGGAGATCTGGTAACATGCAATTTGTCTTCTTTGGTGCTGCATAATGTATTCACTCAAGATGTCGAGCTACAACGAGTAATTGATATTCAAGTGCGCCTACTGGATAACGTAATCAGTCTGAATCGTACAGTAGTACCACAAGCCACATTTACAAATCATAAGTATCGTGCCATTGGCCTAGGATCTCTTGGGCTTGCAACACTGCTTGCCGAAAAACAAGTTAAATGGGATTCTTTTCAAGCTTATGGTTATGTAGATAAACTATTTGAACAAATCGCTAAAGCAACAATTATTGCGTCCCATAAACTTGGTCTTGAAAAGGGTTCATACAAAGTATTCGAAGGCTCTGAATGGAGCACAGGAGAGTACTTTGAAAAACGGAACTATAATTCAGATGAATGGCTAGAGATTAAGGAAATGTCTAAGAAAGCAATGAGAAACGGTTATCTGATGGCTATTGCTCCTACATCAAGTAATAGTATCATTATGAACGGTTCTCCGAGTACAGATCCATTGTATGAGGTAATTTATCGTGAAGTTAAATCTGGACTAAACATGATTATTACGCCATCAAACTACAACGATAAAACGAAGGAATATTACAAATCAGGTTTTGAGATGGATGAAATGTGGTCGATCAATGTTGTGGCTGCAGCGATGAAGCACATTGACCAAGCAGTGTCGCACAACATGCACGTACTTAAATCGATCAATGGGTCAGAGACGGTGAGACTTGATTTGGGCGCTTGGAATAAGGGATTGAAGACAATTTATTATACATATACCGAAGAATATGAACGAACAGACAACTGCACAATGTGCGAAGCCTAGAAAAAGAGAGAGGAAAGAATAAATGAATACCATACTACCATTTAAGATTTTTGAGGCAGAAAATAGCAATCTCCCCACTAGCATTTTTGGTGGGGGATCAAGTGGGATTAGAGACTGGGATAACCTTAAGTATCCAACAATGTTGGACATTAATAAAAATTTGTCAGCAGAGTTCTGGAATGAAGATGAAGTTAAACTTGGTAAAGATATTGAACAGTACAATTCTAAGCTAACTGAAGCTGAGAAATATGTATTTAATACAATCACGGGAATGTTGAATCAACTTGATTCACATGCTACCGATTTTAATATGTTTTTGTCTTATATGGTTACTGATCCAAGCATTCGCTCTAATATCGCACTAATTAATTATTTTGAAAATCTTCATAATCGCTCATATCAGTATCTGACGTCTACTATGCTTAATGATCAACAAAAGAGGGAGGCATTCGAAGAAGTAAAACGAATCCCGGTCTTACTGGAACGCAATAAACTAGTTCTGGATAAAATTCAAACCTTCCTCGATACTGTGGTTGATTATGTAGTAAACAAAAAGCAGATTGATAATAACTTCCTGCAAGCGTCTTTTGAGGGGCTCCTTGCTTATCAGAATCTTGAAGGTCTCTTCTTTACTGGTGGATTTGTTTATTTTCACTCTCTCGCAAGAGATCAAAAAATGATGGGCTCCAATAACCTCATTTGTATGATTAAAACTGATGAAGTACAACACTCAGAGTTCTACGGCACTCTCATTCGTTCAATTATGGGTGAAAATCCTCAACTAAACACAACTGAAAACCAACAATATGCTGTTTACTTTATTAAGGATTGCGTGGAAAAAGAAAAGGCTTGGGCTAAGTACATTTTCAAAGACATCGAAACACTAAGTATGAAAGAATACATGAATTACATTGAATATTTAGCTAATTTGATTGCTCGTAATGCAGGTATTCAGGAACCATATCCAGAGAACCAAGAAATTAAATCGAGATGGATTGTTACTTATGGCAGCAAAAAACGTGACAAAAACGACAGCAAACAAATCGTAACAAGAACAGATTTCCTTCAAACAGATGCAATCAATTATGAGCACTCATCTGGTGAGGATTATGATTACTAAAGCTATATACTATTTTTCGTTGACCGGAAAGACGGCAGCATTGGTAGAAGACATAAATCAACAAGATTTCCCGGTCATTAGACTAAATAATAAAGATCCTAAGCAATTTGAATTTGGGAACGAAGAAGTTATTGTCATTGGTTCTCCTACTTATGGTAGAGGAGTTCCACCGATGTATTTCAAGCAAATAATTAATGAACTCAGGAGTCTCACCGGAAGAAAGATTGGTCTCTTTGGCAGCGGAAATACTATTTATGGAGAAGACTTTTGTGGTGCGATAGACACACTTGAGGAATTACTGAAGCAAAATAACGAGATCATTTTTAAGTATAAATTCGAGGGATACCCGACAGATAAAGTGAAAAATAAGTTCTATGAGATGTTAAAACTAGATTAATAAGGGAGTTAGAAGATACATATGAAACAACCATTTTATGCAGAAATTAATAAGCCCGTCTTTGTCAAAGGTATTAACAAGAAGGGCATTGTGAAAGAGATTGGTATTAATAAGACCAAGGTTACATATTTCAGCAGAGAGAATGATCAACGCATTACTGTCTGGTTTGACAATTCGCAACTTGAAGAGTATAAGCAACCAAAGAAACATTTGGGCTTAAAGCTTAGTCTCAATGAAATGCTGTCTAAGCTACATGAAGCCATTGAAACAACTTCTGAGTCGGGATATAGATTAGGTACGTATTTTAGCCAAGTTGATACAAAACCGAATCCACTTCAAATCAAAGTGAAATACTTTGCTGACATCGAGCCAATTCAAAAAATCAGTAAAGGTGACTGGATTGACCTTCGCTCAGCTACAGATATTGAATTAAAGCAGGGAGAGTATGCACTAATTCCTCTGGGAGTCGGTATGAAGTTACCGGAAGGCTATGAAGCAAATCCAGTTCCAAGAAGCAGCACATATAAAAACTTCGGTATCATTCAGACAAATCACTTTGGAGTGATTGATAACTCATACTCTGGTAACGAAGACCAATGGCATTTCCCCGCCCTTGCAATGAGAGATACTGTTATCAAAAAGAATGACCGAATCTGTCAATTTCGCATTCAAGAAGTTATGCCAGAAGTTGAGATTGTAACGGTTGAAAATCTTGATGCAGTAAGTAGAGGCGGAATCGGAAGCACTGGTAAAGCATAGAAACAAGATGATAGTACAATTCCAAAAGTGAATATATCTTAAAATAGATAAGGGAGATACGTGTAGATAAATGAATAAAATCAACGTTTTGGATCAGGGATACGTAAGACTAGTAGATGTAATGGGATCAGACTTGACTCCCGTTAATGCAGCACGTGTTTCGTTCGATAAGGAATCAACTGAAATGACTGATAAAGATGTTCGTCTACTTAAGTTCCTTGCAAGAGAAGGCCATTCGAGCCCCTTCAGACACGCATTCCTACAGTTTGAAGTTTATGCTCCATTGATGGTAGCCAGACAGTGGCATAAATATAGAATCGGTTCTACCCATCTTGAAGAACAGGATAGTTACGATGCACTTGAAGCCTGGAATGAATCATCTCGCCGGTACATTACCGAAGATCCCACGTTTTATATTCCTGCATTCAATGAATGGAGAGGTAAACCAGAAAACTCAAAACAGGGTAGCGGGGATTATGTTCCTTTTGATGTTGGTAATCCAGCAACTAAACGTTTGATGGAATCAGTAGATAAACAACTAGCCGATTATGAATGGGCATTAGAAAATGGAATTTGTGCCGAACAAGCACGTCTATTCCTACCTGCCTATGGCATGTATGTAAGATGGTACTGGTCTACTTCGCTCCAGGGAGTATGTCACTTCTTATCTCAGCGCCTAAAACACGACGCTCAGAAGGAAATCCAAGATTACGCAAAAGCTGTACTCGAACTAACCAAAGAAAAATTCCCAGCCAGTCTTTCAGAATTAATAAAATAAATATAGACATAACACAATATTTGTGATATATTAAGTACAGGAAATCATTCCTGTACTTTTTTCTTTGATAACTGAATAGGAGAGTGATCGTTAAGAGTGTATATGTTCCTTAGCATTGTACCAACATTGATTTTAATGTTTATTATCAAGTTTCGGCATAAACTATTTAATGATGAGTGGAAAGCACTTAAACAGCGTGTTACATGGGAAATGATATTTTACTCGTTTTGTATTTCATTTATGGGCTATAGCGTATTAATGAGTATTTCTTCTCACTTTCTTGATCCACCATCAGTACATAAAACACAAACACCAATCATGATAGTTTACGCTGTATTGTTTAGTCCAATATTTGAGGAGTTGATATGTAGGAAGCTAATACTAAATCAATTAAATAAACATACGAATAATAATATATCAATAACGATAAGCGCTTTAGTTTTCTCAGTATTGCATTTTGACCTTACTGGCTTTCTTGGATATGTGTTCTTGGGAATCGTTTGGGGCTATTACTACAAGAAATCAAACAGTATATTTGTTCCGATATTAAGCCATTTTCTATTCAATTATTTCATAATTTTAACTCAATCTGTGAAGGGATGATACATATTAAAGTCAACGATCTAATCAAGTACATTGTTTCAATTTGCTGTGATGGAGAAGAAATTAAAGCTACAAATTTTGTTATGGGTGAAACCTATACATATGAGGGTAAGAAGTACGAGTTAAATGAAGATTTCTATAATGAACTCGTTAAATACCAGGATTATTCAAGCAAACCATTTAAGGTAATGAGGTTAGGAAAAAGCAAAATTGTAAATGTAACCGGAAAAAGAGTGCTCTAATGAAGATGTTTAAAAGTCTAATACATATGTTGTTTTGGAGTCGGCTGCTTGAAGAAGTTAGAGAAGGTCATAAAGAGATGTGCTATAACCTCGGAAAATCCGATGGCGTAAAGCAATTGAATAGTCAGTTTTATATTGAGTTTTCTAATAGTAAAGGAGAGATTGAATGAAAGTAAAATCAAGAGTCATTGAGCAGTATAAAGAACTATGTCCTTTTAGTTACGCTAAGTGTGAATCAATAACTGATGTTGAATATAAGATCAAACGTGCAGTACAACTTGGAACACGCACAGCAACAATTGATGGAGAAAAGTACATTCAATACTACTATAACTGTTTCGTAGTCAAAGGTAATAAAGTGATACATATGCGCAAAAACAAGGATAAATACATAGATGTACGTGAATCGGTTAAAGCAACTTATGACAGACTTGAAGGAAAGATATTGGTTTAGAAGGCTTTAAATACAACTAATTTAAAAGGGTGATAACGATGTGTCTTGCTATCGAGTATGGAACAGCTCTATCTGAGACAATCAACAAGATAAAAAAGGATCATGAAAAACTAAAAAAATTGGTGTCTGAATGTGATATTAAGGTGAATCAGATTTATCATGACATTGAAATCAATAATCTTAATGCTGCTAATGGATTTAAGAAATATAAAGAATTACAAAAAGCGCTAAGAGAAAGAAGAGTTGTTAAACACGAGTATGCTTCATTGACCCATCTATTGAGAACGTTCGATGTTAATAAAGTTGAAGGACAAATACATAAAACTATGGAAAATACGAAAAAATCAGAAGATAGTAATCAATTATATCGCTGTGGCTGGAATATTAGCATCGAAGGAATCGTTGGTTTAACAAGTTGATGAAAGCCGTCTTTCATCAAAAAACAGGATTAGAAAACGAGAGTAAAATAGAGAATAAGAGAGATAGGAGAAGAATGACTGATGAAGGAAGTACAATTATTGCAACATCCACAAACAAATGAATGGTATAAGGCAATTGGCAACAGTCTAGGCGGTGCACTAATTCTTGAACTAGCTACAGAAAGTGAAGTCCACATAATGCAAGAAAAAGTAAAGTGGAGACAATGGAACCGAAATATTGATGAATTCAGAGCAGGAGATATTGTATGGGATGGAGATCAAATAGTTCAAATTTCTGACCCATCAATAGATAGTATTGTATCTCGATGTAAGATGGTTTGCCCAGTCGAACGGAGAGTTGATAAGTATTGATAGATAAAAGCAAGGGAGACCTTGTAAACCTGATAGACCTGATAAGAGGCAATGACGCAGTAGACACAAGGCGAAGGAGGGAAAGCGATGAAGAAGCCGTATTACAAGGCGCTTTATTTGAGCAAATCGGAGTATGAGTATCTAAAAAGCTTGGTAGAAGCTCAGGACCCTCACGACATGTTAGGGGAACTCGAACCCGAGATTGCGCATTATGAAGAGTCCAGATTATCAATTACAAGAAAGCTGGAAAGGTAGTTAGTGTGTAATGCAGCAAACCTAATATAGTAAATCTGAAAGGACGATGTAAATGAACCTTCCAAAAGGGTTTGAAGAACGGGAAGATGCGACTGTGTACATGTCTCACCAGGAAATTGTCGTAACAGGAATACCGGCGGACGAGGAAAGCCATAATTGCGATCAGATGGGTTGCTCCAGTGTAGAGCATGTAATTTTCAGATCACCACTTCCCAACAAAATTCCTTATTACTATGAAGAAGACTAATGCACATTACGAACAAAACACACAGGATAGAGGCATAACCCTGCCTCTGTCCTATAAAGGAGCGAATAAAAATGTCCAAAGTAAAATTATCTGAATTGCCGAATGATGCCCTACTCAGTTACGAGGATGCTCACTTTACCGTATCTCCCGGAGAGCTGCGCCAAAGGATTGAAGATGGCGAAGACCTTGTAGAACATACGTGGTATGTAGCCTCTGAACAGCGCTGGAAACCGGATGCAAAGCAAATGCTGAGGGAATACATTGAAATCCAATACGAGGAAATGTACGAGGACTGGGATGATAGGGCATATGACTGCTTGAAGCAAGAGCATTATGACCGGATACAAGCCGTTTTAGACAAAGCCTTTAGCAGCGATCATGCAACAAAATACTGGATGCTTGATGGACCAGAAGTGATTATTGATTAAAGCTTAGCCTATCCATATCAGGAGGGATACAGAATGAGTTGGCGCGATTCAGGAAACTTCCCATGCTGTCATATAGGATGCAATCGTGAAGCAGATTTTGTTATTGGAACAAATTTTGAGGATTACGTGCATATGTGTATCGAACATAAAGACGAATATGTAAACGAAAACGATGAAGTTATACCTGTAATCAGGAAGGTTGAGTCAACCAGGAGGGATACAAGATATGAGAACAATTAAATTTAGAGCGTGGGACATTTTTGAGAAAAAGATGGATTATGAAGTCACTATTGATCCAAATGGCAAGGTGGCTGCGTTTAGTCCGTTAGATGGTAAGTATGTACGTGGTTTCTCGGATGATGAAATGATTTTGATGCAATACACCGGCCTCAAAGACCGTAACGGAAAGGATATCTATGAAGGGGATATCGTGAAAGTAAAAATACAAGGCGGTTACTCAGATCATTATTGCGACAATGAGCACACAAAAACAGTGATCTACAATAACGAAGCCGCTTGCTGGAAACCATTTGATCGGTGCCGCATGTGGAAAGGAGTAGACGGATCAAACCTTACGGCTGTGGAAGTAATTGGTTCGATATACGAAAATCCTTCTCTATTGGAGGTAACCCATGAATAACCAAAACGACCTGATAAGCAAAAACAAACTGCTGGCATGGCTTGAGGAACAATTTAGAGAATACCCAGAGGAAAAAATGGGGGATTATGGTGAAGGGCAGCATTCATTCGATAAAGTTGCTACTGCTGTGGAATATGGAGTGTTCGATCCCGATCCCATCCCCTTACCCACCTTAAAACCAGACGATAGAGTAAGACATCCTGTTCATGGCTTTGGCACAGCAACTACAGGAAAAATTATGTCAGATGGACAAATCACTGTACAGTTTGATAATTATGTGTATTTGACAACGGAATGCGTTAGAGATTTGGAACTCTTAATCAAGGAGGGCCCAGAAGATGTCAGATAAACGGGACTGGCAAGCGGATTTGTTAATCATAAAGACATACAGAAAAAACAGAACGACAAGTATCAACGAACAAACGATTAAAGGAGTTCCGGTAGTAGATGTAATTGAATATTGGCTCCAACAATACGCAGCAGAGAAAGAACGGGCAGACGAATTACAACAGGCACTGGATAATCCTAGACGCAATCTGTTGTTTGAATTGCACAATGAAAGAGCTAAGGCAGCAGCAGAGAAAGACCAAGCCGATTATTGGAGAGAAGCAACAAGACAAGGAAACATTGAGCTTGAGGCGGCAGAGTCCCGGGAACAGAAGCTAAAAGAAGCTATAGAACGCTATATCTCAGAAGACATGTACCGGGATGATGCAGAACCATTCTTTCAACAGGTACTTTCCACCCTTTACCCAAAGGAGGCAACTGAATGACTGAAATAGATTGCTACAACTGCGACGGAGAAGGTTGGTATGTTACAAGTGACTGGTGGGGCCCGGAACAAATTCAATGCGAGGTGTGCAAAGGCAATAAGAAAATAATGGTGGATGATGAATTCGCAAAGCACTTGCAGGCTGAAGCAGTAATGGATAAGGAGGCTGAAGCATGAAATACCGAGTCATAAAAGACATACCAGACGGATGGGAAGGTACTGCACAAGTAGGCGATATCCTTACATTGGGTCGGTGGGAAGGCGATCCTACGCTCTATAAGGGTAAGAATGCTATTTGCGACGCTGACAGTAAATACGCTTTGGAACACTGTGAACTCATCAAGGAGGCTGAAGCAAAGTGACTCGTGAAGGCAATAAAATAAAATGGATTGACGTATTCGGATACGAAAACTTTTTTATGGAAGGCCGAGACGGTGACGTATTCCACCTAATCCCTGAATTAAAAGACGAAGAAGGGGACTCATACGTGCGGATTTTATCTAGTCAGGCAATTGTTGAGATGGCTGATTTGTTGAGACAAGAGGACCCCACCATCAACCTTCCAGGGGAGGGATAAAATGAGGAGAGTGAGAGATTGAGATGAAATATCATATTGTACCAAAACAAGCAAAAGAGGTTACAGAAGAACAATTTTACTCGTTTTTTAATGAGATTGCGCCACGAAAAGATTGGTCGTCTTATCACCATAAGAAAATGGATATTGGTAAGATGATTGATTTCTTAGACGAGGTGACAATTAGTAAAGACATTGTAGATGGGAAGTGGAATATATTCGTTTTTGATAAGAATTATGAAGGGAAAGAATTGGTCGATGCTTTATGGGAAGCAATGAAAGACGAAGCAATAGTATAAAGATAAAATACCTGTTTCATAAAGATAAGCAATGAAAGGAGAAATATATGTTTGCAAGAGTTAGTTTTGATGATAATCAAATTGTCACAAGAGATGAATTGGCTCATATTGAAGATTACCTATGCGATGAGATAACATATTCTGAATTGGTTGAAGATAACGAGGGTAATGTAATGGAGTTTTATAGTTGGAATCATACATATAGCAAAGAGGAAGCAGAAAAGGAAGACAGCACGAAAAAGCTAGTTAGAGAGTCGAATAAGGTGAAACTGGGCTCAGTAAAAGAATATTTGTCTGACGTTGAGTCATTAATTAAAACATTCCCCAAACTCAAATTTAAAGTGAGGGGTATGATTCAGTCATCTCACTCTCAAATGCTAAACATGGTGGAACAAATGAAAGACATTGAGTCCAAATTAACAAATGCTCTAATGAATTTTAATGAGACCATCGAATTCAACCAACGTTGTGATGTGCATATTGGTAATATTGGTCTGCTTAATATTAATCAGCTTGGTTATGCAGTAGATAAATGCACAGAGGAACTGCAGGATATCATCAGCACGGGATGGAGGATTCTAGCTGTTTGTCCTCAGCCAGATCAACGAAGGCCTGACTATGTGCTTGGACGTTACAATCCAGAAGAAAATGGTGTAGTTCGCTGTGAAAGATTTTAAAATTCAGAAAGGAGAATAATGAGATAAATATGAAAAGAATATTGAAGAATATTTGGAAGGTTCACAGGGATCAATATCCTAAAACAAAGAGAGATTGGACAGTATTTGTTATTGTCTATCTGATTATGCTTCTTATTTGTTTAATGGGTTATTTGCAAACTTATCATTGATGAAAACCATATTTCATGAAGAAAGGAGTGACGAATTATCATAAACAGATTTACAGTTACACTAACAATTGGATTGTGGAGCTTGTTTATTGCAGCATCATGCCTAATAACTGGATCGCACCTGTGGATTGGATGGATGATTATCACTTTACTCTCAGCGGCATTGGCATACTATGAATACTTACAACTGAAAGGGACACATCATGATAAACAACTTGAAGGATTGTATAACTATAATTTGCGGTTTGATGATAATGATGCCGATATTTAAAGATAAAATACATAGATGGATAAAAAAGAGGAGTGATTAATTTGAAAAATGAAATTGTTCAATACTTTGTGGTAAACAAAGAGCTGAATATGTCACCAGGTAAAATAGCGGCGCAAGTAGCACATGTTGCAACCAACATCACCCACAATGAAAACGAGGCAGGATTGTGGAGTGAATGGCACGAAAATGAGCTACCCAAAATCATTCTCCGGGGAAGAGAAAAAGACTTAATTAAGAGCTCATCGAGCAGGGATGGTACTACATACGAGATAACGGAAGGACAGAGATTCCAGAGAATTCGTTAACAGTCGTAGGATGTGTCCCAGATTATAAGTCTGAACTTCATAAGCAAGTAAAAAGGTTTCATCTGCTTTAATTAATAGAATTTGATGAAAGATGCATTTTATAGGGGGTTCTATAGTTTGAGAATATCCGAAGATATTAAAATTGAATACATCGACAAAGATCACAATGCGTATATTAATGTTGATGGCGAGTTAAAAAGCATTGGAAAAATCCTAAACCATGAAACCGATTGGTCGGTGAGTGTTCAACTCAGTGAATTCGGTTTGAAGTTGTATAATAATTAATTTAATGAAAGGCGACATCAAAAATGGAGGCAAGAATAGAATGACTAAAACTGTAAATTTTTTAAATAGAGGTAAGAAAGAAGAAATTGAATTTTCATATAATGATAAATATGGATTCAGCGTTTCTTTAGAAAATTATTGTGGAGACAGTTGTCACGTTTCAAATTTGTCTCTTGCTGATTTATTGAATATTAAACAAGCAATAGAAGAGGTAATCTCACAATCTGAGTGAAAACTCCATTTTACGAGGAAAGGATTTCTATGGATAAAGCATTATATAAATACGCGAAAAAATCAATAAAACAAGCTTCCCCAAAGTACAAGAGAATTCAGGTTGGTGCTACATTAAAAACAGTGGGTCTTACCAGGAAAAAGAATATTATCAGAAATATTGGACTCGAAACATACAAAGATCTGTGATAATGTATATGGTCTTTACCAAGAAAACGTTCATCAATTATATGTAGCTGTTGATCAGAAAGAAAAAACTGTTTATTGGAATTTTGAAAGATTGTTTTAGAAGCAATACAGATGTCGAATACATAGATTTCCTGCGATTACCCAAGAAATAATCCTAATAAAACTTTACTTTTACCTAGAAAGGAGCAGATCATTATTAACCTAGTGTTTTTTGATATTAATCCAGAGATATGTAGGGAATTCGAAGCGCATTTTGGTGAGTTGCCTAATGTAAGAATAGAAAACAAAAGACTCGTAGAGCTTGATGGCTACGAATGTATTGTTAGTCCAGCGAACTCATACGGTATGATGGATGGTGGTCTGGATAAACATATAATTGAAATGTTTGGCGTAGAACTAATGGATACTGTCCAAAAATATATAATTGATAATTTCGCAGGAGAGCAACCAGTCGGAACATCATTTGTTATACCCACTAATAATAAATCTCACCCGTATTTGGCGCATACACCAACCATGAGATTTCCAAGGAGTATTGTGGGAACAGATAATGTATATCAATCAATGAAGGCTATGTTAATTGCAATTAATAAATTTAATCAATCACAACATAGAATAGATACTGTTGCATGTTCAGGATTGGGCACAACGACAGGCAGAATGAATCCTCTTATTGCTGTAAAACAAATGAGACTTGCTTATGATCATGTTTTGAATGTTCCTAAGTACATTGACTGGAACTTTGTAAATTCAAGAGTTGATGAGATAGCAACACTATTAAAATAAAAATATATATACAGTATATAAAAATAATGATATAATCTCACTATAAGTTGTAGCACAAAAGGGAATAAAACGCCATGTTGTAGACCCTTTTAATTTGGGAGGTTAGTCATGAGTTCAGAATTATGCGTATTTGATCTTGGGTTTAGTTGGTCAAAAGGGAAGAAGAAGAATAAGATCTATGTTCAGCCATCCATCTATGGAGAGGCGAAGCCAGTGTTTGAAGAAAACATAAAGCAAGATGACTTTGTTTTTAATGATGATTTATTCGTTGGCAAATTAGCTTTAAGACATAGTGATATCAAATACTTCTCTTTAAATGATAATAAAACTGAAGCGATGACTTCGAATGTTCTAATGAAGACTGGATTAGGATACCTAAATAGCAGCAATCCTTTTAATCTTGTCACAGGGTTACCTGTTAAATTCTATTTCACTCAGAGAGAACACATGATGTCACTGATTGAAGGACTTAATGAGGCAGACTCATATAAGATCAAAAAAGGGAAAAATAAAACAAACAATATTAAAATAAATATAGATAAATACAAAATAGTTCCACAGGGCTATGGAATAGCAATGGATTTCCTACTCACACCCGAAGGAAAGATTAGCAATAGTGGTATAGCCAAGAAAAAGATACTTGTTATTGACTTAGGCTTCTATACTTTGAACCTCCTTGGATTAGACAAAATGGAAATTATGAAGGAGTCAACCAGCATCATACTAGGTGTAGAAAAAGCTTATAAACTGCTTCAAACATATCTTCAAAAAGCTGTAGGAAAATCACCTGCCATTTATGAAATGGATACGTGTGTTATTGAAGGAAGATATGAAGGTCGTGATATTAGACTGTTAATACAAAAAGCCTTTAGACCTTTGTCGATACAAATTCAGAATGAAGTTGAAAGCCTGAACATTAACTTTGATTATCATCTAATTGGTGGAGGTGCTGCCCATAATGTATTTGAACAAATTAATTTACCAAACAAAATTCTCTTTGATCAGTTATCACAGATAAGAGGTTATGAGAATGTGGGTGTTCGATTATGGAAGTAAAGATCATACGAACTCGATTAAGAAAACATAAGGATAAAGATTTGCAAGAAGCAATGAGTAAAATACCTATCTATTATGATCAGAGCGACATTATGAGAGAGGCACTTAGACAATTTTTATTTGGTCATCTGGGAAGGAAGCCTCAATTACTTGGAAGTGAAATCATGAAATGTGCTGAAGATATAGGAGAGGAAGAATTAGTTAAATTAGAAGAAGTCGAGATAACCGATGAGGACCTAGAGGCAAAATTGGATGAGTTCATTTTAGAGTAGGCATTTGCCTACTTATACATATGGTTTGACTAATTTAAGGAGGTGATTGATTGAGTTTAAAAATGTTCACTAAATACTATGTTGGTTGCGGAGGAAGCAATGAGTTTCAAGGATGGAATCTGATTGTAATAAGAACAAAACCATATAAATTTAGGTGGTTCACTGATTGCGGATATCATTTCATGTACCTACATTTAGGTAAGAAATATTGGAGGATTTTTTGATAATATCTATATTTTATCAAGAAGGGAGAGGGCATTAAGAATTGTGTAATCAATGTAACTCAATACTACTCCACAATCACGTGGATAGCGGTTCGAATCTCAAACTTCGAGATACAACAAACACTGTAGAAGGATTGATTCAAACTACTCATGACATGGGTCATAAAGGAGTAGCAATAACTGATCATGAGTCCATATCAGCACATGTTAAAGCTATTCAAGTCACGCAGAAACTTAAGGACAACGGAAAGATCAATAAAGATTTTAAACTGATACTGGGCAATGAAATCTACTTAGTCGAAAGTATTGAAGAAGTAAGAGACAACTATAAATCTGGAGTAACTAAATATCCACATTTCTTGCTTTTAGCAAAAGACGAAACCGGACATGAGCAGATTAGATATATGAGTTCTAGGGCTTGGGAAAGTTCATTTCATACTGGCCCAATGCTTAGGACACCAACGGAACAACAGTTTTTAGCTTCAGTAATAAAACAAGATCCAGGTCATTTAATTGCAGCGAGTGCTTGTCTTGGTTCACCTCACTGTATTTACTTACTTGAGATGAAGTTTCACCTAGATAACAACGATACATATAGAGCTAATGAAAGCTATAAGAAAGTATGTGAGTTTACAAACTGGTGTATTGATGTCTTTGGCAAAGAAGACTTTTATCTTGAACTTCAACCAGCTTACAGTGAGGAACAAATATATTGTAACAAGGAGCTTTTAAGGTTAGCTGAGAAGTTCGACCTCAAATACATAATTACAACAGATAGCCATTATTTAAGACCTGAAGATCGAATTGTACATAAAGCCTTTTTGAATGCTAAAGATGCTGAACGTGAGGTTGACTCTTTTTATGAAGCAACATTTGTTCAAACAAGAGAAGAAATCAACGAACGGTTGGATTATTTAGACCACTCTATTATTCAAAATGCGTTAAACAACACATTGGAAATTGGCAACAAAATTAAGGACTATACAATTTTAAAGCCAACTGTGATTCCAAAAATTGAGTTACCTAATTTTAAGCTGCGTGGACTCTTCAAATCTATTTATAAACAGTATGAATACATAAACAAAATGGCGCACTCTGATAATAAACAGGATCAATACATAGTAAAACTAATTGAAGATGGATTCTATGAGTACCTGCCATACAAGATGTACTCCAAGGAAAAACTACATGAAGTAGCAGAGAGAATCAATGTGGAATTGGGTGAACTTTGGAAAATATCAGAGAAGCTTAATCAATCAGTAGCAAGCTACTATACCACAGTAAGAGAAATCATTAACGTTATTTGGGATGATGAATGTGGAAATAGTTTAGTTGGCCCATCTCGTGGATCATCTGCTGGTTACTTAATCTGCTTCCTCCTGGGAATTACACAAGTCAATCCACTTGAATACGGAATTGAAATGCCACATTGGAGACACTTAACAGCGGAAAGACCGGAATTCCCTGATATTGATATAGATACTGAGGCTGCTAAACGTAATCAGATTTTCAGACAATTGAAGAGATACTTTGGTGAGAATAGGGTTTTGCAAGTGTGTACCTTTGGTACAGAAGCTTCTAAATCGGCAGTTCAAACGGCTGCCAGGGGGCTTGGAATCGACAATGACACGGCAATGTTTGTTTCGGGGTTAATTCCGTTTGAACGGGGAAGCAGCTGGTCTCTTTCTGATTGTGTTTATGGAAACGACGAAGAAGAAAGAAAGCCTGTAACCGAATTTGTAAATGAGATTAATAAATATGATGATTGGTTAACTGTTGCTATGAAGATAGAAGGTTTAGTTAACAAACGCAGCATTCATGCCAGTGGTGTTATTGTTTTTAACGAAGAATATTATAAAACTAACGCTATGATGACAGCTCCTAATGGGACTCACATAACCCAGTTTAGTCTTGAAGACTGCGAAGCGGTTTCTAATATGAAATTTGATCTACTTACAATCGAAGCATTAGATAAAATAAGAGTGACGTTTGATACTCTATTGGCAGATAGTTTAATGGAGTGGCAGGGGACTCTCAGAAAAACTTATAATAAATATTTACATCCTGACGTTATTGATAAAAAAAGTCTCAAAATCTATGAATTAATAGGTAGTGATAGTGTTTCTGATCTTTTTCAATTTTCAACAGAAATAGGAATTCAAACTGTTAAAAAGGTTAAACCGACTAATTTGATTGAATTGGCAGCTGCAAATTCTCTGATGCGACTAATGAGCGACCATGGAGAATCCCCCATTGATACTTTCGTGAAACATAAAAACAATATCAAACTTTGGTATGAAGAGATGTATAGTTATGGACTTAACGATGAAGAAGTTAGTACGATGGAGAAACATTTATTAAAATTGAACGGCGTTGCAGATACACAAGAATCAGTAATGCTTATGTCAATGGATAAATTGATAGCAAACTTCAATGTCTTAAGTGCCAATAAACTTAGAAAAAGTATAGCTAAGCCTAAACAGATGAAGAAGGCTTTGGCTGAAATAAAAGAAAAGTTTTACTCACAAGGTAAATCATTAGGTGTCAGAGAACAACTATTAAATTATGTGTGGGAAGTTCAGATAACTCGACAACTTTCTTACAGCTTTTCGATTCTTCATACACTTGCATATTCAATTATTGCTCTCCAGGAAGCCAATTTAAATATCAATTATGACCCAATTTATTGGAGAACTGCATGTCTTACAGTCAATTCAGCATCAATAGATGATGAGGACGAAACAAATAATAAATCACAATCAACAAATTACGGTAAAATCGCTGCAGCAATAGGCAATATGCAGAGCAGAGGAGTTAAAATTGGTCTTCCTGATATTAATAAGGCAGGATTCGGATTTACTCCTGACATAGAAAATGATCAAATTGTTTTCGGTCTAAAGGGAATCAATGGAATAGGTGACGATGTTGTTCAAAATCTAATTCAGAATCGCCCCTATAAATCATTTGAAGATTTTACTCGACGCATGTTTGATACATCAATCATCAAGAAAGCACAAGTCATTCAATTAATAAAAGCAGGTTGTTTTGAAGCTTTTGGAGAACGCGTAGAAATTATGAAGCAGTTTGTAACAAAACTACATGCTCCAAAAACAAAGCTAAATATGCAGAATCTTAATGCTGTTATTGAACTTAAAATTATTCCTGAAGACATGCAGGTATACGCTAAACTATTTAACTTTAGAAAATATGTAATGAAAAAAATACATAAAAAAGAGAGTAAAGACAAACTGTACCTTCTTGATAAAGTTTCAACGCCTTTCTACTATGATCATTTTTCTGGTGAAGCGATTGAAGACTATCATAGAAATTTTCCCGTGATTCGCGAATCATTTTTCAAAAAAGAATATGACAAGAAGATGGAAGGTATAAAAGAATGGCTATCAAAGGAAGACACATTAAATTTATTCAACCAAAAACAGCTACAAATGGAATGGAACTCAGTTGCTGAAGGTACGGTTAGTAAATGGGAAATGGATGCTTTATCTTTCTACTACACAGAACATGAACTTGAGCGAGTGGATAAGTTAAAGTATGGGATAGTTAATTTTAATGACTTAACAGAAGATCCTATCGTTGTGGAAATGATGAATTTCCGCAATGGATCAAGACCCAAGTTTAAATTAGATTGCATTTCAGGTACAGTGCTCGATAAAGATAAAAATAAAAATACAGTAACATTATTAACGACAGATGGTGTTGTTACCGTCAAATATTATGATGGGGCATTCGCTCATTACAATAAACAAGTTTCAAAGCAACGAGCTGATGGAACAAAAGAGATCTTAGAGAAAAGCTGGTTTACCAGGGGCAATAAACTTGTTCTGTTTGGTTATCGTAGGGGTTCTCAATTTAAACCACAGAAGTACAAAGACTCTAAAGTTGGACATACTACGATGTTTATAAATGAGATTAGAAATGATGGAACAATGCGAGTATCAACAGAAAGAAGAAAATAAAAAAGGAGAGTATAAATGGAATTAAGTAAAAAACAAGTTGAAAAGTTACTAGGTAAAGAAATCACAGAAACAGCTTATATTGAATATCTAATTCATACATATCATCAACTAAAGAAAGATGAAGAGAATGAGTGATTTTGATAGATTTGAGAATCCATACTATGAGAAAAGGTTTCCCGATCAGCAAGATAAGGAGGCGATGGAGTACTCAACTTGTTCGGGTTGTAATGAGGTTATTAGTACATTAGAAGTAATAAATGGTGAGGTTTTAGATGTTTATGGCATGGCTGTTCATGATGACTTTAGTTGTTTGAAGAAGGCAGTTAGTGCCAGAATAGCATATATGGAGAGGAATGATTAATTGAGTACAAATGAAGGGAAATTGTTTGAAGAGGATTTCCAGAAATCGGCCATCCAAGGAGGAGAAAAGGTGTTCTTTACCCGAATAAAGGATACCTTCATCCCACCTGATTTAAGGAATAGGGTAAGAGTTACTAAGAACGACTACGATTGTATGATGTTTGCTAAGAGTCACTTATTCACGCTTGAGCTAAAATCAACTAAACAAAAATCAATTAGTTTCGATGAGAGCATTATTAAGCAACATCAGATTAGCAAGCTTCAGGAAGCAGATACATACGAGAATGTAATTAGCGGATTCATAATGAATTTTCGTGAGCCAGAGAATAGAGTTTTCTTTATACATATTAAGGATTTCGTGAAGTTCAAACATATCGCTGAGAATCAAATTAAGGAACATACATATAAGAACAAGGTTAATAAAAGTAGCATTTCATTAGGAATATGTGAAGAAATAGGAATTGAAGTTAAAGGATATAAGAAGAAAGTAAGATGGCATTATCATATAGGAAATTTTATTACGGAGGCAATTAATACACATGACAAAAACTAA